TTCAAGTATTTTTTGTAAGGTTTCTTCGCATGCATCAACCCCAATTAACACCTCATAATTGTCATTATTAATGAAATATGTTTGGTTTTCAATTGAATCTAATGTTTCTTCAATAAATTCTTCTGATTTATATGCAGTAATAATAATACTTATTGGTTTTCTTTCTTCTGGTAAAGGTAGGGTTTTTTTACCAATAACAACTATATTACTCCTTATTTCACTTCTACTTACTAAATCAACAGGCATTGGTCTTGGTGGAGTTCTAGATATTCTTATTTTGTCTCTTATACCCATTTTTGTTTGTTGTAATTCAATTCTTTTTTTTATTATTTTTTTTACATTACGTTTCTTACTTTTCATAACCAAGTTTCGTCAAGTACATCATTATATAATTTAAATACTTGGTTTGCTGAAAACTCCGATTTATATTTTTCAATATCTTCTGGAACATCTGTTAATTTTTTATCTAAAATCTTACCGTCTTTATCAACATAATATATCCAACCTTTTTTTCCACATAGAAATCCTTCAATTGTTGTTCTACCTTTAAAAATACCAGCAGTATAATCACATTTTTTAATATAATCTTCAACATTTGATTTAACACCAAGATATTTTATATTTTCCTGATTTGTAAATTCACCAGAATACCCACCATTATCAGCACCGATAATCCAGAGTTCTTGATTATTTTCTCTAACCATTTTGGCTAAATCATGTAAAATCATTTCCCGTAAATAATCCAATGTTCCAATAAATAATATAATTTCTTTTTTATTTTTTACTGGTTTATAATCAGTATTAAAACGTGTTGAGTCAAAAGGATTGTCAATTTCAATAATTTTATTATCAGCAATTCCAAATGTCTTAATATATTCGGTAATACTTTCTCTAATACTAATATAACGTTTAATTACTGGATTAATAATTGGTTCTTCAAATCTTGGTATTACTTCACTTCTAACATGCATTACAGCAGGTGTATTTGGATAAAGTTGTAATATTATTTCACCAATTGGTTTATGATTAATATGAATAATATCAAAATCAACTTCATTTTGATAAAAATTAAATTTTCCATCAACTAATTTATGATTAGGTAAATTATTAAATCCATAAACTTTAACACCATTTTTTTGTGCTTTACTTAATAATGGTTCACCTATCATTGATGAAATAATTGTAACATCACAACCTAATTTAACTAATTCCTTTGATAATTCATAATTACTGACTTCAGAACCAGTATAATTTTTAAAGAATTGACAACAGATTAACACCTTTAATTTATCTTCACTAACATGTTTTATTGGAAGTTCATCAGCATATTGTTTTGCAAATTGCTGTCTATTATTTTCCCATTCTTGATTAGTTTGACCAACGGACTTATGTAAAATTCTTATTGAAGTACTTACTCCTATATTACAACCATCCAGATAATTAGGAACTACCATTGAAATCTCATAAAAATGAAATCCCTTATAATTTATATCAAATTTATGAACAATCTTATTACAATCAACTGCCATAAATAATCCGTCAATTATAACTACTTCCTTAATTCCACGAATTTCTGGACTATATTCATTAACCCAAGTATTTATTTCATTTGTATGTTCAACAATACCACACATTTTACTTCGGTCTTCCCACCACGTACCTGATTCAGGTAGAAACGTGCTTCCAGCAACACCAATTATATCTAAATAAGTACTATTAAATTTTATTAATAAAATCTTACCCCAATTTTTTGTTTTTATTATTATATCTGGATGACAAAATACCATAATTACATTTTCATTATTATATTTATCAATTGCATCATTATATATTTCAGTAAGACTATATTGATTATAATTCGTGTAACAAACAACATCATGTTTTACCCCAATTGTCTCATGTATATGATTAATAAATTTATTATTTTTCTCATCACCTAAATGTGATGAAAATATTACAACAATTTTATTTTTTCGTTTTTTCATAATATTTTAAAAATTTTAAATATTTTCTTTCTAAACCATGAAATTCATTAGGATAAAGTAAATCAAATAATATAATTAATGATTCTTTCTTTCTTACTATAATTCTTGATACTTGACCTAATTTAACATTAAGTCTATATATTGAATATTTAATATTATTATTATTAAAATAATTTTCTAAAATACTCCAATCATAATTATATAAACCACTAACTACAAATTCTCCAGAATGATATTTGTTTTTTCTAAATTGATAATTAAAATGACCATCACCATCAAATAAGCCTAACAAAAAATATGACTTAAATTTATTTGGAAATTTATTCCAAATTTTATAAAAATTAACATCAGATTTATTTTTATAATCATTTTCGGATAAAAATTTATATAATTCTTGTGAATAACATCGTATTGTTCTTTGATTTTTTGCTTGTTTGATTTTACCTTTATCGTTTTTCCAATATTTTTTTATTTCACCACCAATTGTCCACCCAGAACTAAATAAATTAATTATTTCATACAAAAACTCAGCATCATCTTTAATTAAATTAATTGATGTTAAATATGAATTTGTTTTATTTAAATTACCATCTGCCCACAAATAACCTAAAAAATAAATAACATATTTATCATTAATATTAATTATATTATTAACATCATATTTTTTATAGTTATTAATTTTCCTTTTCTCACTAATATTTTGTGATTTAGTATTATCATCAACATATAAATTTAATTTATGTGCTTTCGCACATATTCCTTGTTTTGTTCTTCCTAAATAATTCATACAATATTCAACACCATGAGATGAATAATTTCTTATTAAAAAATCTAATTCATTATTAGTATATGAATTAGATTTTTTTGCTTTTAATCCTAATTTAGTAGCCATTCCAATAACCGATGACCAACTCCTATTTAGTTCATTTATACAAAAATTAGTTCCACTTATTGAAAAATAATTGGTTAAAAATTCTTTTTCTTCATTCGTCCATATTTTCATTTTATAGTATTTTTTATATAAATACTTAATTATTAAAATTAGGATAACAAACTACTTTATGTTTAACACCAATTGTATTATCAATATGTTTTATGAATTTTTGGTTTTCTTCTTCGCTCAGATGTGAAGAAAATATTACTACGATGTTATTTTTCATAATTCTAATTCTTTAGATTTTACACCTATTTCAATTAATTGTTTAAATAATTCTTTTCCAGCACATTTACTTATTGGTAATGCTTTTTCATATGAAATACCATTTGAAACCAAACTATCAGTTAATGACATTGATGCTGCTACAGGCATATTCACTAATCTTAAAACTTTTTTACCTGACGTTCTTTTTGATGAAGGTATACCATTTTCTTCTGCCCATTTTTTTTATTCACTAGGTGTTTGTCCTGAATGGTCTAAACAACTATTTCGATTATATTTTACTGCTTTATTTACACCGCCAGTTCGAAAATTAAACCCATTAATATTTTTTGATTCTTGCTTTTGATGTAAGATATCAAGATGTCTGCTAATTTCAACAGAAGTATTTTTAAATACTAAATCTTCTTCAACTGCTTGTCTTAATTTAGGGAGAATTTCTCTAGTTATCCAATCTGCGAATTTTTGTGCTTCAGGTTTATTTGAACGAAGGATTAGTTTATAAAGTCCACTCTCTGAAATGAAAGTAATTGATGATGAATACTTTCCATAGCCGACTAAGGACTGCTTAGTCACCTCTGTAAAGAACTGAGGATTAGATAGTTTTTTAAATTTAAAAAATTCATCAAAATTTAAATTTGCATCTTTAATTGCTTGTGTTAAATTACTGTGACCAATAAACTTTTGAACTTCTGCACCAAGAAACCAAATTTTATTTTTATCTTTAAAACTCCTTATTGTTGTAAGATTTCCAAAAACATTGTGTTGGAATTGATGTACAATTTCATTAAATTTCATGATATTATCATATTTACAATTTGTGTAACTGCAAACCTAATAATTTATTATGAGAAATACAAGGAATTTATTTTTTAAAGTTAGTTAGAAGTGCTTCATAATCTGCTTTAGCTTTGTTTAAAGGAAATGGTATACGAATAAGTGCGCTATCAGGTATATCAAATTCATTTAAATAAATTTTGTTTGCATATAAAATTAGAAAATCATAAAATGGATTTCCGTAATATTTTTGAGCGATTTTATCCATTCTACTAAAACCCAAATTCCAATATTCATATTTATCACTTGTATTCACAGGTAAATTAATAAATGGCATTGCATCGGTTGTACCATTACTATTTTTTAATATTTCATATCTATTATAATCTCTATATGGCATTATTCATCTCCTTCCTTTACTTTATCATTAATTAATGTTTCATATGCAGCATTTAATTTTTCATTTTTTTCTTTAATAACAACACCTTTTAAATAAGAATAATTATCATTTGCTACTTCTGTTGCAGCTTTATAAACACCTCTATCAGTAAATGTTGAATTAGCATAATAATTAAAACTAACTGCATTTTGAAGTGCGTCAATTGGTGCTTTCAATGATTGACCACCAATTAATTTCATTTGTAATGTTATATTTGCAATCATTGGTTGTAATCCAAATCCTTCAGGATTTAAATCCCAAGTAGTATCATTATAATCAATAGTAACGCTTTCAATAATAACTTTAGTATTAAAAAAATCACCAACTCTTAAAATACATATTGGTTGTTTACCAAAAACAGAATTTTTAGCTCTTAAAACACCGTTTTCATCAACAACATCATATCGTTTTGCAGCACCTTGTCTTGTACATTGTTGTAAAAATGTTAATCTTCTATGAAAATCTTCAGGTGTTTGTGAATGAAATACTGGATAATATTTATTTTTACTTATTGATTCAAAACTATTTAAAATAACTTCATCTCTTTCTTTAAAAATATTTTCTTTAATATCATTTTCAATAATTTTACGTTCATTTTCAAGAATATTAATTTCTTTTTTTATTTTCTCTTCTCTTTCTATATCACTTGCTGATTTTAATTGTTCTTTTTTATCAACTGGTACACTATTTCTAGCAAATTTTATAGTTACTCTTCTTTCTTCTTTTACTTCTTTATCATGAATATTTTTAGGGTCTGCTGATATAGGATTGGCACGACTATCACCATAATTAATTGTTTGTATATTATTATTAATAATATCATTAGCAACAGTTGCATCATATAAAGCAGTTAATCTTGCTTTTATTAACACAATTGCTGCATTAATACGTCTTTCAGCAATTTTTTTATTGTATGTTGATCCACCTTCGACTAAAAATAATTTTGATGCATAACCCGAAATAGTTATATTATAATATTTTCTATTATCTTCGTCATCAAAAAAATCTTTTAAATATTCAGTTAATCTATTAACATTACCAAAATTATCATTAATTCCTTTATCATATTGATTAACACCACCAATTAATATATATTTATCATTAGCATTTATACTATTAGATTTTTCAACTACACCTTGAACATAATAAATATCATTATTAAGTCCAAAACCATTTTCATCATTAGCAGATAATAAACCTTCAATAATTTCATAATGATTTGGGTTATCATACATTGTTTGAATAACTACTGATTCTTCACCTTTTGCTGGTTTATTGTTTTGAAAATAAATATTTACAGATTTATCTGATTTTGAAGATAAATCACTTGGTTCTGTTGGACTATCATCGTCCAATTGTTTTTTTAATTTATCAATTTTTTTCTCAATTTGTTGTAAATCTGATTCTAATGGTAATTTATCACCACCAAAAGCAAAAAAATCAGCAATTTCTTTATTTTTATTTTTACCAATTAAATTTCTTAATTGTTCGGGATAATCAACTAATAATGAAAAACTAAGTACTGCACTTCTTTCAGAGTTCTGATAATTATACATTGGTTCATTTCTACCAACCATCACAGTTGACTCATATTTAGCAGTAGATACTTCATTAAGTTGAATATTATATGGTGGAAACCACATTTTACGTCCACCAAATTGTCCTACTTCACTTAATGGAATTGGTGTTCCAAATTCATCATCAATAATACCAAATCTATCTCTTCTAATTGTTCCAATTGCAAGATTTTCAAGACTAAACATTAAGTTTTTATTACTATTTTCATCATCTGTTGGATGAATTCTTGGTAAAACATTTTTATATATTACAGAATATTTATTTCCGCTATCATTATTATATACAGTATTTCCTTTAAATCTTATTAATTTACTTACTTTATCATATGGGTCTAATATTGTATGTTGTCTTATACCAGTTTTACCATCATTTCTACTACCACTTGAATATTCAGAATTATTACCTGTCCATAATGGTGAACCATTAAAACCAATAATATGATTACCATTTTTAAATACTTTTCTCGTCATGTCAACAAAATTACCTTCACTAGCATTTAAAAGATTTCTTGTATATTCTAATATACCTTTTCGTATATTATTAGTATTAAAAATATTACTATCAGGATGATTATCAGCCGAGTCATTATTACCTCTTAAATTATTAATATAATTTTTAGCTTCATCACCAACACCATCACGACCCCAAACAATTTGATTATTTAAATCTTCGCCACTAAAATTTGAAATATCCTTAACGATTTCATTAATATCATCTTCAGGTCTTTTTTTTGTAGTATCACCAAAGTTAAATCTAATATATTCAGAAGTAGGTGCATATTCTTGTACAGTATCGCCAGTAACACTATAACTTAAAATCATATTTTCACTTGCTTCAACATTAGCAATACTTAATTTAAATGATAAAAATCTATTAAAATAAGGATGTGCTTTATTATCATCAAAATTAAAAATTGGTCTATATTGACCAGAATTATTATCAGAAAATATTGTTTTTGCAGATGAAAGTAGTTTAGGACCTACCGTATTCATTTTCTCTGTTAATACTTGAGAATATTGTGAATTAGTGAGATTATTTAATGGTTTATAAATATTTAAACTTACTGCACCTAAAAAACGTGATAATTGTGCTTTTCCTGTATTTTCTAAATAATCAATATTACTTGGATTTTTTGAAAATGGATTTGCATTACCAAATACATCATAAGTATCAATACCTAAAATATTACTTGCAGTATTTCCGACATTATCTAAAAAAGTATTATTATCAGAATCTTTTACAGTAATAGTATTATTATGATTAATAGTAAAAACATCTTTAAGATTACCTTTAAGTGCTTGAGATAAATCAACACTAGGAATATATTTAACAGATAAATTCATTGCTGAATTATATGCCATATGTTTACCTAACATGATTAAACCTATTTTGGCTAATGCTGAACCATCATCTCTTAATACATCAAATGTATTACCTAATAAATTGGTATTAACTTGCATTCTATTATATTGTGGAATTACATTTAATACTGTGGAAATACTACTTGCAACATTACCTTTATTATTTAATGAAAATAAATTAGTATTTTCATATTCATTATCAATACTATATAAACTACGTGCAGATATTTTTTCACGATATTCTTCAATAGAAATTGTTCTACCGTTATACTCAATATTTCCATCTAATAATCTTGACATTTAAAAGTTTTTTAATAAATACTTGTATAATAATTTTATAATGTATATTTTTACCTTGCCAAAAACTATGTCAACTGAAAAACGTGATAATATATCTTACGATTAAAAAATTTTTGGATAATGTTAAATAAAATTAAGTTAATTTATTAAATAATAACACTAGATTATTTAATTTATTTCGTTTAGAAATAAATATAGTTATCCCTTAATATTAAGTTTTATTTATATTCGAAGAATTTAAAGATAAACTTATAATCTTTGTACTTTGTTTCGAAGAGACGAAGTAAGAGTTTTGAATATTTGAAAAACTTGTCAAAGTTATAAAAAAATAAATTAAGAAACAAGTATTTTTATAATATTATTAAAAAATATTTTTAATTATGATAAATCTCCTTTATTATGTCTTAGATTTTGTTCTTTTTGAACTGCACCAGAAACACTATATGATTGATTAAATAATTTTTTACCATCAATTTCCATTGTAATATTACTAACAACGGCAACATTTTTATCTTTGAATTCTACTTGAAGTGGATTTTTTAATAATTTAGCTAATTCTGAAAACATTCCACCACTTTTAATATTAGTATTTCCAATTGCAGTAACTGCATTTTGAACAGCAATAAAATCATCTTTACTTCCAGATAATACTGCTTCAATATTAGCAAATGCAGCACCAATTTTTTGAATTCCACCAATATTTTCATTCATTTTTTTCAATTGTCTATTAAATATAGCAATACCTAATATACCACCACCAGCCATAGCAACAGTAATTGCACCAATACCACCAGCAATAGCAAGTAATTCTTTACCAGCACCTCCACCAGTTTTATTCATTTTAGCAATACCTTCACTCATTTTACCAATACCTTTTGTTGCAAGATTAATACCGAAACCAATTCCAACTGCTGCTGCACCTACTGCAAGTAAACCTACTGCACCAGCAGTACCTGCACCACCCATTGCAAAGATTGCTGGTACTAATATTCCTACCATTGTTACACCTAATATTGCTATAGTACCATTCATTACCTTTAATTTATCAACATCAACATTTTTAATTGCTTGAGCTAATTCACCAATACCTTTTGCTCCCATCATAATACCAGCACCAACACCTGCTCCAGCAGCACCAATACCAACACCTTTACCAAGACTTTCCATACCCTGTCCTTTTGCAGCAGCACCCATTCCAATACCTTTTCGTTGTTCGAATAGTCCTGATTCACTTCCTTGAGTAGATAATGTTTCAGTTAAACTACCACCACGATTGACTTTACCAAAAGCACCAGCAATACCTTTTCCACCACTATTTTGAACCCATTTACTAACAACATTTCCTAATTTATTAGTTACTCCTTTCCATACAAGTGCTGCACTAATTAATGCAACAGCAGCACCACCTACACCCCAACCTTTTGATGCAAGGTCAGCAATTGGTTTGATTGTATGGTCAAGTAACCAATTTACTTGTTTTAATAATGGTAAGAGACTTGCTTTTAGTGTTTCAATTGTTGCTTTAAAGGTTTCGTCAAATGTCATTGCTTGTTTAGCACGTTCTTCTAATAATTTTTGTTCAACTTTAAATTTTTCTGCTTGTTTTGATGTTAATTCACCAATATTATGCATAGTCTGACCAAGTTGTACTTGAAATTTACCTGATTTTGTATCAAAATGTGCTGCGCCTTCAATAATTTCTTTTTGTTCTTTAGATAAACCTAAACCACTCATTTGTTGACGCATTTTTTGAATTTCAGCCTGTCTTTGTGCTATTTCAGTTAAAGCACTGGCTTCCATACCTAATGATTTTGCAACAGCAGCAAGTCTATCACGGTCAGCAGGACTAATAAATTTTTCAAATACTGTTTTTCCAGCACTATCAGTTACTTTTCTAAAACTAACAACACCTTTAGTCATATCAGCAATTTTTTCAGTAAATTTTGCTGGGTCATTACGACTAAGGAATAACATTTCAAATGGGTCTGTTTTTGCAAATTCACCACCCATTACCTGTAGTTGTGCAGCTAAATCAATTGCACCTTCAAGACTACGTGCAACATCAGCAGCATTAAGTGCATCTGAAATATCAATTTTAAATTTTTCGGCATAGCTTGCCATTTCAGCAAAACCTTTAACACCTTGTTGAAAAGTATATGTATTTAATTTTTTAAAATTATCATTAACTACTTTAAGTACTTTTGTAGTATTAACACCCATTCTTTCTGTTGTATCAACAACACCTTGAACAAATTCCATTGTTCTTCTGGCATCATATCCCATTAATTCAAATTGTGCTCCTAATTTAGTTGCGTTTTCAATTCCAAGTGTAGTACCTTTTCCAATATTAGTTATATCTTTAACCATTTCAGCACTCATTACACGAGCACGACCAGTTTCATCGGCATATCCCTGCATAACACTTTGAATATCACCTATTGTTCCACCTAATCTAGTAACGTATCCAGCAGATTTTTCAAATGCATCACGCATTGCAACTGCTTTTGCTCCTGACATACCAAGACTAAGATTAGTACTTTTAATTATTTTATCTTGGTCTTGAAGATATTTCCAACCTATTTTTAATTGTTGAGTTAATAGTTTTGCTAAATTAACAGTATTCTGTCTTCTTTTTATTTGTTTATCTAATTCGGAATTAATGGACTTTTCTTTATTAATAATATCATTTAATAATTTCTGTTCATCATTAGTTAAATTAGATATTTCTTTTTTTGATAATTTAGATGCATTTTCATATTCATTTTGAATACGTTTTTCATTACTAATTAATTCTTCATTTATTCTAATTTTATCTTGGATATTTATAGCACTACCCATTGAATTATTTAGTTTCTTTTGATATTTTAAAAGTTCTTGTAAATATTTAGCATCTATTTTATCAGCCATTTTATTTCTTGTTTATAATATAAATACAAAAAACTGAGTTTTATTATCTCAGTTTTTTGTATTTATTTTTTATCTTTTATTTTTTTCTCTATCTCTTATTTTTTCTATTTCTTCATTTTCTTTATTTAATAAAAATAAAAAATGTCTTCTTCTATATATAGGAATTCTTTCAATATATTCTGCTTGAAAATTAGCATGATTGGTCAATATATAAATTTCTTCATCGACCATTTTTTTATATTCACCTGCTAGATGTTTGGGAAAAAAAAATCTATACCAACAGATAATTCAGCATTAAATTTATAACCGTCTTTAGCTGTAAATTCATAATTCATATCGACATCAGGACTTATATCTAATATTTTTGTACGAATAGTTAAAGCATCCATTGCTGGCATAGCATCAACAAATTTACTTATATAAGTTCTGTCAGTTTTACCATCAATACTAACTATATGTGATTTTAATTTAAGAGTGGTGTATTCACTAAATTCTTGATTATAAGCATCTTTATGTGCTTCAGCTTGTTTAAGTAAAATGTTTTCTTCACCAGAAGTTAATAATTTAAATTTAACAGTTTTCTTTCGCATTGGAATTTTTATTGTAAAATGTCCTTCTTCATCAGGTAATTCATTAACTTTTTTATATTTTAATTTAAGTAAATCAACAGTTGTTTTAAATGATTTATTTGTTCTTGGGTCAGGTACTTGTACAGTATATTCTGAACCATAACTTGAACTACGTAAAAATAATATTATAGCATTTCTATCACCAGCAAGTAAATTATTAATATCAACACCTTTTGTTTTAATTTTTCTCTTTAATAAAACATCTATAACAGTACCATTTTCAATTAGTGATGGTGTAGTAAGTAAATCTTCATCTTTAGATGTCATGTATTCAACACTTACTTCTGAAATTCTATTTTTATAAAATAATCCTTTTGATGGTAATTTAACTATTTCATATGAAGTCATTAAATCTGGGTCGGTTTCTTTATTCATAATATTTTCATATTCTTCAGCATTAAAAGTTGATGCTGCTGATGGAATTGATGATGAAGGTAAGGGTGCAGACACAGGTGGTTCTGTTGGTACATTATCAATCGGTACAGATTGTACTGATTCTGGTGGTGGTAATGTTCCGTCATTATGCATTTGTTTATATTTTTTTAATAAATCACCAATTGGTTCTTTTGAAGGTACTTGATTATTTTCCATTTTTATAATATTTTATATTTTATTATCATTTTCCATAAATACTATGAAAAAATTTTTATACATAATTCAAGAAAAAAATATTTTTTTCGTATTAACATATATATGTGAATGTGTTTTAATTATAAAAATTATTTAAATAATAACATTAAATATTATATGGGTAGAGATAGATATAAAGAAGATAAAGAATTTGAAGAAATAATTTCTGTTAATAGTGAAATGGAAATTTCTAAAATAAAAAAAGAAGTTAGTTCATTATTAGCAAAAGATATTAAAATTGTATCAAAAAATGAAAGTCAAAAAAATTTAATAAAATCTATAAAAAATAATGAAATTACGATTGCTGCCGGTCCAGCAGGTACTGGTAAAACCTATGTTGCAATGGCATATGCTTTAAGTTTATTAAGAAAAGCAAATAATAGATTTAAAAAAATATATTTAGTAAAATCAGTTACTACATTAAAAAATGAAGAAGTTGGTTTTCTTAAAGGTGATTTAAAAGAAAAATTAGAACCTATAATGTGGAGTTTTTATCTTAATATGGAAAAACTTGTATTAGAAAGTTCAATAAAGTCATTAATTGAAAAAGAAATTATCAGACCTTGTCCTTTAGCATATATTAGAGGTGCTAGTCTTGATGATTGTATTATTATTGCTGATGAGATGCAAAATGTAAGTTTAGATAATTCAAGAACATTACTTACTAGAATCGGTAATAATTCAAAAATAATATTACTTGGAGATACTAATCAAATTGATATTAGAAATAAAAAAGAAAGTTCATTAGAAGTACTTTTAAGCCTATTTGAAGACGTTTCGAAGATAGGTGTTATCAAGATGTCAGAAGCCGATACAAACATCAGAAATCCATTAATAAGTGTCATTGAAGATAAATATAATGAGTATTTTGATAATGTTGATATAAAAGAAAAAAATCATAGAAGACAATTATTAAATAGTTAATTATGAAAAATAAAATATTAGTTATATATATTGGTGTTCAAGGTATCAGAATTGAAGATATTGAGTATTACACAAATAAAATTGCAAAAAAAATTATTCCTTCAACATTTCAAGGTGAAATAATTGTTATACCTGTACAATCATCTGATACTAGAATTGAATGTATTAATCCAGAATATATTACAAGAAAAAACTTAATTAATAAACATACTAAATTGATGGAAAAGTTAGAAGAAGAACTTCAACATCAATTGAAAGAATTAAAAAAAGATAATAATGAGTAAGAAAAAAATAGGTATTGATATTGATGAAATATTAAGAGCAAAATGGTTACAATTTGATAGATTCTATGTACAAGAATTTGGTGATAAAGATATCCCAGAAGAACAACCATATGTTTATGATTTTTTTAATAATTATCCTTGGAAGGATGTTGTTGAAGAAATAAAAGAAATGCGTGAACCAGAAGACACACCTGAAGAAATTAATCCGATTGATTATCAATTAGATAAAAATGGTGAAGCACCTGCTGATTTTATGTTATTTAAGCCAGTTAAAAAAGTTAAATTAAGTGCAAAAGAAGTATATAATAGATTTATGTATGAAGATTTTCTTTTTGAAATTCATGGTGCTGCTCCTAAAATGTATCCGCAATTAGATTTAGATGTAAATAATTTTTTACAAAAATATGAAAATAAGGTTGATTATACTGTATTATCTGTTGAAAACAGATTTAGTATACCACCGACATTATTCTTTTTAAGTAAAATATCATCGAGATTTAATAATTATAAATTTGTTAATAAATCAACAGATATGTGGAAACATGTTGATATTTTAATAACAACAGACCCAGAAATTTTAAAAATCGGTGCTCCTTGGGGTAAGAAGATTATAAAAATAAAAAGACCTTATAATGAAAATATTAAAGCAGGTTCATTAGAAGTCTTACAAATTGCTGATTTAATTAATAATAGTGATTTTGAAAAAATAATTAAATATAAAAGGAAAAAATAAAATGAGTGAAGAATTAACAAATGCAGCACAAAATGCTGAAGTAGAAAAAATCGAGAAAATTAAAACTAGTCTCGATAAGTTAAAAAATAAGAAATCAAAATTTTTATTTATTGTGCCTGAATCACAAAGTCCTGTTGCAAGTATATATGAGATTTATTTTCATGCAACAGTTGTAAAAAATTTAGGTTATGAAGTAATTGTAATGGTTGAAAAAGGTGATTATGTCGTACCAACTTGGATTGAAAAAGAACTTACCGACCACGTACATATGTCAATGGCAGACCCTAAATTGATGGTCGGTCCTGAAGATGTGATGATAATTCCAGAAGTATATTCAAACATAATGGAACAAACAAAAAATTTACCTTGTTTGAGAGTAGGTTTATTACAGTCGATTGATTATATGACGAATTCCTTGATTCCCGGTACTGATTGGTCGTCTTTTGGTATTCAAGATGTTATAACTACATCAGAAACATTAAAAAAATTATTTGAAATATATTATGGTGAAAATAGATTTAATATTAAAACATATGATATTGGTATTCCTGAATATTTTGAAAAAACAGATAAACCACAAAAACCAGTAATTTCTGTTATTGGTAGAAATGCTAATGAAATTTCAAAATTTGTAAAATTATTTTTTAATAAATTTCCTGAATATAATTGGATTACTTTTGATACTATGTTAACAAAAAGTAAACCACCACAACCAATGCGTAGAGTAGATTTTGCAAAAAGACTACAAAATAATTTTGCAGCAATCTGGATTGACAGAATTTCTTCTTTTGGAACATTTCCTTTAGAATGTATGAAATCAGGAACAATACCTATTTGTTTAAAACCAGATATTATGCCTGAATACATGATTGAACGAGATGAAAATGATAAACCAATTAAAGCAAATGATAATGCTGGTATTTGGAGTGAAAATTATTATGATTTACCTATTTTACTTGGAAATACAATTATGAAATTTTTAGATGATGACATTTCACCTGAAATTTATGAATCAATGAATAATGTTGTAGCTAAATATACTCAAAATAACAGTGAATCTCAAATAATTGATATATATACTGAATTAACTGATAAAAGAATTAGTTTATTAGAAAAATCACTTGAATTACCTGTTACTGAAGAAAAATAATAATAAATTTTAAATTAAATTAAAATGAATATATCAATAATAATTCCAATACATGAATTTAATGAAACTGTTGAAAAATATTTGGATAAAGCAGTTGAATCTATATCAAAACAAGTTGGTAATAAAGAATTACCACAAATATTAATTGTATCACCAGAATCAGTGATGAATGAAATAAAATCTAAATTTTCTGGTAAAACTCAATCAAATATATCATTTATTAAAAATGAAGGTAATACTGATTATCAATCACAAGTTAATCTTGCTGTTGATTCAGTAACTACCGAATATTTTACTGTAGTTGAATTTGATGATGAATTAAGTTCAACATTTATAAAAAACGGTGAAAATTATATTAAAAATTATCCTGAAATCGATATATTTTTAACTATGATGATTGAAGTAAATGAGAAAAATGAAGGTATTAAATTAACAAATGAAACTGTTTGGGCACAACAATTTGTTGGCGAAAATGGTGAAATTGGTTATTTAAATATTAATATATTAAAACAATATACCGATTTTAAATTAAGTGGTGCAATTATAAAAAAATCTGAATTCGAAAATATTGGTAAATATAAATCAAACATAAAATTAGCATTTATGTATGAATTTTTACTTAGAGCATTAAATAATGCATCTAAAATATTTACTATACCAAAAATCGGTTATAAACATCTTGCAACTCGTGAAGATAGTTTATTTGGTGAATATCAAAAAAATATGAGTATTGATGAAAGGAAATTCTGGTTTGAAACAGCAACAAAAGAATCTAATTTTATGAATGACAGACCAATTGATTTGTCTAAAATCAAAAAAATTGTAATAGCTGAATAACTATATAGTTTATAACATATGAATGAAGAAACCCGAAATCACAACGCAATATTTTGCAGAGAAAGAAGAACAAGCAGTTATAGATTATATTAATTCTGATTCATTTGAAGAAAAAAATAAAATCTATAATGAAATATTGATTGAACCATTTAGAAAAATGATACAATCAATATTAAGAAGATACCCCATCCATATCGGTAATTACGATATGGAAGAGGTTGAATCTAATGCACTCACACACTTAATTGAACACATGATTAAGTATAAATTATATATAATTGAACGTAAAAAAAATAATTCTACTGATGATAAGTGGTATAAACTAGGTAATGATTATCGATTTATTTATATTGAAGACGCTAATAAAAAATTAAAAGAAATTAATAAATCTGATGATGGATATACTTATAGAATTTTCAAATCTAAAGCATTTAGTTATTGTCAAACAATTATTCGAAATTATTATAAAGACCATAGTAAAAAAAGTTATAATGAAAAAAAGACTAATTTAAATTTTGATAATTATGTTGATGAAATTAATAGTAATACTGAATATACTTATGAGATGGAAATGGAAAATCAGCATCAACTTGAAAAATTAATTAATTGTGTTGTTAAAAAAATTGAAGACCTCATAGATAATAATTCAACAATGAAAAAAAATGAAATTCTTGTTGGTGATGCAATTGCTAATATTTTAAAAAATTGGCAAATATTATTTATGGAAGATAGTCCTGAAGGTAATTATGAAAAACGTGTTACCAATAAATTTGCAAAAAATAAAATTTTATTATATTTAAAAGAACAAACAGGTTTAACAACAAAAGAAATTAGAATCGGCATTAAACCATTTAAGGAAATTTATTTTTTTGAAAAATTAGATTATTTAGATGATTAATAAAAAATAAAAGAAGACGATATTAATTATTTAATTAAATAATTAAAATTATTGAAACTTGCATATATTATACATATACACGGTAATGATTTTTATGATAAGAGAATTTTTATTAATTACAATTTAGATGATTAAAACTTATTAAATAATACACTGTAAATAAAATGTTTAATAAGATTTAAATTTTTGAATTAAAAAATATTTCAAACATGCATATTATTGAATCATATTTAATAATTAAATTTAACCCTGAACTTAATAAAGAATTTAAAACATCAATAAAATCATCATTTAATTTAAATTATAGAAAATCAATTATTAGTGAATATCTTTTAGAATGATTAGTATTTATAATAAATAAAAAGTATGGCACGATCAAGTAAATATGGAATAAATATAAAAGATTCGGGTGTTTACTTAATAAAAAATTTATATAATGGTAAAGTCTATATTGGAAGTGCTAAATGTTTAATTAGTAGATTATCAAGTCATCGATTTTTATTAAATAATAATAAATATCATTCTAGGCATTTATAAAATGCATGGAATAAATATGGCGAAAATATGTTTATATTTGGTGTTATTGAAATAATAAACAATATTGATAATTTAGTATTAATTGAACAAAACTATATTAATAAATATAAATCATTTAATAATAAATATGGTTATAATATCTGCCCTTTAGCAAAAAATAACTTAGGTTCTAAACATCAAAGGGGTATTGAAGATAAAAAAAGAAGAATGAGTGGTAAAGGAAATAATTTTTATAATAAAAAACATAGTTCTGAAGCAAAAAGATTAATTGGTTTACATAATTATAAAAGAAAATTGTTAAATAATGATGTGAAGAAGATTAGATTATTATATGAAAATGATAATATAAAACAATGTATATTAGCTAATATGTATAATGTTGACCCATCACATATTAGTGATATCATAAATTATAAAAAAAGACTAATATTATACGACAATGAGTAGACCAAAAAGAAAAAAATTAAAATTTGATGAAGAAAGTGTTAATAAACTTCTTCAAGAAATCTATGATGAGAGTCATAATCAGAAAGCAAAAATCACTAGATTATTTACTAAATGGGAAACTAAAATAAAAGAAACTGGTGAAGTTGCTGCAATTGGCGATCAAATAGTTAAACTTATATCAGCAGAAGCAAAAAATCAAGACCAAAAAATTATGTTATTACGTTATTTAAAAGAAGTTGTTTTTGATAAAAAAGGTGAAGGTACAATAAAAAATGTATCAGGTGGTGATGATGAAACTGGTGAAGTTGGTACTGACAGAAGAAATGAGTTATTAAGTTTTGTTCATGAAGAACTTGAAAAAAAAGGTAAAAAATAATGAGTATTGCTGATGATAAAAGAAGTGTTATAAATCAGGTTGGTGTATATAAGTCTTTAGATGAAGAACAAAAACCTGCATTACTAAATGATACGTTTTCATCAATTAATAATAAAGACAATAGTTTTTCTTTTATTATTAATGTAATGAATTCTATTGCAGGTACTGAAGCAGTTAAATCTACCATAGGTAAAATATTTTCTGGTTTAATAAAAGAAGTTGAACCAAAATTAAAAACATCACTAAAGAAACAATTAACACAATCAAATTCAGACCAAGAATTTTCAAGTACATTTAAAACTAATGGTATAACTACATCAGTTAAATCAATTGACAATAAAAATAAATTTAAAACTAATCCAAATTCAAATACTGGAAGTTTAATTTACGGTTCACCATCAGATAGTTTTGATGCAACAGCATATGATGCAATTCAAAATTCAGGAAATTTTGAAACATATAATAATCTATCAATTAAATATATTGAAAGTAGTGATAGTTTTCAAATTAAACCTAATTCAAGTTTAGGAAATCAAAATGTTGGAGAATTTTTTAATAGTTATATTGACAATACTGAAATATTAAATGAAAAAGAAATAATTAGTTCAGTTATGGATAGTGTTTATGGAACATTAAGTAATAACCAAAATAAAACATCAGAACAAATATATAATGAATTAGTTCTTGAACAAAGTTTAAAACAAGTTATTGAAGGCGATGACTCTTTTGAAATATCACCTGAAGATAATGATAAATTACTTAATAAAGCACAGGAAATATCTAAAGGAATTATTAATTATGATATGGGTTGTGGTTTAATTTCATCTAAATTAAATTTTGATGATTTTGATAAATTAATAAAAAATATTTCTGGGTCAACAGACCCATATTATGTTGGTGACCAGCTTGAATCAACAATTGATGAAAGTAGTACTTCACCTGAAACAACAAATCAAAATAAAGAAACTGTAAAGAATGGGTTTTTTGAATTATTAATTAATACATTTATTCTTAAAATAATTGAAGCATTAACAGCAGCACCTCAAATATTAGTATTATTTGCGATAATGGATAAACTTCAAGGTGGAATTGGAAGTTTATCAAATAATGTTGTTGATACAGCAAAAAATTTTAAAACATTAATTAAATGTTTATCAAAAGAAATAAAAACACTAATATCTGAGTTTTTATTTTTATTAGCTGTTTCATATTTAATTAAATTATTAAAACCAGTAATAAAAAGGGTTATTAAAGAAAAGGTAAAACAATATATTGACCTTTTAAAAAGTTTAATACCAGTTAGTATTTAAAACATAAAATTATGATAATAGACCAAAAATTAAATAAACCGTTTGTTGGAGTATATCTTATCGATGGAAAAAAAGAAGGTACTCAACTTGTAACTACTTCTAAGCCAAATTGGTTTAGGAGATTATGCATGAAATTATTCTTAGGTTGGAAATGGATTGATATAAAAAAATTAAAAATGAAATAATATGGCAATTGATTTTAGTAGTATTGATGGGATTATTGGAGGATTTACTAAAGTATTAAGTCTTTCATCGATTGGAGGACCACCTTCCATACCAACACCACTTATTTTAGTTGGTGTACCTACTCGTACTGGATTATCACCAACTAAAATCGCATCAAATATAATTTCAAGGAAATCTGAAGCAGGTTTACCAATTGGCGCATTACCATCGGGTGGAATTAATCCTGATGAAATAATGGAAAGAATTAGAGTTGAAGAAATTATTAAAGCAATACAACAAGATATGATTATAAGTGTTGCAATTCCCCCGGGTATAACATTAACTGCAGCAGGAGTTTCGGCTGCTGGACCTGTATCCGTATTTGGCTCAACAATAACATTAACTAAAGCATATGGTATAGCACAATAATGAAAGATTTAGATAAATATACAGCAATACAACTTCAAAAAATGGGTAATGATATCAAAGCACAACATGATGCCTTGAAAAAAGAAATTATTGACCATACATATGAAATGCAAGAACTTGAAGATAAAATTAATGTTAAAATAAAAAATTTAGAAGACCTTGAAAAAAAATATGTAATGATTATTGAAAAACTAGTAGAATAATGGGATTTGATAAACCGATAATACAAACAAGTAATCCTAATAAAAAAGAATATGCAAGTATTGTTAGGAATAGAACGATTTTTTATGGTGAAGTAATAAGTATTACTGATGATAGTGATGGTGGTAGAATAAAAGTTAAAATACCTGAACTAGATAATCAAACAGCAAATAATCATTTACCTTGGGCATATCCATTATTACCTAAGTTTTTTCATGTTTATCCACAAGTTGGTGAAATGGTTAGAATTCTTATTGAAGATAACAAATTCCCTGAAAGAAGTAGATTTTGGATTGGAAGTATAATTTCTCAACCACAAAAAATTGGTTTTGATTCTAAATTTACTGCACTTTCAACAACTAATCTTGGTTTAACCAGACCAGAAAAAGCACCATCAACATATCCTGATGCCGAAGGTGTATTTCCATTAAAATCAGATATTGCTATTGTTGGAAAAGTTAATACTGATGTTATTTTAAGAGTTAATGAAGTCCATATTAGAGCAGGTAAACATGAAAATAATAATATTTTAAAACTTAATACTGAAAATCCTGCTTCAATTAATATGGTTTTTGAACCAACTGAAGAAAATAATGATAATTATTATAGTAATACTGTTATTCAAAGTGATAAAATAGCAATAATTAGTCATGATGGAATTCCTAATTTTAAAGCAGCAAAATTATCATCAGAAGATAGAAAAAGAATATTTGAACAAGGACATCCTATGGCACGTGCTGATGTACTTGTTGAAGCATTGGAAATAATAAGACTTGCCTTAATTAATCATATACATGGATATTCTGGTATTTCTGCAGATAAAAATGATATTATTAATAAACTCGAATCAATTCAATTTGAACAAATAATGCAAAATAATATTGTAATTAATTAATTTTTCATATATTTGCTTAATGAATATCGAAATACCTAATATTTTATATACTTCCTTTAATAATGTGGTTTATCATGATGAACCACATAAATATTATATTAATAATAAAGAATTAATAAGTGTAACAACAATACTTCATAAATATAAAGAAGAATTTAATGAAGAATATTGGTCAAAAGTTAAAAGTCAGGAATACGGTATTTCACAAAAAGAAGTTATACGTGCTTGGAGATTTATTAATAAAAAAGGAACAATGAAAGGTTCAGCAATTCATGATTATGCTGAAAATCTTTTTTTAAATAAAATATTCCCATACCCAAAACAACAAATATTAAATGAATTTGGTTTTGACCCTATTTTAGAAGAATATAATATTACAAAAAAACATGTTGATAAATTTCATAAAGACGTTAAAGGTAAGTTAATACCAATTCGAACAGAAATGATTGTTTATGATAAAGAATCATTGATTGGAGGAATGCTTGATATGTTATTTTATAACGTTAAAGCCAAAGAATTTCAAATTTGGGACCATAAAACAAACAAAAAACTATCATTAAGTTCTGAAAGGAAAATGAATAATGAACTTTTTATGTTAGATGATTCTGATTTAAATATATATTCATTACAATTAGGAATATATAAATATATTATAGAGAAAGTTACAGGAATTAAGCTCGGAAAATCATATATTATTTGGTATTCTCATAATAATTCATCATATAAAATTATTAAGATGAAAGATTTATCATATTATGTAAATCTTATTATAAGTAAAAGAATTGATGAAATTAAAGTAATATAAATTTTTCTTGTTTTCTCATTAATCCAATATTTAACGAATTTTGATATAGATAATTATAGAATATATTAATATCTTTTTTATTAGTTATTCTTATCTGTGAAGAAAACGCATTTCTACTTTTAATAATTCTTTCCTTATATCGCTCAATTCCAATTTCATTAAATAAATTTTTAATAAACTCCCAATTTTGAAATTTTGAACCAGTAAATGCTATTGAATGATGTCCATTAGGTATAATAGTAATTGAACCATCACCATCAAAAAAACCTCTAAACCATAATTGTTTTTCTAATACACCTAACTTATTTAATATTTTATTTGGTGATTTTATTTTATTTCTATAATCATTTTGAATTAAAAATTCACCTAATTCTCTATTAGATGTCCAATTTACTTCAAGAATATTATTTTTTTTAGTAAATGACCCCTGATTTCTTGTTTTATATAAACCCCAATCACCAGTCATTTAAAAAATTTTTCTAAATGATATATTGTCATCTTTTTTTGCAGAGTGTTTTATTTGTGGTGTTTTAGCATTATTATTTGCAAAAATTACTGTTCCATCTGCCCATAACAACCCAAGGATATATGCATGTGCTAATGTTTTAATTTCTTTAAAATCAATTGCATTTACTTTTTGATTTTTCATATTAATTTGTTTACGTTTCCCATTATTAATTTATTTAAAACCACCAATATTGGTGGCTTTAAATAAATAATTTTAAATATTTGATTATTACAGATTTAAAATACATCTCCACGGCTGAATCTCTAATGTTATATTAGTTAATTCATCATTAGTATAATCATTTTCACCAAAATCAATACTTGTTATCATACATTGTTCTAAAAACCATTTTTCAACTTCAACACCTGTTGGGTCTAATGATTTAAGTGTTATGTTTTTTTTATAACCTGCTGCGTAACCCATACGTCCAGTAAGTGATTCTGCATGTAAACGAACCCATTCCATTAATTGTTGTGAAGTAGACGGACCGATTGGGTCAAGAAATGTAATCGACATAGTATCCCAAGTATATCTACCAGCAACATAGTTTTGCTCGTTCATATATTGAATTGGAACACTATTTATTTTCATTGAAGGTCTTTTAAACTTTTGAACCTTCCAAACCTGAATTCCTAATGAATCATTAAAAACTGCAAAGAATCTATTGACTCTTTTTGGTTCGTAATCAAAAGGCATCGTTCTTATCATTGTTTCTTCTGCTGCCATTTTATCTAAATTTAATTTGTTTTATTTATTTTTACGTTTAATAATAAATACTCGTGTATTTGAAAACAATACTGAATATTATTAATAAATGTTATTTAGGCATAATACCTGTTCTTTGATAAAATCTAAGTTCTGATTTACTAAGACTCTTTAATGTTCTTTATGGTTTTTCTTCCACTTTATCTTTTTTTGGATAATATTCTAATATTTGTTGAACAATTTCTTCAGGAGCTTCTTCAATATTTTCATCTTGTAATGGATATTGTGGTTGTTCATCATTTTTTAAACCAGTTAATGAATCTTGATTATTTAATTCATTATTTTCAGGTACTCGTTGTTTTGGAGTTGCTTCAAATAATTTTGTTTTTGATTCATCAGTATTACCATTTAAACCCAGTAAATAAGGTGAATTTTCTCATCTATTTTTATTTGATTCAGTATTTTCAACATAATCTTCATTATATTTTAATTCTTCTTCTTCAATATTCTCTTTTTCGATTATTGGTTCCTTTTTTATATTTTGATTAAGAACATTTTTCTTTTTTCTAATCATAATTATTTAAATTTTAATTACTATAATTTATATCTAAATACTTGTAAAATAAAAAACCTGCAAATTTGCAGGTTTTTTTATATTTATTTGTTATCATTATTGTTATGATACATCATCAAATGATGCTCCTGAAGGAGTAATAGTAAACGTAATTCCAATAAATTCAACTGCTCTAGTTGGTTTTAAAAATATCTCTCCATATAATTCGTTTCTATCTCTAGTTTCTGGAGTATTATTTGTATTATCCATAGTTATTCTAAAATCAGTTAAGCCTCGTTCTCTTTTAATACTATCAAGAATAGGATTTGCTTTATTTAAGAATTGGTCAATTGTTGCTTGGTCATTTTGTTCAAATAAAAGTCTAACTGCAATATTTGAAATAAGAACTTTAATCTGAAGCAATAATCTACGAACATTAATTCTATCAAGTGCACTTTCTCTAACTTGAAGTGTTTTCTGTCCGAAAATTGCAGTACCACTATCTGCAAAATCTGCCATTGGGTTAATTCTTGCTTCATAAAGAATATCACGTGCTTCTAACGATAATTTATATTGTGATTTTCTTGCATTAGTTACACCACGATTTAAACCAGCAGGTGCAAACCAAGGGAATGAAATATTATCAGTGAATGCCATTGCTTTTACTACTTCACCAGTAGGTGGAATATAAACATTAACATTATTTTGAACGTCTCTCATTTGAATCCAAGGATAATAAGTACAAGCATAACTACTATCGATTTCAGTATCACCAAGTAATCCGACAATATCATCTGCTGCATTAACATCAGCCTTACCACCATCAGCAACAGTTGGTTCAACAGAACCTTGAGGTGAATCAATCACATATAATGTATCAGTTCTTTGTTGTTCAATCATATCAATTGTGTTCTGAACTAATGTAGTTTGATATGCCCAATTAATACCCGGAGTTGCAAAAAGGTTAATTGTAATATTTTCAGGATTAGCAAAAGTATCAACTGCCATTTCCCATGCTTGAAAATCATTAGTTGGAATCACTAATGGCTCACCCGGATGACCACTCTGTCTACCACCCTGCACAAACATATCACCATATGAACGTTCTTTTCTATGAACATCCCATCCATCAAAACCACCAGCAGGAACTAAAGTAAATTTTCTTTTCTTTTTATCAAAATAAGGATTATCTGTATTAATATCACTTACTGCTCCAAATGTTCCTTCACCCACTTCAAATTCACCAGTAATATTACCATCAATTAATATACTAGTTGCTCCAGAATCCATATGAAAACCTTTAGATTTACTAAAATCATCTGAATCTTGACCATTATACCAATTATTAAAGTTAAACATGTTTTGATTAATACCATCATTAGTATGTGCAAGTTCAGAAATACCTAAATATGTTTTAGAAACTTTATCTGTATCTTCATATTCGGTTTTATAGAATATTTTTGGTGCAATACCTGTTGTAGTACCATCACCTGTAGCTGAACTAGCATAATTATTAAACATATAACCTTCAAAACCTGCTGGATATACATCTAATGAAATGTCTTCTGCCATTTCAAGCATCACATAATCACTTTTAAGAGTAAATTCACCATCACTTGTACCAATACGCTGACCAACATAATTTGAAGCACTTTTAAGCATACTACACTTAGTATATGTTTCTAATGTAATAGGATTTGCATCAGTATCATAAAAATTACGAATAGCAACATCAAATTCACCAGTATATGAGTCAATATTACCAATTGTAATTTTAATTTCTTGATTAGCACTATCTCCATCAGATATACTAATGAATTTAAACAATCTTTCAACACCATTACCTTTTAATTGTGAAACAACCCAAGGTGTTTCAGGTGTTTGAAATCCAATTTGATAATCAGTAAATACATCAGTAGAACCAGTAATCATTTTAGTATTGATTGCATATGCAATACCATCTTCATCAAGTTTTTTTATTAAGTCAGGATAAATTGCTTGTACCCAAATAGCAGTATTTTTATCTTTTGGTTCATTACCAATTACATTTGGTAAATAATTACTATCATTTGGATTTAATGATGCCTTATATGTTCCAATAGTTGTTCCACCAGTATCTTTTGCAAGTAAAGTAAAATTACTAAATAAATCACCCGTTGGATTCATTGCACCAGAAGTAGTGTTAGCTGTTATTTCAAGACTATCTGTTATGAATGTCGTAACAGGAGCACTATCAATTGGTGTTTTTGAATCAGCTCTACTTCTAATTGTAGCAAGAACCATATTTTCATATTCAACATATGATGATGCTGTATAAGTAGTTTCTTTATCTGTAACTTCACCATCACCTGTAGTACCATTATATGTTGTTGCAGTAAATTCATGAACAACCTGAGTAAAAGTACTTCCATTTTTTGTATAACCAGATTCTAATGAACCAGTTGCATCTGTGTCTGTTAATGGTACACCTAAATATGTATTATCTGTAAACGCAATACCTGTATTTGTAATTGTATTAGTAACACCACTAGTAGAAGTATCAACACCAGCATCTAAAGTAATGTTCCAAGCAGTTCCTGCCTGATAACCACTAAGTCCTAGAACTCTGGTTACCCAAAGTTGTTGTGCTTCACCTAAATATGCATTTGCAATATAAGGTAATTGATATTGTAATGTTTTATTCTGAAATCTTTTTGTGCTTTGCGTTCCAAATTTATCTGAAAATTGTCCTTGGTCTTGAATGAAAACAGGTTCAAATGCAGGACCCTTCAATGTTTCACCAACTAGACCTAATGTTGTTATACCCACATTACGTGTTACAAAAGTAAGGTCACGTTCTTTAAATTTTACACCCGGAGAGGTGAATACGAAATCTGCCATATTATTTTTATTTTAAATTTTATTATTTTTATTTTATTATGCTCGTTCTTTTCAATAAATACTTAAAAAATATCGAAAAGAAGTTTTGATTTAATTATTATAATATTGCTATTCTTATCAATAAGACCTGATTTTATTGTTTTTTTAATTTTTATGTGTTAATTTTAAAAAAAATGAGATTTTTTAGTTTAAATTTGTTTCAATTTCTTTAAATTTTAAAATAAAAAAAATCAATATTTTTTAGTTTTTTTCGTATTAGTATTTATAGTAAACATTTTAAAATGAACAAATCACAACGAATTTATTTGAGTACAGGTGATACTGGTAACCGAAATCAAGATAAATATATTAAAGTCAAGCTTGACCAAGATGTTGAAACACTTGAGTTCATGTCTTTAAAAATAGGAACTGCTGATATATATCAAAATTTTAATTCAGATTATGGTGTTTTAGTTGGTAGAGTGATTGCAAATAAAGGGATTGGAATTCCTAATGCTAAAATCAGTATATTTATACCACTAACAGAAGAAGATGCATTAAATTCAGATATATATAGTATATATCCATATAGTACTCCGAGAATAAAAAATAATGAAGGTAAAAAATATAATTTATTACCGAGAGTCTCAACTAAAGACCCCAATACTGAACTTATAACACCACAACAATCATTTGGGAGTTTTCCAACTAAAGAAGAAATATTAGCTAATAAACAATATCTTGATATATATAAAAAATATTATAAATATACTGCATTAACCAATAGTAATGGTGATTATATGATTTTTGGAGTACCTGTTGGTACACAAACTGTTCATTTGAGTGTTGATATTACAGATATTGGAGAATATAGTATGACACCTGCTGCAATGGTTATTAATCTAGGTTATTCACCTAATTTATTTACAAACAATAATACTAGAATAAAACCAAGTAAAGATTTAGTTGATTTACCACATATTGAAACACAAGAAATTAGTGTTGATATTATTCCGTTTTGGGGTGATGTTGAAAATTTTGAAATAGGTATTACAAGACAAGATTTTAGAATTCGTGCTGAACTAAACAATACATTTACTATTTTTGGAAGTATATTTACTGATGCATATGAATCAAGATGGGCGGCTAATTGGGAAAGTGATAATGAAGTTCATGCTGTTGAACAATTATATAGAATTAATAAAGGTGATAATTATAAAATTAGTAGTAAGCGAATTGGTAATATTACTGAAAAAATATATTATTATCCAAACAATATTAGTGATACTGAAATAAATGAAAATTATTATACTGAAGAACTAGCAAAAAAAATGTTAGTTTTAGATAAAAGCCAATATACTATTCATAAAAATGATGGTGAATTTGTTTTTATTATCAATTGTAATCGGAAAAAAATAATTGAGAATGAAGTAGGCGACCCAATAGAAGTTGATGATTCATATGATGGTGGTGTATATACTGAGTTTAAAGGATTCATAACCTTAGAAATAACCGAAGAAGATTTATCAACCCCAAATAAAAAATATGATAATGCTATTGGCAGTAATAATAATTCAGTTACTGTTTTTAGAACAAGAATAAAAATTCCTCAACACGCACCAAGAAATAAGGATTTTTCGTATTATCCACATGCATTTAAATGGAATAATCAACATTATACATTTAAAGCAAATGAAGTATATAGTGTTGCAAAATTTAACGGTCTTGTAGCAAATACTAGTGGGTCTGAAACAGGAACACCAGATAATGGTTTTGAAAACAGTGATACTATAAATAAATTACAATTTGACCCAAATTGGAATGTTGGTGTTGTAGTAATTGATGATGATAATGAATTTCCAAGTAATGGTACTACTAATGTTTCAACTACGAAGGCTTTTGGTTCAAATTGGTTAAATTTTTCAATTTATTTACCTAACATCGGTTATGTTGTCACGAGTGATTTTGGTAATATGAAAACTAATTCATATTTTCAAAGATATAATGGTAGTTATAATGATTTTTTTACTAATAATAATGAAAGATTAATTGCTGATGGAATTGTTAATAATAAATGGTATTTACGTTCTGATTTACATTGGACTGATTTTATTAAAGTACCTAAAACCGACATAAAAATATTAAATAATTTTAATAAAAAAGGATTTGATAATACAACAGATAATTATTTAGCAGATAATAACTTAAAAGGTGATTATCGAAATGGTAAAACACCACCTTCTTGGGGTGGAGACCCATGCCCAATAAAAGGGGGTGGTAATAATGGCAATCCTGTGAGTAATACTAATTCTAAAGATGATAAATTTTATTTTTACAAAGGATTTGACTCAGCAGATTCAATTAAATTTGTTGCATCAATATTAAATATTTAATAAAAAACCCACCAATTAGGTGGGTTTAAAATTTATAATTTAATAAATTATTTTTGCCAAACATATTTTACTCCAACTAGATTATATCCCGAACCTTCAATTAATTCTCCTTTTAATTCTTCTGTTGATTTATTATATTCTAATATTTTAAATACCATCCCACCTTCTAATTTAAAAGTATTTTGTGTTTCATCTAAGTTACAATAAATACCCCAAACATTTCCATCTTGACAAATAGGGTTATAATATATTTTACAATTATATTCTTCAACAATATAATTAGATGGAATCAATTCAATTCTAATCTCAACAAGTCGTAATCTTGAATCGGCATCAGGGTCATCTTCAACATCAGCACAACTATAATAAGTTTTATCATCATATTCGGCTTGAACAAAATTCCATAAATCTTCGAATTCTTCTAATGTAATTTTTGGTGTTTCAGTAAGTTCATCAGGAGTAACATTTTCTTCTTCACAACTTGTACTCATAAGTACAACTGCGAACATTGCTAATAATAAATAAGTTAATTTTTTTATTTTTATAAGTTTTTAGTTAAACATACTCATTATACGGTATAAAAATTAATATGTTACAAAAATCAGAAAAAAAAATAAATGTATTTATGTTAAATGGATAATAAATTAAAAATATTACTTGGTAGTGAGAAAAATATTAATAGTGTTAATGTTGACAACTACAATAAAATTGAATTAACAAAAAAAGAAAGTAGAATAACTGAGTTTACTGTTAATGATGTTGTAAATGCTACAGAACAATTTGATAATGAAAGAGAAGCTAATGCTATATATAGAATATATGGTAGAATTGAATATTTATCATTATTAAATGGATTAAAATCAGGTTATGATAAATTAGAAGATTTTTTTAACCCTAAAAAGACTGGAAGTTTTAAAGATATATTTAATTCATTTGATTTTTATTTAGTAGCACCATCAGATACTGGTTATATTAAGATAGGAAGAAATACTAATAAATATAAAAGAAGTTTTAAAGTACTGGCAAAACCAAATAATTTTGAAATATATAATGCAGGATTTAGTAATAATGTATTTGGTGAACAAAGTTACGCATTTAGTTTTAATTTAGATTTTGATGTTAATAATTTATATGATGCCTTTGGATTTCCAATAACTGAATTATTTTTATATGCTCAATATAAGAAAATTACTTCCGAATCAATGTCATATATTAAGTGGTCATCAAGAGGTAATCATTTTAAAAGTAGTTATGTTGGAAGACCATCAGCACATATAAATATTGGTGATAATCTTGCTCAAGTAAACGGTGGATTAATTAATGATTTTATAGAATATAATGATAGTGAATATTCACAAAACCAAATTGAAAATCAAAAATATTATATAAGAACACCATATAAAGTAGGTAGTACAACGAAATATCTTGAATGGAGTTATAATCCATTAATTCCGTTTAAATTAAGATATTTTGATGGCGTACTTAGTACAGCTAAATTAAGTAAAATTGTCGAAAACACAACAACTCTTGATGTATATAAAATAGATGATAGTTCAAAAAATAAGATTAACGCAACTAAAAGTTTAAAACAAAATCTTAATACAATAACAAGAACAATTACTAATTGGGACACTCAAACAAATACATATTTTAATTTTAATGCCAATACAGGTACACTTAAATTTTTAAATTCTAGAACATATAAAATTAATTTTAAAACACAAATATATTTATCTGATGGTACTGACAAATATTTAGCAGAAACATATTTAGAAAAATCAACTAATGGAACTAGTTGGGTTAAAATACCAAATACAACTAGAAAATATCTTGAAACAAATTCAACTGAAGGAGTTATAATTGAAAAATATTATAATTCTGGTGATTACATAAGAATAAGAGTTGGTCTTATTCCAAATCCAAATGAAAGAAAATTAGAAATAATACCTGATTTTGCAACGATTATTGAAAATGATGGTAAATATGTTTGGCGTGATATTGTTCAACAAGGATATACCGAACCAATTTCTAATTTAGGTGTTGACTATCCATTTTTTAATGGAAAAAGATATTTATTTTCACCAATAACATTTAGTGTTGTTCCGAATTTAAGTAATGAAAGTTTTGAAAAACATACAAATACCATTAATGTATTTAATGAAATATCATTTAGTGATGATGCAACAATTATCGATAAAACACCAATAACTGAGTTAGATAATATAGGAAAACCATGTCAATAATTAAAGAAAGAATAAAATCAACTAATCAAGATATTAATCTAAAAATTACTTTAGATAGAAATACTAATCATATTGGTTATCAACAAGAAATTGACAAATTAACTGAACAAGTTAAAGTAGATTTAACTAATCCAATTATTGATAATGAAGTTAGAAGATTTAAATATAAAACATCTACAATTTTCACAAGTAATATCATTTTTTACTTCATTACTAATGGTAATTCATATGATAATTCTTTTCTTTCAGGTGCAGCTAATTTTACATCAAAAGAAATTTCTGATAAAAGTATTAATTTAAGAAAAAGTTTCTTTATTATGGATTTTTATGATAATTTCAATTATTATGACCAAAATAAGTTCTTTACCATTTACAACACACAAATATTAAATAGTGAAGTAAGTAATTACATTCCAATACCAAAATATAGGTTATCTGATAATAAAATAAATCAATTTAATTATTGGTATGTACCTAAAAGATTTATTGACAATAATTTATTATCTGGAAATATAATTGCAGAAGGTTATATTAAATTCAGTTTTTATAATGCTAAAACAGGTCAGATTTCATTATTTTATAATAAATATAATGAAAGTCTTAGTACTGCCGAAAAATTATATTTTAAAGTAAAATTAGATTTATTAAACATGACATGGTATTTTGATGAAGGTTCATTTCAAAAAGCATATCAAATTCCATTAAATAATTTATATTCAAATAAAATTAATGATAGTGTTGAGAAATTTGATAATAAACAACAAGAATATCCAGATGGTAATATATTTAATCCTGAAAATGGTGATTATGAAACATTATAACCAACTCTAGGAACTCTAATAGTTTTAACAATTTCAAATTCTTTTTCATCTTGAATAAAACCTAATATTTTTAACGCATATTTTGATACAAAGAATCTATCACCATCAATATTTTCAATTGGATTAGACTCAGCAAATCCTTCGAAAAGTAATGGTAATGGATTTCCTTTAACCCAAACATATTCTTGACGACTTGCGAAATTCTTTAGTACTTGTTCATCATATAGATTTACATCAACACGATATTTTGTAAATAAAGCAACTTCATAAATCATATCAACGTTTACTGGTTCAGGTATTTTAATTTGTAAATAAATTAATTGACCTTCATCCATAATTGGAACATTAATATATCTAAAACTACGTGGTTGTGGTATCCTATATTTAGTACCAAGCCTTGTACCTGCTTGTTTATCAATACGTCTAACAGTAATATATGGTGTTGGTACATTTTTATCATTATCCATAAACTTCCATGTCTTACTAAATTCACCCCAACGGTCATTATCAAGATAAAAATTAGGAACTAATTTACCATCGAGGGTTAATTCCATACCTTCTTCATTAATATAATTAAAAAGTGCTTGGTCGAGGTCTTCTAATAAAATTGTTCTTGGTAGATACTTAGTATTGACATCTGTTTTTCCCATAAGTTCTTCAATTCTGTCAAAACCATATTTCAAGTATTTAGTACCTACTTCAGGTGGATTAATATCCAATGTTAATTTATTTTTCTTTTTAGGAAGTGCCATTTAAACTTTTTTATATAAATACTCTTTGATTTTAATTATTAATTAATTATATTTGCTCAATTATGATAGTAGAAAGAAAAGAAATATTAAATGAAGACAAGTCAATAGGATATATTGAATCTGTTTTTAAATCAGATAATATATTAAAAACAACATATTTCCCAAAAATGCAGCGATTATATATTGCATTTAGTCGTGGTCATACATATTCTTATGAAAATATTACACCTGAATTTTATGAAGAATTTGAAGATGCTGAATCACATGGTAAATTTTTTTATAAAAATATAAATAAGAAAGACGAATATCCTTATCGTAAAGAATTTACACTTTATCCTAATGAAATAAATGAATTAAAAAATATTGTTGAAAATAAATCTGAAGAAGATGATTAATGAAGAAAATTATTTAAATACTATTGAATTATTAAAACAAGCATTATTATTTTATGCTAATGAAGAAAATTATTTGTTTTATAAAAATAGAGATGCTCCAGTTGCAATAGATAATGGTCATCAAGCAAGATTTGTATTAAAAACTATTAATGAATTAGATAAGATTAATAAAAAAATTGAGTCTGATTATGATGAAATTATTAACAATGTAGAAAAAGAAGAAACTCCTGAAAATATTATAAATATAATTAATAAAATTAAAGAAATTAATGATACAGATTAAATATAAAATAATCTTGTGTTTATTGTTATTTTCAATAACACCGAGTATTTATTCTAATGTAAATATTATGGTTGAGAAAAAATGTTTAAATTGTGGTAATAGATTCGAAGTTATTAATAGTAGAGAAGATAGTGCTAAATATTGTTCTAAAGTTTGTGCAAACGAAAAATTAAAAGGTGAATTAAATACTGTTTGTACTGAATGTGGTGAATTATTTCATTTAAAAGAATCTTCCAAAAAAGATACAAAAGAACTCATGGCTATTTTTGTTCAACCAAATGTGTTGCTAATTTTAGAAAAAAAGCATATTTTGGTGATAAAAATCCTAATTTTAGAAACACAACACATGATAATGAATATTTATTGAGTAATTTACCTAGATTTGGTAGAATAAAATTACATCATAAAGTAGTATTTGAATATTTAGATATTAATAAATTACCTGAAAATTATTGTGTTCATCATAGGGATTGTGAAATTACTAATAATTCGGAAGAAAATTTATTACTAATTACTTGGAGTAATCATAGATGGTTACATAAAAATTTTGGAAATGCAACATTATGGGCATATTGTCATAATAAAGTATCTTTAGAAGAATTATGTTCTTGGTGTAAAAATCCTGAAAAAGCAAAAAAATTATTACCATTAAATATTATTAAACAAAAAGAAAATATTAATGAATATATTAGTTAAATATCATAATAAAAATTGTTATTTAGAACAACACGGTAATTGGATTGATTTAAAATCATCAGAAAATATTCAATTTAAAAAATTTGAAAATAAATTAATTCCGTTAGGTGTTTCAATACGCTTACCTAAATATTATCAAGCAAATATAGTACCCAGAAGTGGAACATATAAAAAATATTCGTTAATTCAGGCAAATCATTATGGTGTTGTGGATGGACCTGACAATGTTTCTGATGGATATTCGGGCAATAATGATATTTGGATGTTTAATGCAATTGCTTTAAAAAATACTGAAGTCAATACTGGCGATAGAATTTGTCAATTTGAAATTAGATTAATAATGAAAGCACCTTGGTATATTAAATTAAAATGGTTAATTGATAATAAAATTAAATTTATTGAAACTAATAGTTTAAAATTTAAAAATAGAGGTGGTTTTGGTAGTTCAGGAAAATAAATATATACTTAAATTCTAAATTAAATAATTATGAAAGGTAAATTAGGAAAATAAATCCATATGAAAAAAATAAAATATTTAAATTATTATGATTTTGATTTATGGGTTTTCGATTGTTTAAATTTAGTTAAACCTAAAATAAAGATGTCTGAAGTTATCGATATTGTAGAATATATAAACCCTAGTTCATATGAAGAACTAGCAAAAATGATATTAATGAATTCGTTAATAGATGTGAATGATTATAATAAAAATATTAATATATTTAATGAAATAATAAAAATCATAATATTATCATATGAAAATAAAAATGTTAATATATATAATCAGAAAATGAAATTATATGAATCAATATTGGATAGAAGGAATTAAAATAAAAATAATTAAATTCTAAATTAAATAATTATGAAAGGTAAATCAGGACATAGATTAAGAAGAAATAGTGCTTTAGAACAATTAGAAGCACAACTTAAAACAGGTTTAAAACCTGAAAAAAATGATGGTAAAACAACAACCAAAAAAATTCCATTAACCGATGGAGATAAAAAACGCATTAATAATCAAATTGAAGTTTTAAATAAAAGAGTATAAAAAAGTAACACCAATATCCATCACCATAGTATTTATAATAAAATTAAGTTATGAAATACTATTTGTATGTTAAAACAAGTCCGTTAGGATTAAAATATTTAGGTAAAACAACAAAAAATCCGTTTAAATATAATGGTAGTGGTGAATTATGGAAAAGACATTTAAAAAAACATAATTTAAAATCTATCGACATTCAAACAGAAATTATATTAGAAACTGATAATGAAAAAACATTAATAGAAAAAGGAATTGAATTTAGTTTAAAATATAATGTGGTAGAATCTAAAGTTTGGGCAAATTTACGAATTGAAAATGGTGATGGTGGTGACACTTCAAAATATATTGATTATAATAAACAAATATTTCATACTTTTGAAAGAAGTAAACATTTAAATAATTTTTCATCTGAAGAGGAAAAGAAGTTATTTATAAAAAATAGAACATTAAAAATTGATTATAATAATCCAGAAAGATTAAGAAAAATTAAAGAAAATACTGATTGGGTTTCATGGAAGAAATCAATAAAAAATAGAAAAATTGATTATTTAAATATGAAACGTAATGTGGTTAATAAAAAACCAATATTACAATTAGATTTAAATGAGAATATAATTAATAAATTTGAATCAATTAGTGAAGCATCAAGAATTCTTAATTATGGTCGTAGTGGTATAATGCAATGTTTAAGAAAACGAAATAAAACAGCATTTGGATATAAATGGAAATATAAACAATAAAATTAAAAATTATGAAAATTATTAAACCAAATTATGAAATTTTAACAACAATTAATGGTGATGAAATTTTAAAAACAATTGAAAAAATAGCAAGAACTTGTTATAAGTCAGAAGATAAAATTGATAATGAATCATCAAAAAAATTAATTACACGATTAATTAATAGTGGTCATGAAGCAATGATTGAATTTTTTGATATTACAGTTAAATTCATATGTGATAGAGGTGTTTCACATGAAATTGTTAGACATAGATTAGCAAGTTATGCAGAAGAAAGTACAAGATATTGTAATTATTCAAAAGATAAGTTTGGAAATCAAATTACTTACATTCAACCCAATTTTTGGTCAAATTGTCCTGAATCTGATGATGATTGTGAAAAATATGCAATTTTAAAACAAGTTTTAATTGATATTGAAAAAGCATATAATAAATTAATCGATTTAGGTGCATCACCACAAGAAGCAAGATATATATTACCAAATGGATTAAAAACAGAAATAAATGTAAAAATGAATTTAAGGGAATGGAGACATTTTTTAAAATTAAGATGTTCAAAGGCAGCACACCCACAAATGAGAGAATTGGCAATACCATTACTTGAAGAAATCAAAGATTTATTACCAATAATTTTTGATGATATAAAATATTAAATTATGGACGAAAGATTAAAGGATATTGATTTAATTAATGAATTAGGTCAAACATTTTGCGATGTAGAAGACCAATTATCAGATGATGAAAAGCGTTGGGGTGATACTTGGAAAGAACGTGGTTTAGTTTATAATGGTATGAATCAAGAAACACGTTGGTTTTTAAAAATGCAAGATTATTATAATGATTTTGTTGAAAATGGTGTTCCAATTCCTTGGAGTAAAATAATGGGTGAAGCACATATCGCATTAGTTAGAGAAAAAATACTTAAATAAATTGAATGCCGATGTCGTATATAGTTATTTTACTATTAGTAGTAGTTATACTATTGCTTGCAATGGCATTATATTTATTTGCTAAAAAATCAATATATTTATCTAAAAAAGAAAAAGAATTTATTATTTTTGTTATAGATATTTTTAAAGAATATGGTGATGACTTAGGAATCCAATCTAAAGACCAACATAAAAAACTTGTTGAAGAATTAGAAAAGATTAAGAAAAAACACTTAAAAAATGAAGGGAGTTAATTAACTCCCTTTTGTTTCACTTAAAAATGGAACAACATCTTCCTTAATAGGAACTTCAACAATTCTTTTCCATTTCTAAGTATTTATATTAAATTAGTGATATGAAAGATTTAAATGTGTCTGGAATTTATAAAATAACTAATGTTATCAATAATAAATATTATGTTGGTTCATCATATAACATAAAAATAAGAATACGTAAACATTTTGAATTATTAAAAAGAAATTGTCATCATAGTATACATTTACAAAATGCATATAATAAATATGGTAAAAATGTTTTTATTGTTGAATTATTAGAAAAGTGTAAAAAAAGTGATGTTTTATTGATAGAACAAAATTATTTAAATAATATAAGTAATTGGAAAAACGTATATAATATTTCACGAATTGCTTCAGGAAATAATTATGATTTATCAATACATCCAAATCAAAAAGAAATTCGTCTTAAAATGAGTGTTGGTAATTTAGGTAAACACACTAAACCATTTTATATTAATAATATTAGATATGATAAATTACAAGATGCTGCTAATGAATTATGTGTTGATATTAAATCAATTTCAAGTAAACTTAAAAATTGGAAAAATAAAAACTGGTATTACGAAAACAATCCAAAAATAGGTGAATATGATTCTATAAAACATAAAATATATTTTTATAAACCATTTATTAAGAAAAAATATTATTGTATATGCGGATGCGGAAAAGAAATTAGTAAATATGCTAAATATCATAAAGATTGTCGTAAAAAAAATCAGAAACAAACATATAAAAACAATCCTGTTGTCATTAATGATGTTGAATATATTAACCCTAAAATAGCATCACAAAAATTGAAAATTAAATACGCAACACTAATTTATCGTATTAATAGTAATACTATAACATTTATGAATTATTTTTATAAAAACAAACCAAAAAATATTAATGAATTAATAACAATTGAAGAAATAAATAAAAAAATATCAAAAAAAAATAAGGGTAATAATTACGCATTAAATAATAAACCGTTTAAAATTGATGATGTTAAATATCATTCATTAACTGATGCATCAAATAAACTTAAATTGAAACAACAATTAATTTGGGATAGATTAAGAAGTAATAATTTCACTAATTACATATATTTAGACCATTGATTCACCAGTTTCTTCATTATCATAAAATGGGACTGAATCGGATTTTACGGGAACTCCAGTAACTTTTTTCCAGTAACTTTTGAATCCTCCAATTGTTTTTTTTGTTTCATCAGTAACATTATTTGCATTTTCAACTTCGTAATATCTATTTTTTTCACCACTCATATTGTATTCAATAATATCACCTCTATCAATTTCAATCTGTTTTTCTTTTAATTCTTCGAGATAAACACCAAAACTAATACTTCCACTATCATCACGTGATATTCCACCCTGACTATTACCATAATATTCTTGTTTACTATCTTCAATATTAACCATAACATTTATAGTTACTGGTGTCATAAATTTTTTATCTTTAGTTTTTGATTGACCATATAAAGCATGTGATTTAGTTTCAATAAGATTTATTTTATGAATAATAACTGTTTGTGCATTATCTGTTTGTAAAAAATTTCTACCATACATAATATCCAAATCAAAAGAATTATTATTCATAAATAACCCCATTCTTTCATCTTCAATATTTTTGAACTGTTTTTTCTTTTTCATTAGTAATTAGAATATTAAATCGGTATAATTGGGAACATTGGTGGTTGATAACCACGTTCTTTATTAACGTTTTCAGCAATTTCTGCACGTTCTTTAGTTAAATTAGCTTGACTAATTTTTGTTAATTGGTCAAGTATGATTTTTTCAGTTTCTTCTTTTAATTTAGTTCCTTCATCAAGTAAATGACGATAATCCATTGTTAGTTGTTTTTCGGTAACACCGAGTTCACCACCATAAAAACCTCTAATACCACCAACTACCATTTTTACTTTAGCAATTAAAAAATTTCTGATTTGTTGCTTCGCCACATCATTCATTTTACTCCATTCTAATATTGTTGTTGGTGGGTCTGATGGTAACTTAACGACATCTTTATTATCATTTAAACATTTTTCTCTACTTTCATCAGTACCATCAGTATCATAATACCAATACCAGACTTTTCTACCACTATAATGTTTTCCCCAACTATTTGCTATTTCGTGACGGTCATTAGGTACTGGATATAGATGTAACATTTTCTCACCAGAAGCCAAACCAGTTATACGATAAGTTAATATTGATTGTAAAATTCTTCTTTTTGTCATTCGGTCTTGTGCTGATAATAATGTTGAATATGTTGGTTGAACATATAATGCAGGACGACCAAGATAAGACATTCCCATCATACCAGCACTCCAAGCATTTAATGCAAACGGGTCAACTAATCCACCATCAATTGGTGGTGGTGTTTCCCAAAGTACTTCATTAACTTCTCTACCAGCAGGTATAATATAATGTTGAGTATGTGCTGAAGTAATAATAAAGTCTCTTTTAAGCTCCCAGCCTCTTGCTGCTGGAGCATTTGTACCTAAACCAACTTGATGACTATATGCATAAGTAAAATTCTCCATATATGCATTTGATTTAGTTGTGAATGCTGCAAGAAAATCACCTGTTTCTTTATTCATTCCTTCTAAACCAATCCATTGTTGATGAATTAACCATTGATTAACAATTGAAGAATAATCTTCAACAACCATTTCTAAATAAGAATCCATCATTTTATCTTTTATTATGCATGGTCTTAACGGATACCCTAATTCATGTTTAACTTTAAGGTATAATTTATTCTTTTCTGCTACAGTTATTAGTGCCATTATTTAAATGTTTAATATAAATACTATAAAGTTTTTTTAAAAAAGGGTTTCAATATCAAAAGTTTATTATATATTTGTAGTTATTAACGTAAATTATGTATTATGTATAAAATCGAATATAATATTGGATTAAACGAACAAGGAAGACCTTATATTGAATTACCTGAAGATTATGAACACCAACCCGAAGACCGTTTTTTTGTAATTGAAATAGCAAGATGGATGTTACAAGATTTACTTACACGAAGAATACAAGACTTAGACCAACAAATTATAACGGCAATTGATGAGTCTGAAAGAGTAATTGGACAAATAGGTGATGAAGTAGCTGGACTATTATACGGTAATATGAAGGCACAAGGAGAATTAAATATGATGTTAGATAAGTTATATCATATTAATGTAAAATCTATTGAAGAAAGAGACGCATTACCTAATAAAGAAATTTTTTTTAATGGTAAACTATTTGATAGGGTAGAAGGATTACGTGTTCAACTTAATAGTGACCCACGTGGTGAAAATAAATATTTTTATAGACAACATGATTTCTCACCAATTATTGAAATATATGAATTAGTTGATGGAATAACTAATGACCATTGGGTTAAATTAAGTACTGAAGAAATTAATGAAAAATTAGATAGAAATGATAAATAATATTAAATTTAATATCCAATTGGATGTGCAGGGATTATCACGAAAAGAATATTCTTTAATTTTAGAATTATTTACAAAAAATATTTATGAATGTGATTTAAATAATACAATATCTTTAATAGAATTAGATAATATATTGCATTTAAGTAGTAGAAGATTCTTAACTAAAAGTATTGAATACCCCAAAATGACACATGATGAATTAGATATACGTGAAACAAATATTGAAATAATTGGATAGTATGATTATAGCAACACCAGAACAGGAAAGAATATTCATGTTCACGAGAAAAAGACCTGAAAATATTTTGATTAAGGCATACGCAGGTACAGGAAAATGTCTAGGAATTAATACTCCAATATTAATGTATGATGGTACAATTAAATTTGTTCAAGATATTAAAATTGGTGATTTATTAATTGGTGATGATTCAACACCGAGAAAAGTATTAAAAACTAATAATGGTTTTGGTGATTTATTTAAGGTGATACCAACAAAAGGGGATGAATGGGTATGTAATGATGTTCATGTTTTAACTCACCATCATGAACAAAAAAAGAAATTATTGGATATTCCATTAAATGAATTAAATTACCCTAAATACCCAAACGGTAATTTCAAGTATGCAAGACTACAAAGAGTTGGGGTTGATTTTAAGACACAGACAATAAAAATTGACCCATATTTAATGGGTTTATGGTTAGGTGATGGAACAAAAAAAAATGGGTCACCGACAATTTCAGTAAATGTTAATGAAAAACCCATCTTAGAATATTTAGGTAATATTAAATATAAAAATATTACACCAAAATTCAATGAATATCAAAAAAAATTAATAACTGTCTCATTAACCACACCTAATTTTAACGGGAGAAAAGTAAATAATATAGTAAGAGATGAGTTTAAGAAATGCTTAAATACTAATGGTAGTTTTTCAATACCTAAAAATTATTTAATTAATTCAAAAGAGAATAGATTAAAACTATTGGCTGGAATCATTGATAGTGATGGACATTCAAATAATAAATATTATGAGATTACAACAAAACATACTGAATTTGCAAAAGATTTATTATTTCTTGCAAGAAGTTTGGGTTTTGGTGCATATATCATACCTAAAAAGGGGAGAATTAAATTACTAAACTTTATTGGTAATTATTGGAGAATAATAATAACAGGTTCATTTGAAAATCTACCTTGTTTATTAGTTAGAAAGAAATGTGAAGCAAGAAAACAAATAAAATCTGTTTTAAGAACAGGATTTAAGGTTAAAAATATTGGTATTGGAAAATATTATGGTTTTACATTAGACGGTAATGGAAGATTTTTATTAGGTGATTTCACAATAACACACAATACTAGTACAATTGTTGAAGCAGTTAAATTATTACCTGTTGATAAATCAATAATGTTTTTGGCGTTTAATAAACATATTAAAGAAGAACTTGGTACAAAATTACCTAAACACGTTAGATGTTATACTACATATGGTTTGGGTATGGGTGCAATTAAAAGAAAATATGGTGATAAAATCCAATTTGATGAATTTAAGGCAGATAAGGTTATTTTAAAAAAATCGAAATCATGGGGATTGGATGATGAATTAAAATCTGAAGAAGAAATTTCGATATACCTCAATAACATGAAGAAACTCTGTAATTTATGTAGATTGACTTTAACAATAAAACCAGAATTTATTCCATATATATCAGAACGCTATGATATTCCACTTAATAAACCAAAAGATATTAAACGTATCTTAAAAGTATTGGATTTTATGACAACAGATAGAAAAACATTTGATTATACAGATATGGTTTTTCTACCTGCAATTGATAATAGTATTTGGTTTTTTCCACAAGACTATGTTTTTGTTGATGAAGTACAGGATTTAAATCGTTGTCAGATTAGAATAATTGAAAAGGTTTTAAAACGTAATCGAACAACAAAAAAACTTGAAGGTAGATTAATTAGTGTCGGAGATTTCTTTCAAGGAATTTATGGTTTTAATGCTGCTGATGAAAAAAGTTTTCAGTGGTTTGAGAAATTTCCTAATACTAAAATATTACCACTTTCAGTATCATTTAGATGTTCACAAGCAGTTATTAGAAAAGCGCAAGAGATTGTTCCTAATATAAAAGCACTTCCAGATGCTCCAGAAGGCAGTGTTAGAGATGGTAATGTTTTAGAAGAAGCACGTAGTGGTGATTTTGTACTTTGTAGAACAACAATGCCACTAGTAAAACTCTTTTTTGAATTTCTTACACAACGTAAAAAAGCAATTATTAAGGGAAGTGATATTGGAGTTCATTTAATTGAATTAATTGGTAAAATTAATAATATTGAAAAATTAAAAAGTTTTTGGGAAACAGAACTTCAGTCATTTAGAAAAGATTTAAAAAAAGAAGGCATTTTAAACCCAAATGACCATAGTGGATATACAGCACTTGAAGATAAAGTAATGACATTATTATTTCTTGCTAGAATTTCTGATAGCATATTGGATTTAAAATATAAAATAAAAACAATTTTTACTGATGAAATACAGGGAATTGTATTAAGTACAGTACATAAAATTAAAGGATTAGAAACAGATAGAGTTTTTATTATCAGACCAGATTTATTACCAATGCAAACAGCAAAACCTTGGCAATTTGCTCAAGAAAAAAACTTGGAATATGTCGCAATAACAAGAAGTCGTTTAGACTTAATTTATGACCATAATTGGTCAGATGAAGATTAATTTTACTTAGACTTTACATGAGCAAACTTTTTATAATTTCTTAGTATTTACATTAAAAGATGTTATGAAAGGAAAAATATATTCATTAAAAGACCCTATAACTAATAAAATTAAATATGTTGGTCAAACTAAATTTAGTTTAATTAAGAGACTTAATGAGCACATTAGAAATTGTAGGTATGAAGAAACTAAAAATCAAAATATATATTTATGGATTAATAGTTTATTAGATAAAAATTCATTACCTATAATCGAATTAATTGAAGAAATTGACATTGAACTATTAAATAATAGAGAAAAATATTGGATATCATTCTACGGTAGTGATTTAAAAAATATGACTAAGGGAGGTAGTGGAATTAATTTTATTAAAAAAAGAGAATTTACTGAAAGTCATAAAAAGAAAATTGGTGATGCATGTCGTGGTGAAAAACATTATAATTATGGTAAAAATGCTGTAAATAGAAAAGAAATTATTATGTTTACAATCGATGGTCAATTTATTAAACATTTTTCTTCCATAAAAAAGGCATCGATATATTCTAATATTTCAATTTCATCAATAAGTAATTGTTTAAGAGGAAAAAGATATTCATCTGGTGAATATATATGGATGTATGAAAATGAATTTAATGTTGAAAATTTAATAAGAAAAATTAAAGAAACTGAAAAACATTTGTCTAATAAGAGAAAATCTATTAAGATTCATAAAATAGATATAAAAACAAATCGTATTGTAGAAACCTATGATTCATACAAAGAAGCAGCAAGAATTAATAAAACTTCTGATAATGCGTTAAGATATGCATGTAATATAAGTAAAAGTCAGATATATAATAATTATAAATGGATAAAAAAAGTTAATCATGGATTGGATTGTTAAAATAGAAGGTGAAGAAAACAAGAATAAAAGGATTCGAATAATATTTAATCCTATTGATGAAAAAATCATTTTTAATGGTGAATATAAAGCTAAAAATAATTGGGAAATTTTTAGTAAAATTATTCATGATAAATTAGATATTTCATTAGAAGATATTCAAGAAAATATGGAACAAGTTCTTTTTATTCTGAATAAAAGAGTTGATGAATTTGAAAATTTAAATAAAGGATTTAGTGTATTAAAATGGATTGCTTTAGAAGAATAAAAATAAGTAAATTAATATTTCCATAAAAATCCATTAATAGTTTTTTTGTTTTTACACCATCTTGATATTGTTGATTGATTTACACCTTCAATTATTGAAGCATGTTTTGTTGAATCATAATCAATTGTATTATTATCAATAATATTTATTTTATATACTTTCTTACATAACACTTCTTTTTGTTTAACAGATAAACCCCTTTCTTTTTTTGTTTTACTTATTTTTTCTCTTGTCTCAATATCATGATTTTTACCTAACCAATATTTTGGTGATTTTAGACTAAGTTCTTGTTTTTCATCATCAGTCTTTATTTTACCATATTTTTTAGCATTATCAGTTCCTGCTTTAGCTATTCTTTTATTAATCCATTCATCTGTTTGTTTAATACCTAAATGAGATTTGGACATTTTTTCTAAAGTTTCGATATTTGGAATTGAATTACAACCACCTATTTCAATATTATATCCAAATTCTTTGTTAGTTGTATTATATTTTAAAATGTATTTAATTTCTTTCGAATTTAGTTCTTCAATAGTTTGTGCTGAATCAATAACTGAAAATTCGAAATTATCCCAACCATATTTATTAAATGAATTATTTAAATAATCATTACCAAAACCTCTTTTATAGTCATTAATTCTATCACTTAATGCACGAATTGTTTGACCGACATATTTTTTATCATTTACTTTATTCCTAATTAAATAAATGATACCAATTATATCTTGATTCCTTTTAGGATAGAGTAAAAGAAGATGTTTAATTGCATTTAGATGTTTTTTATTATTTGCTTTAGTATCGATAAAATAAAAATATCGTTTTTTTCTATATTGATGAACAAACTTAGCATCAGGGTATTTCGATAAAATAACTTCTTTCTTCATACAACCTAAATTACTTCTACACCACCTACTACCTCTCAATTTTCCATCAATTATGACTCCAAATCTCTTAGATTCTTTTTTATGATAATAATTTCCACTCATAACACCAACATATTTCCAATTTAATGATTGATATATTGTTCCAACTTCACCAGCAGCAGGGTCTACTGTTGCTGTTATTATTCTATATTTAGTATTCTTTTTTAACCAATCAGTAGCTTTTGATATAAAATATGATGCTGTATTTTTTGGTGTCCACCATAAACAAACTCCTCTACTTAATAATATTAATTTATCAGTAAAACCATATTTATCCCAGACACCAGTATTATCGGCATAATCATTACTAAAAACTAATACACCACCAATTTGTTTTTTATTATTAACGTTAAAATAAATACCAAAACAATATTTAACTATAAATGGCATTGATTCTAACCATTCATATTCAATAATTATTTTTTTTGCTGTTTCTTTATCAATTAATTTAATTTCAGAATTTTTAAGCGTAATTTGATTTAAATCAAAATCAATTTTTTCTGATTGAGATTTTTGTTTTCTTATTTTAAATTGATATGCTTCCATAAAGATATGTGTTAATGCAATACAAAAATAAAAAAAGAGTTGGAACATTCCAACTCTTTTTAAAAATATTTCAGTTTATTGATTACTGTAAGTCACCGATTCCGAAAGTCTGAAGACCATCGCAATAGATTCTACCATAGTAACGGTTTAATACCATTTTCTTAGCATAACGAGTCATGATACCACGTATTGGTGTGAAATCAAACGGATTATACATTACAGGAGTTAACTGCATAGGAACGTATGGCGCATATATGTAACCGGTCTCAAGAATACTAGTTCCTTTATGACCAATAAGCACAGTGTTAGCTGGAGAATATGGGTCACGATATACTAAATAACGTCCACTTAAAATACCGATTTTCTCAATACCCATGTTGTATTTATCCTGCTCTGGAGCAGCATTAGATACGTGGAAATATTCAAGGTCATCAAATACAGCAGATACTTCAGGAGAAACAACTACCCAAGATGCACCACCACGAAGTGTTGCTTTGTGAATTTGTGCAGAAATCTGATTGATTTTAGTAACCAATGTTTGATTCCAGTCTTTTTGTACACCGTAATATTGATTAGTACTACCTTGTTTACGTAGTCCATTATAATCCCAACGAGCAGTCCAAGCAGCACCTTTACGTAAGTCACGAAGAATTTCACGGTCTATTTCAGCAGCCATTTGTTCAGATAATAAAGCAGTTAATTCTGCTTCAGCATCGATATTATGGAATGCAGAAACGTCTTGGGCTAATTCAGGTGTCCACATAGCACGCATTTTACGTGTTTCAACAGAAACAGGAACTTGGTCTAATTGGAAGGAAACTTCAGCCATTCTTGAGTCTTCTTCAAGGTCAGAATATGTTCTGTAAGTTACACTGAAATTAAGTGTACTTGCACCACTAAGTGGTTGATAACCATTAGTACCAGCATAAGTAAGGTCAACAAGTAAAATTAATTCACCGTCTTTACTTACAATAGCTTGTCCGTATTTCTGTACTTTTACATTGAAAGGAATTGCATCACCAGCAGTAATACCTTCTTCAGTATAAGGTGCTGGAGCAGTTAAATCAACGTCAGCAACAACTCTTAAACCAGCAAGGAATGATTCAGTGTCCATTGGAACACCAGTAGGTCCTACCAATTTACCTTCAGCAGTACTATAAATATCACCAACAGTTAATTGTACATATTTATCAATACCAATTGTAAATGTTTCAGCAGTAGTTGCACCAGTTACAACAGTAATATCACCTTTTGAACGGTCAAATAATGATGTACCTTCTTCATCATATTTACTTGCATAGAATGCATCATATAATGAACGAGTTTCGAACTGAGTTCTTGAATCAGCAGCTTTATCAGCAGCATTTCCATAAGCACCATCAGGTGAAGTATGAACGCCAGCAGTTTGTTCTGATCTAACACTAGTTTTAGGGTTAATATAGTACAATTTACCAATAGGTAAGTTAAGTGCTTGTACTGACACGATATCATTTGCTAATAATTTAGCGAATACTCTTCGAATTACAGGAAAAGCAACTGTTTCAAATTGACCACTATTAGATGAATCTGATGATTCATTAATCATGTGTGACAACTGATTCTCAAATAATTGAGCACAGTTTTCTTTTATATTTCCTTCTAATCCTTCTAACAATCCAATCTTTTCCCAACGATTAGATGTTATTTCTCTTTGTTCACGGAGTTGTTTTAATCCAATATTACCAACTTCCGCACTTTCCATTAAAAATCCCATTTATTTATATTTTTTATGTTTTTTAAATTATTTTTTTATTCTCTCTTTTTTCAACATACTCGATTAATCTTTTCATTTTATTGATGTGTTCATCATCTGCGTATGCTGTTACTTCTTTTGCTTCCTCAATATTTTGTTTTGAAGATGGTGAGATAGAGGCACTCACCTTTTTTTCAATACTTTCAGATAAAGTAGGTTTATTTTCTTTCATTTCTGATAAAAATGTTTTATACTTTTTCTGTGATTCAGCAATTGTATCTACTTTTTTAAACTCGTTGATAATCTTAATTTTATCTTGTTGAGTTAAAGCAAGACTTTCATTAACCAATAGGTTATTTACATGTGCCAAATTGGTATTAAATGTAGCCATTTCTTTAAGTTGATTACGATATTTTTCAAGTGCAGACTTATATTGTTCTACTAATGTAGTCACTGACTGCTTGAATTTCTTAGTTTCGTTCAATTTCTTTGTTAAACCTTTGTTTTCACTAATTAAACTACTAATCTTTTTATTTTCATTTTCTTTCATTGCGTCACGCAATCTATTTTCTTTACCATAATTGGTATTGTTATGAGAACCTGTTTTTCTTGCATTATGATGAGTTTGAGTATGTTCCATATTTTCATCAACTTCTTGTTCATCAACAATTTCTTGTTCATCCATTTCTGGAGCAGAACCTAAAACTGCTTCAACATCAGCATCAGTAATATCTTCTTCATCAATCATTGATTGAGTCGGTCCGCCAGCATTTACTTTATTAGCACCCTGTCCACCATTATTTTTTTGTTCGGCAACATTCATTCCACTTATCATTTCGTCAAGTTGTTCTCTCATCTTAACTAATTTAGTAAATGCATCACCTTCTTGACCTTGAGCAGAACCACGTGGTTCTAATTCTGGACGAGGCAATCCACTCATGTCGCTAAGTTCTTCTTCTAAAGAGTCCATCCCTTGAATTTCATTTTCAATTTCATTCATTGTGATAATTTCATCATCATCTTCTGCTTCTTCGATTGCAGAACCAACAGCTTGTTGGTCAAGGTCTGTCATATCAAACTCTTCTTTTACAGAAGTCTTATTCGCAAGAGTTTCTTTTTTTGTAGTAATTTTTTCACTGTAAGTATCACCGTCTTCGGTTTTACCATCAGCTTTATTAGGAGTATCTTTTTCAACATCTCCCATGAAATCTTTCTCACGTTCTTCTTTCACAACGTCAGGTCCGTTTTCTGGTGCTTTTTCATCAAATGGTTGATTCTTTTCTTTACCTTCTTTTACAACTTTTTTAGTCTCTTTAGTTTGTTTTTTCATAACATCATCTTCTTTATTAGTTTCGACATCATCTTTTTCAGATTCTTTACTTTCGTCTATTTTTTTATATGACTCTTTTGTCTTTTTATTTTTATTTAATTCTTCCTTTAATAAATCATTAAACTTTTCAGGATATTTTTCAGCTAAATTTTTTTTAGCATTAGCAATAGCAGCTTCTTGAATCTCAGTATATTCAACAAGTGCTTCTTTAATTACCGATTTTTTTTTATCGTTTTTCATTATTTATATGTAATATCTAATACTATAATTTTTATATAAATACATTCTTATTATGAAAAAGTGTAATTTTTAATAAAAAACACCTAATTTTCTTGCATATACAATTTTTTATCATTATATTATGCGCTTTTATAATAAAAATTTATCTATTGCAGTTATTATTTTATTGTTATCTTCTTTTAATAAAATACCGTTTTTATTTACATAATTTTCTCCGAAACTCATATCACCATTTTTTTCAGGAAAAAGAAATGCTCCCGGTGTACTTGGCGTTGCCACTAAATCAAACCCAATTAATTCAAAATCATCTTGAACTAAATTTTCACCATTAATTTCTTTTAAAGTTCCTACTCCACGACTTGAAATACCTAATTTAATTTTATTTTGTAAATACAATACAATTTTATCACCAATAACTGAAACAATACCAAAATTAATGTATCCCGGTGATACAATTAATTTTAATTGACCAAATAATACATTTTCTTGTTCACCAATACCCCACCACATTTTAGTTATCATATGTGATATATTATTTAATGATATTATTGATGAATCAGGATGGTCTGCTTCAGATACAGCACTATTTGTATTAACTAATTCTTGATATATATTAACTTGTGGTAATAATACTTCCTTTGGATAAATCCTACCATTTTTATTTTTTACACCCCATTTTTGTAATATACAATTAACTAGTACGGGTTCATTAGGTTTTAATTCAAAATTTTCATTAAGGATATTTTTGTTAATTTCAGAATTAATAAATCCAGCATCATGTTCAATTAAAATACCGAAACCAGTATCACCTTCTTCTAATATTCTGCTTAATTTTTTTTTAAACATATTAATTTGTTTTTAATAAATAGTTAATAATTTTATTTTGAGTTAATAAGGGTTTGATTATATTTCTTAATGATTCTATTGTTTTCAATATCAATATTTTTTATAAATATATCCGTCTCTAAGTCATTTAATATTCTACTTATTTTCTTATTAATTTCCTTAAGTTTATTAATTTTTCCCATCAGAATTCTATTTTATTTAAGGTCTTTTATTAATTTTTCAATTACATTTAATGCTTCACGAATATTTTTAAATTCAACCTTATCAACTTTATCACTTAATTCTAATAATGTTGAAACACCATTTAAAACATGAAGGGTTTCTTTTTCACTTTCCATCCATTGACGGATTCTCTCATTTTCATGTTTTAACATTTCAACTCTAAGATTATCTAAAACACTTGAATTTTCTTTTCTAATATTATCTATTCGTGTTATATTTTGTTGTTGTAATAATTTAATTTCATTATTCTTCTTTCTAAAAATTTTTATATGGAAAAATATTGATATTAAAAAAAATAATATTATTACAATAAATAAATAGAAGAATATATTTTCCCAAATTGAATGAATATTTTGATTTAATATCTCTGTTGCTTTTAATAACATCATTTTCGTTTAATATAAATAGTTTAAATAATTCAATTTGGTAGTAATTATTATATTTTTTATTCTAAGGTATTTATATGAAAAATATAATAATGGCTGAAGAGAATGTAGATGATAATGGTAACGTAATATTAATTGACCCAAATACAATAAATATTAATAATAATATTGTTAATGGTATACCTCAATATGAAAATATGTATATTTTTGCTGAATTAACTGCAAAAAGTAAAGAAAGAACTGTTATCATTGATAATAATGTAAGTAGTACTAAATCAAAACCCCCAATTAACTTTATTGGTAACAATCAAGATAATGAAACGAACGACCCCAATCATTTAAATTTTACTACAAATTATTATGATGGAAGTAATCCAGATGGACAGCATTATGAAGGTTTCGGTATTAATAATATAAAAATTACAATAAATTCATCGTTTATTCCACAAGTCAATATTCAATTTATTGATATTAGAGGATTGGCATTTTTTAATCAAACTGATTCACCATATCAAATGCTATTTGATTTTCCACCACCAATATTTAAATTAACAGTTAAAGGATATTATGGAAAACCAATAGCATATGACTTACACTTAGTTAAATATACATCAGAATTTAATGCTGCTAATGGTAATTTTGTTATTGATGCACAATTTGTTGCACTAACATTTGCACCATTAACAGATATTTTATTTGGATATGTTGTTAATACATCATTAATTGATAATAATGATGATGGTAATAACTCAATGAACCCTGAACCAAAAGAAATACCAAAGAACACTTTTCAATTAATATTACAATTAAAAAGTCTTTATAGTGCGACTTCTGATTTATTGAAAACTGAACAAGAAAATAATGATATAAAGAATAATCTTGACATTATTAAATCAATTAATTCAGTTATGGAAATGTTAAATCCTTCAAATATTAAAAATAATGAAATATTAAATAAAAATGAATCATATTTAGTTATGGTTGATACGAATCATGTAAAAAATCAAGATAACACTCAAAACAGTATTCTAAGTGATAATGATATAACAGAAATTAATGATTTATCAGTAATTAATAATAGAATTAAAAATCAAGAATCAAATGGTATTGAAACATTATCATCAACAAAATTATTTATTCTTTATGTTGCTGGAACAAATAAAACAATTAGTGAAAATAAACCCAAAGAATCTTTTTGGGAATTTACAACTGAAGACAATTCATTATTTGAAACACCATTGCTTGAATATAGAAAAATTTTACTAAATCAAAATGTATTATTAGATAATATTAGTGATAGTGATATTGGTAAACCAGAATCATTTTATAATATAAAAGATTTTAGAGATAATAATAGTAAAACTAATACAAAATATTATGGTATTGATATTACAACATATTATACTAAGTTATATAAACAAAAAGATAAATTAGAAATAAAAAATAGAAATATTGCAATAGAGTTAACAACAAAAATTAATGCATTAACTCTAGAAAAATTGGGAATGACCCCGTCAATATACAATATATTTAAAATAATATTAGATGATGTAGATAAATTCTTTTTTACATTAAATTCAACAGTAACTACTGCTGATGAGTCACATAATATAAGTTCAAATAAAAGAATAATTTTAGCTGATAGTTCATATAATGAAGATAAAGAAAATAATCCTCATATTTATCCATTTCCATTAATAGTTAACACTACAGCAGGTAGACAAAGTCGTGTAGCACCACTAGAATTGAGTAGAAAAGTTCCTTTTCCTGAACTTAATCTTGTTGATAAATTTATTGATGCATTTAGTGACCAAATCACTTTTACTCAACAATATTTTGCTAGAGACGATAAAAATGAAGATAATGTTAATAATTGGATACCAATATCTCCATATGATTCAACACTTGGTGGTGCATCATCAAAAAGTCCATACTTAGAAATAACAGATAACATTCATGATGAAGTATTAAAAAAATTAGTTGAACGTTTTTATGTTTTAAGTCAAGGAACACTTACAGAATCATTTTACCCAATAAATGATGAATATATTTCATTAGCTAGCGCAAATATTGATTTATATTCTGAAGCCGAAGCAATTAATTTAATGTCATTTATTACTGAAAAAAACATTGGTCTTTTTACTGATATGGTTAATAAATATTCTAAATCAATTAATAATTTATATACTGCAATGGGTAAAATAAATACTGATTATGGTACAATATATGATTTTTCAGATGAACCAGAAAGTTTTCAAATTGGTGATGGCGATGTTTATGTTGATAAAAAAAATCCCAATTTTAAGGGTGTAAACTTGGAAGTTAATAATATAAGTTATCAAGGAGATACATCTTCTGAAACATCAATCAATACTTGGTTAAATACATTTGGTACTGATGCTTGGTATACTAAATATTTAAAATTAAATGATATTCAATATTATTTTAAATATACAACAGAAAATTTAATATATATATTAGATGTTACTAATGTTGTTACGGACTCATTCTTGAGTAAAGATAGAGATGAAAACGTTATTGGTGGTGTACAAACTTATAGCAGGTATTTAGCAGAGGGTGAATACTTAAGTTATTATAGTGAAAGAGAAAAATATGCTTATCCAGACCCAAAATTTGATTTCTCAACAAAAAATACCGACTTCCCGGGAACTGGTACTGATTCTGAAAGACAAACAATTGCACGAGATCTTGGTAATATTTCATTTAAACAATTAGATGAAAATAATGTTTTTGATTATGGTAATAATATTATTACAATATGGGCAACTATTTTTGGTAAATTAGATAATGAAATAATTGATACAATTATTGGTTCAACAACACAAAATTTAAGTCGATTATTAATTTTATCTAATTTTGGATACACAATTAGTCCATTTAATGTATATAAAAATTCATTAAATTCTCAAATTTTTAATAATGCAGCAGTATTTCAAGTTCCAGCATTTTATTCACCATATATTGGTGCACTTCTCACTGCGATTGAAGATGGATGGGATGATGATATTTTTGAATATTTTACAACAAAAACTGGTAGTAAATTTGAAAATCGTGGATTCTATGTTTTAGCTGATTTACATGACGTTAATAAGTATTTATCTGATTATGATAAAGAACAATTTAAATTAATATATAATAGATATAAAAATAATATTCATAATGGTATTGTGTTAAGTATTAAAGATATGTATGACGCTGTTAATGTTACAAATAAAGGAAAATATATTGATAGTAAAGATATTGAAGGCTTAACAAAAATGAAAGAAATTCAATATAATAGTAAAATCTCGATTTACCTTTATCTATTAGACTCAAATATAGGTAATAAATATGATGAATATAATTATATTGGTAATAAAGGAATATATTTTAATCCTATTTTAAGTAATTTAATTGAAAGAAAAAATATAATTAATTTTTCAGAACAAACATTTAAGATGGTAGAAACATACCCAACTAATTATTCTTCAATTAAATCATTAAATGAAGAAAATTCTGTTTATGAAAAATATAATGAAAAATATTTTAAAAACTTTTTTTTAAATTTAAAAAAAAATCTTAATGAAATTCAAGATGAGATTGATAATAAAAATGATGAATTAAAAAGAATAAAAGGAAATGACCACATTATAAATCAATTATATTATTCATTTAAAAATATTAATGATAAATGGTTGTATAATCAATCAAATAGTGATAAAAAATATCCATTTAATTATAAAAATAAAAATTTAATTGATTCATTTGCATTTGTTGATAGAGGAATGAACCCAATTGGTGAAACAATCATTAATTGTGAAATTTTAACTGAAATGTTAGAAGACCCTAATATTAGTCTGTTTTCAGTGTTATCACAATTATTATCATTAAATGGTTTTGAATTTTTTCCATTACAAAATTTTTTAAATTTTGAAACAAAAAATAGTTGGGTTGATTCATTTAAAATACATGATGGTGGATATGATGATATTCAAAATACACATTTTGTATGTATGTATGTTGGTGGGTCATCAAGTTATCCATCAATATCAAATAATGGTTTTCAAAATGATGGGATTATCGATATTAGTAAACCAAATATTAGTGGGTTTTCAAGAAATACTGATGAAGAAAGTTATACTGAAAATGTTAATCAAGTTAAAAAAAATGATAATTTTCCTTGGAGTCAAGTAAGAGCATTTAGAGTTAGATTTGGAGAACAAAACCAATCAATGTTTACTGATATAAAAATTGATAGTAAAGAATATCCAGAAACTAATGAAAGTATTCAAATTTTATCAAGATTGGCTAGTGATAATAGTCCAGATGCTAAAGTTCCAATTGGACAAAATCTTTATAATTTATATGAGAACAGGTCATATAAAGCAACAGTTACTGGATTAGGAAATGTAATGATTCAACCAACACAATATTTTCAATTAGAAAATATTCCATTATTTAATGGGGCATATATTATCTTAAATGTTGAACATGATATAACTCCAAATAAAATGATAACAAGTTTTAGTGGTACAAAATTATTAGAATATCCAATACCAAGAGTATTAGAAGCAAATGCTTTAAGTAGATATAATGGATTAAGCGGAGCAGATGCAGCTACTCTTGCTTTTGAACAAAGTCAAATTACTGTTAGTAATAATGTTCAGACACATTATTTGGCAATGTACCCAAATAATTTTGATGATAAAAATGAAATTACATTAAAAATTTAATAATATGCCATATAAAAGATTAACAACATTAGGTGAAGAACATATTAAAGAAAAATGTAAAGGGAAAGGTAATTCAAATCTTAAAGGAAAAAATGATTATGTTTTACCTTTTACTCCAACACCAATATCACCAGATAGATATTGGACTTCAAATCCAGATATTAATGGTGGTATTGAAACCAACGATGAACTTGCTAAAGCAATAATTAATTGGTATAATAAGTATGCTGCATTATATAATGTTGACGCAAATATTATAGCAGCACAAGCATATATTGAATCAGGATATAAAGTATGGAATTATGCTCCATTTCCTAGTAGCGCATCTGGAATTAGTCAATTTACATATCCAACAATTTATGATGTTATTATTGATAACAAATTTAAAGGAATGAATGGTAGTGATATAAAAGCAATTACAAAGGGTATGATTGATTACACATATAAACCAGACGAAATTCCATCAAAAAAATCATTCATTCAAAACAATTCTGAAGGATTAGAAAATAGAATAATAATTTTTCAAAACATTATCGATAATCCTGAAATTATGATTAAAGCACAGTGTGTATATATGGATGAGATTTCAAAAAAATGTGATGATTTAGCAAGTTGTACGTTATTTGGATACAGTCGTGGACCGTATTTATTAAATGAACCATCATCATCATATACCATTTGGATAAATGCTGCAAAAAGACATGAACCAAACTATGAGCTTGAAGGCATTAACTATGTATATAAAATATTTAAATTATTATATGATAGATTTGGTTATAAACAACTTAATATAACAGAAGAAGGAGCAAAAAATTTCGATAAATTTTTTGGTACTCTTGGTTAAATAAAAAAGGTATGTAATATAATACATACCTTTTTTATTAAAACGTTTATTAATTTATAATAATTCCTTCTTCAAATCATGGAGTCCAATAATATTATCATCAACATTTTTTTGATTATAAACCATTTCTTTTATTTTCTCAATTGCTTTCTGAATATTGTCTTGAATATTAGCTTTATCAATTCCTTCTAAAATATTGAGTGTGTCTTTCTTATAAGTTTCAAGTAATGATTTTTTTTCCTTAGTACTTGCTTTAATTAGTGTTTTTAATAATTCTTTATCACCTTCATCAAGACTTTCATATTTTTCGTTAAATTTACTAACAGCAATTTCAATAACATCTTCATTTATTTCTTCGACATCAACATTTTCAAGTAATGCTTTCTTTGGAGTTTTAATATAATTAAAAACGAATGTAAATGATTCATGAATTTTATCAACATCAACATCATCATTAGTTTTTAATGATTCATCAATTAGATTATTAATTGCATTATATAATTGAACCTTTTCATCATCTTCATTTAGAATATCTTCATTAATGAATTTATTTAATTTTTGACGTTCCTTAATAATTTCATCAATAGTATAAACTTCAAATAATTTAATATTATTATCAATATATTCTTTAGCGAAAATATCATTATCTATGTGTTTACTTTCAATATTATTAAACACTTTAAATTCTAATTGAAGAACAGGTGATTTTTTTATGACATCAAAAAAATCAAATGCGATTTTTTTTGATTCTTCAATTAATTTATCATTTAGATATGATTCATTTAATTTATTAGAAATTATTATATTAGCAATTCCTATGTTGATGTTTTTCATATTATATAATTTGATTTAATATAAATACTATTATTAATTACAAATATTTATTTCATGTAATTTATTAATAAATACTTGAATTATTCTTCTAAGTCAATATTTTCAATATCAATATCTTGAGTTTCGTTTATTTTTTCTGTTTTATTAATGCTTTCAGTTGATTTTAATAAAATATCAATCTCATTAATCATATTTTCAGCACCTTTATTTAATTTATCATTAATATTATTATTTTCTTGAATTATTTCTTTTTCTTTAACTTGTTTATCTTTTTCAGGTTCTTGTGGACTACCATAAACTAATTTCTCTACTTGTTTAATGTATTCATCTTCGCTCATATTTTCCATCATAGGTGGAGCACCACTACCAACAGGAGCACCACCACCTAATGGTGGCATTTCACCTTCTTCACCACCTACAGGAGCAGGAGGAGCACCACCACCTAATGGTGGCATTTCACCTTCTTCACCACCTTCTTCTGGTGGCATTCCACCTTGAGTATCACCAGTAAGTGGCATATCTTCAATAGGTTCACCAAATCTCTTGTCAATATCAGTAAATAAACCAGATTTCTTAATTGTAACTGGAGAATCTTGTAATTCCTGCATAACAACTTTTTCCATTTTTTGTTGTTTCAAATCATCAACAATTTCTCTATCGCTCATATTGAAAATCATACGTTTTGCTGTTGTATGTGACATTGCTGCAATACCTCCTTCACCACGAGTTAATTCAGTATATGTTTGTGCTTTATCACGAAGTAATTCTGATTTCAATAATTCTTGTTGTGTACTAGGATTTGTTAATGTTATTGAAAAACTACTTAAATCTTCACCACTATAACCTAATAAATAAAGATGAACCATCGCCATTTTATTAAGTTCCTGAATCATTGCTTGTTGAATACGATTAATTTTTTTTGCAAATCTAATATCGTATTGTGCCATATTTTTTCCACCACCAGTGGCATCTTGAAAACTTAAAAATGGTTTAGGGATACCAAGACCAATAAATAAATTATCTCTAAGATATTCAATATCGTGTATTTGGTCAAGATTCGAAGCACCCGGAAGCGTTTCAATACCTGTTTCGGTATTGGCATTTCTTACAGGCAAAAAGTAATCTTCATCATTACCTAATATATTAAAACGATAATCAATTTGACCATCATTTGGCTGTACTTGTGCTTTTTTCTTAAAAGTTGTTGCAACTTTATAGATGTAATCTTCAATATCGTCTTCATCAATATTTCCAACATCAATTTTAAATACTTTTTTCTCACCTGCACGAATAATACGATAAGTAAGCATAGCATCTTCAGCCATTACTAATTGACGAAATACTCTACGCACCTTATTCAATAATGATGAACCATAGGGTAAATATTTATCATCACCTAATAGTCTAAAATGAGCAATTTCAAATACATTAAATTCGTCACCAGTCATTCTTTCTTTAAACTTAACCATTGGTTTACCGTCTTGAATTCTTTCAAATCGTTCAATTTCGTAATTAACCAACTGTTTTACGTGAGTAATACCTTTTTTACGTTCACCATATAATAAAACAAAATTATCACCATATTTACAAACATTTCTTACCCAGAAAGGTAAATTAACATTAACATTTACAATATCATAAAAGAATTCTTCTAATAATAGTTTTATTCTTTCTTTATTGCAATAAATATTCATCATTTTACCGTTCAAACCAATACTAGTTGCTTCTTCCATAAATAAATCCAATGCACTACTAATTATTGGATAATACTCCATACCTTCATAATCAATATATGCTGGAAGTCTTGCTGCTTCATATTGAAGTGCTTTTTGAAATCCCCTATCTGTTGTACGGAAAAATTTACTTTGAAGTTCACGTTTTTGTTCTAATTCTAATCCTTTTCTATGTATTTCTTCAGGACTATTCCCTTTAATAACAATCTTTGATTTATCAGGACTTGCTACAGGTGCAATTGGTGATGCTTCTTGATGACCAAAACCATCAAGATTTAACATCTTATTTAATTGTTGGTATATTGTTCCTTTATTTTCTTTTTCGGCAGCCATTTTTATAATTTTTTATAGTTTTTTATAAATACTTTAATATTTTGGAAAAGTCAGTTAAATATAAATACAAATTATCTTTTATTTGTTTCTTTAATTTCTTTAAATAACCATGAGTTTGCACCATACGGATTTAGAGGATTTGCTTCATCTCTATCAAACATTGGTTTCTTTAAATTTTTTATATTTTTCCCTATTTCATCAATATCATTTAAGGTAAGAATGCCTTTAATCATTTTTTCATTAATACCTCTATTTTGTTTGAATTTAGCCATATCAAAATTTAATACAAATAAACCAATTGCCAAACCCATTATACTATCATCATGAAATGTACGTTTATGATCAGCTACACGATTTCCGGGGACAGTAATAAATGTTTTTAATTCAGATAATAATCTACTTGACCTAATAATAACATCTTCTAAATGAATTGCTCTTTGCATCTCAAGTAAAATTGATGGACGATTATTACCGATGTAAAACCCGGGAATTAAATCAACAGCCGATATAGCACCATCAGACATAGTTTTTTGACCTTTTTTGATATAACCTTGTAATCTATCTCTAGTAGGTTTATGTGTTATTTCAGCATGATGCACATTATCATAACCAATTTCAAGCAACTTTTCAACAGTATGGACACCATGACCACCAGTAATATCAATAACAGCATATGCATTATTATATCTTTTACCATATTGATATGCAATTTCTGCAAGTAATTGTGGACTTATTTTACCATAATATTCAGCGACCTGTTCTACTTTATGTCGTTTAATTTTTACTTTTTTTATTTTACCATTTTTATTAATAACTTTTTCTTCAATAATTTCAACAGTTTTTAACATATTTAATGTTGAAAAATCTTCTCCATGACCCGGTGAAGCATCCATTGCCATTATATAATTCTCTCCAACAACAGGTTCTTCCCAAATCCACATATTATTATCAACATATTCTTGACGTATTGGTGGTAAAATTTCATTATCTTGAATTCTTTTAAGATATTCTTTAGCAATAAAGTTATCACCTGAACCAAGGAAAGAACAATTATGATTTAATATATTATTTGCAAAATATTCAGCATTTTCAGTATCAATCACATCATAAAAATCACACCCATCAACAATCTCAATTGATTTAACAAAAAAATCACCATCAGTTGTAGTTAAATATGATACGTAAGGTACAATAGATTTAACAAAAACATTAACATTACCTGCAATAAATACATGGTCTTCACTAACAATAATTGTATCATCATTTTCAAGAGTAATCTTATATGCGATATCTTTTTTTGTTTTACTAATACCTGCAAAATCAACGAACTCACCTGACGAATTTAATATTTCAAAATCGGTATTTATTAACATGTTAAAAATTTAAGACATTTATTGATAATTTCTTTAGGTTTTTTATTTCGATTATAATCGTCAGATGTAATAATTAGTATTTGATAACCCATCTTTCTTAAAATTGAATATCTAATATTATTCTTTTCTTTATTATGCCAATAATTTCCATTATATTCAATAATTTTATTTTTATGTTTAAAATCTATCATCATTATTATATTTTCGTGATTATATTTCTTTGGTATTCGGATAACATATTCATGATTTAAATTATGGAAATATGTGTCTTCTTTATCTGGAATTGAATCATATAACTCCCAAAATAATTCTTGAGAAATTTTACTATATCGATTTGCTTTTAATTTAGTTAATGTCTTCATTTTTTTTAAAACATATTTTTCATATTTTTCAATGCCTACATCACCATATTTATTAATATGCCATTCTAAACTATTTGTTTTATTTAATTTAACCTTATTTTTTCTAAATTCATAATGCTTTCTCCAATCATCACCAAATTTTAATTTAAACCAATTTTTTGATGGATATTTAGGCTCACATTGTGCACACCCGATAACCAATTCATTATCTGCATTGAACTTCCAATGTTTTAATTTATTGTGTTTTTCACAATAAATATTAACATTATTAATTAAAATTAATAATCTATATGAAAATTTATTTAAATTTTTATTTAAATTATCCATGTGTTTGGTGTGATGATAAACACTACAATATAAATTAATATCTTTGGAAATTAATTTTCTATTACCTGATTTTCCTAAATAATTTTTATAATCATTTTTTAAGAGTTCAATTGTTTCTTCTTTAGTATAAAATTTATTGGTGTTTTTTATAGTTTGATTTATATTATCCCAATATTTTTTTGCTGAGTTATCTGATTTTTCAATAAAATCTCCTATGGTTCTATCAAAAACCATTATTTTATCATTTATTGTGATATTGTTAATATTACAATAATATTTTTTTAAAAATAATAATTTTGCATATAATGTTTTATTCATGGAACATATTTGCATGTCTTTAGTATATTCATTAACTACATTAATTAAATTTGGAAAATCTTTATTAAACATTGATAACCCACCTTTTATTCTATATTTTTCAATATTAATCGATAATATCTTATTTAATAATTTTATTTTATTCATAAATTTACTTTTATATAAATACTCAGAAGAATTGTTTTGCTCTTTTAATTTTTTATATAAATTTTCAATACTAATTTTTCCAATTTCACCAGTTTTTTTATTTCTAATAGTTAATGATGCATTACCATAAACACACAATAACTCTTGTGCAACTTTACGCATATCACCATTAGCATTACGCACTTGTATATCAAACCAAGCGTTACTTGCTTCCCAACCATCTTCAACTAATTGTTTTCTTTGTTCATGAGACCTACCATTATCTTCTAATGTAATTTCATTTTTCTTACCTTTATTTTTTAACCAAACCAAGTCTTTATTATATCTTGGGTCATTATACCACCAAAGTTCAACTGCATGGAAATTATTTTCATTTTTTCTTGCACCATCAAATGTTTTGTAGAAAACAGCATCAAGTCCTGAAGGCGTACTAACCATTATTGCACGACCACCAGTAACTAATGATGGTAAAGCTGCTGTCCAAAATTCATTTCCTTTTTCTGCCCATGCAGTTTCATCCCAAAATAATAATGTTGGTGTATAACCACGTAAACTTTTAGATGCGAATGCACCTAATTTTGAATCATTATCATATATTTTAAGTTTTTGAGTATCTTTTAAATTCTTTTCAGTATTTCTACCAGTTTTAGGTCTAAGCCACGCAGGACAACTATCAATAAAATCAACAACATCACTCATTAATTCACCAGTGGCTGTTTCTAATTTATCAGCAACAATTGCAACTTGTCTATTTCGATTAAACATTATATACCAAGCAATATATGCACATGTTGTTGTACTAACACCAGCCTGACGATATTTATTAGCAACAACAAATCGATGGTTTTGATATGATTTAATTAAATCTTTTTGAAAGTCAAATAATTTAAATGGTACAATTGTACCAGAAACACCTTGTGTTTGGTCAAAAATTGTTAAATATGTTTCAATGAAATAAATTGGATTCATTGCACAACGAAGAATTTCATCTTCTTGTTCAGTAAAATTTAATTCACTAACCTTTTTAACACCACGAGTTTTTGTGATGATAATTGGTTGAATCTTTCCTTGTTTTTTTAATTTTTTAGCTAATTTTCTTGCATCATCCTTTTCTTGTTGTCTTTGTGTATCAATAGGTATTAAAGGAATGTGTTCTGGAAAATTAGAATCATCACTTTTAGATTGTTCATTTAAATTAAGATTTAAACTAACATCATTTTTTTCAGAAGAATCTAAATTAATATCAAGTTCGTCAGTCATTTATAAATATTTATAAATAAATACTATAAATAGCAAAACACGACATATATTTTAATATATCGTGTTTCGATTTCCTTCTTCTGAACGGCAAGATGAACTTAATTATTGAATATTTAAATTTTTTATATAATAAGATTAGTAATTATAATTCAATTGATGAAGTTTCAACAAAACTATTGTTTTTTAAAATCATCTTTCTTGAAATTAATAGATTCTTAACTTTCTCAAGCGTCATACCATAATGAAAAACTAATAATGGAATATCATCATTATTGTTTTCGAACATACTTTCATAATCACTAAAAGGTGCTGGACTATCATCTTCTTTCTCAATTTCATAAGCTAATGCATGAATTGTATGATAACCATGCATATATTCTCTATCAACAGCTTCATGCAAACAGAATAAATCAAATGAACTTGTTTTTAAATTAAAAATACCATTAATATAATTTTCAGTTGGTGGTAACACATTGTCACACGCAGGACTTAAATCCCAGCACCAATCTTCAACTTCAATATTTTCTGGGTCTAATGAAAAAATAAATTCATATAATCCTTCATCTTTTGCATTATAACCAATTTTTAATACATAAATTAGCTTTAAATTTTTTTCATCGTAATCCATAATATGATTTTAATATAAATACTTAAACTAATGAATCAAAACCAAATAATTCTTTTATTTTATCATTAGTTATTGATAATGTAAAACCATACATTTTTAATATATGAATTCTTCTTTGTTTTATATAAGAATAAATAGAAAAAAAGATTATTGAAATACTAAACAATATCAAGGAAGTATGTTGATATTTAAATAATAATATTGATGATATCAATAAAAATAATGTAATTAATTTTAATATAATTTCCCATGAATGTATTACATGTAATATATCGTCCCAATATTTTACAATAATTCTTCTAAATTCTAACCAATCACAAGCAAGATAATCATTTTCAACATCTTGGACAGTTGAAAATATATCTTTTTCTTTTTTCTTAGAACCACCAAGATAAATTCTTGTTAACTTAAAACCTTCAAATGTTCTATGTATCATAATTAATCATTTTTATTATTATACGACTAATTAAACTATATGTTACAAAAAAAACCGAAAATTAATTTTCGGTTTTTTTATATTTTAATATTATTTTTATTATCCTAATCTACTTCTACCACCACCAGCAAATGTTGTTGATTTATCTTTTAGTGATTGTGGTTGATAAGCAAGTTGTCCATTATTTAATCTTATTGTACCACCATCATTTTCAACATATTTTTTTATTAAATCATATTTAACATTAGTTGGTGTATTTTTTGCAACATTTCTTACTGCACCCATACTACCTAATACACTACTATATGTAGAATTAAATAATTTCTCAACACTTTCTGCGTCATTTGGGTCTAGTTTTTGAAATTTTTCTTTAACACTAAAACCAAATATTTCATTTATATTATCTTTTTTTTTAACAATTTCAGATTCATATAATTTGAATTGTTTATCAATAACTCTATCAAGTTTTTGAATTGCCTTAGATTTTGCACTCTCATTTAAACTAGGTTTTTTTATACCAGCATGTTCTTCAAGTCTATTTCGAATATATTTTCTAAGTTTTTTTTCAGTTTTACTAACATCTTTTTTATTTTCATTTAAGCTAACATTTACACTATCTTTAGTCACTTCAACTGTTGTTGTTTCTGAACCATCAGGTTTTACAACACCACCACCCATTGAATCAAATCCAGAATGTATATCCATTTCAGGTTCTTTATGTTTACTTACATCTAAAAAATTATCTTCTGTTTCTTTGGCAGGAGTTTCTTCAGTACTGATATCAAGATTATCAATATCTAAATCATCTTCTTTCTCTTCAACACTTTCTTTCATTTCTACTTCAGGTGTATTATCTGGACTAAGTTTTTTCCCTGCTTTTTCAATAATTTTAATATTAACATCTTCATCAAGTGATGATTCATCAAGTGATTGTTGTAAGATACCAATAGCATCTCCCCAATTTTCTTCATCACTAGCTTTTGTCATATTAACTAAACCCTTAATCATATAATCTGCTTTATCTGTATCATAATCATCACCATGTGCTTTTTTTAATACAGTAGTAGCATATTCTCTAAATTCTTCTTCTGAATTAATTTTATCTGAACTCATCTCACTATTTTCTTCTTCAAGTTCCATATTTGGTTGAATTTCAGTATGGTCAATAGGAAGTCCTTCTTCATTGGTATATCTACTTAAATCAGCACTACCACCAGAAGCAACTTGATTTTTTATTGTTGTTAAAATACTTTGAACATTAATTGGTTCTTTACCAGCCTTTTTCATTCTTTTATTTAAAGCATCAATTTGTTTACCAAGATTTGCTGCAAAACCTTCAAGTTTTTTTACTTCTTTTGGTAATTCACCTGTATGATAACTTTGTTTAACTGCTGTTGCAGCATCACCTACTTTTTGTCCTACTGCTTGAGCACCACGTTTAATACCTTGACCAGCATCTTTAGCTAAATTTTTAAGACCACCAAATAATTCATTAATTTGAGCATCACGGTCTTCAGTTGTTGTTTCATTCATTTCAGTTGAAAACGGTTCAACTTGATTTGCAAATTCTTCATGACCATAATCACCTTTTAATTTTTCAATAATTTCAGGTGTTATAAATAAAGCAATTACTTTAAAATCACCATCATTTTGACCTTCACTATTTGCATTAGCATAACCGCTAATTAAATTAGTCATTTCTTCTTCACCACATTCTTTAATTGAATCGGCATCATATCCACGTGACTCAGCATATTGTGCAAAACCTCCACATTCTGAACATTCTTCTTCAGCTAATTCAGGTTCTGTTTTACTACCATCAGTATCTTCAACATTTTGACCTAAATCTTCAATATCTTCAGGTGGAACTACTTTTGTAATTTTTTCTGCCATTTCTTTTCTATCTTCAATATCGATATCTGGAAATTTTTCCTTAAATGCAGATAGAAATGTTTTAACATATGAAATAATTTGAGAATCAGTTAATTCAGTTTTTCTTAAAGTGTTAGTTAATTTACCAAGATTTTTTTCAATTTCCCTTGTAGCTTCACCTTCTTCACCCTCACCATTATCAGTTTCTTCACCTTCACCATTATCTTCTTCACCATCAACATCTACATCAACTTCTTCACCACCATCAGCAGATGTATCAACAGGAGGCATATCACCACCATCAGCATTTGGCATTGCATCAATTCCAGCATCCATTTCTTCACCACCTTCTTTACCTGCAGGAGGTATTTCTGGTTCAGCAGGAACTTGAGCAGCATCAGTAGCAGCGTCCAAATCATCAACTTTTTGAGTAGCCATTTCAATTTCTTGACTAGCTTTATCTTCTGTCAACATTTTTTTTGCTTCTGCTCTACTACCGTTTTTACTTACTTTAGTTGAAATACTTTCATTAATTGTATTAAACAACATATTTCTTTGCTTTTCAGCTTCTGCTAATTTACCATATTGAAATTCAGTAAGATTTTGTAGTCCACCAATATAAGCAAAATCTGCAATACTTAAGTTTTCATTAAGACCACCTTTTTTAATATAATATTTATGTTGTTCTTTAACAATACCATATGCAACACCATCTGGTGCTCTTTTGTAATCAATTAAAGTACCTAATGTACGATTTTTAGATTCTTTTATCGAAGTTTCATTTATATTACTTAAATTTCGCATTCTTTCGTAATATGCTTCTTCTGATGTATGTTTTTTCATTTGAATAAATTTTTTATATGAATTATTTGTCTTATATTTTTTTATAAATACTTAATTAAGTATAAAAATATAAGTATCTTATATTATTTCATTATTTTCATTAATAATTTTATTCTTAATAAGCATCTCAAAAACTCTTGGAGTTATGAGATTCTTACGTTTATAATTATTTATTATTGATTGATTTGCTTTTTTATTTGAAACATTTTCATTTAAAAATTTTGTATTATTATGTAAACTTTTTACAATATCATAGAAAATTTTTTCTGCTCTTTTACTTTCAACATATTCATTTAGTTGTGCATTTGTAATAATAAATCGTTTCATAGATTATTTAATTATTTCATCAAGACTTAATGTTTTAGTAAGATAATCTTTTTTCATATTAATTAATTTTTCAAGGTATTCACTATTTCTTAAAATTTTAAATACAAGATTTTCTGTTGAAAATTCACCACTTTTATTAAGTCCAGATTGTCTATATCTTTTTATTTTATTTTTTAATGATTCATATTTTTTTATGAAGTTTTCTTCATCCATATTATCTTCTAAATCATCAATATTATTCATTATATCAGCAGCTTTCAATTGAACATTTGCACTATCGATATTAACAATTTTTTTTGTAGGTTTTCTAATCCAATCATTTTTTATTAAAGAATAAGTACCCGATGAATGATGTGGCTCAGCACTATCTTGAAAATACATTTCAACATCATGACCTTTAACTTTAATTGGTAATTGATTAGACCATAATTGTTTTTTTAATTTTAAAAAATCGCCAACAAATTCTTTATTTTCTGAAATTTGAGTAAAATCCATTACAATATGAACATCCAAATCAGAATTTTCATTATAATTATAATTAGCCATACTACCTGTTAAAATAATATCATCAAATTTAAGATTTTCAACATTACTAAATTCAATGAATCTCTTGGCATTCATTAATAATGTTTTTCTAACATCATTTTTAATTTTCTCATCAGATTCCCATATAAGTGGATTTAATGTATCATGCATTTGAATGGTTGATACATCAACATTATCGGGTTCAACAACTTCTTTCAGTGTTTCTGAAATATTATGTCCTCTCCAATACTTCGCAGCCCAAAAACGTGGATTTTTTTTATTTTCACTCATAATAATAAAATAATTAATCTACAATTCCCATTTTCTTTTCAAGAGCATTGTATTTTTTCTTAACTTCATCATCTGAAAGGTCTTTTAAATCTTCTTTCTTACAAGTTTTGTCATTTTTACAGATAAAATTTTCTTGAGATTTTCTGTCATCTAAATGATGTTCATTTAAATTATTTTCTTGAATTTCAACTTCATTATCATTTATTTCTGGTTCATCAATTTCCTCAGAAGAAATTTCTTCTGAAGAAATTTCTTCTGTATCACCATGAACTAATGCATAAATTTCATCAACCTTTGCAGTTATTTCTTGAAGTTTTTCTTCTGGAGATTTTTCTTCTATTTCTGGAACATCAGAAGTTTCTTCACCAGTTTCAGCAGGTATTTCGATATCATCAGTAGTTTCTAATTCTTCAAAATTTTCGTTTAATGTTGGTTTAAATGTTTTATCGAGTCTACCCATAACTTCGAACAATCTTTCCTTACTATTTTTTTTCATATTCTTGATTTTTAATATAAATACTTAATTTAATTAATCATTTTTTATAAATACTCAATTATATTCAATTGGGTTCAGTATTTATTATAAATTCCTATATAAAATGAATTTAGAATGTAAAAACAACATAATTACCAGTAATTTGGCAATACATATTGACCTCACAAATCCTAATTCATGGGATTTAAATACTGGTTTAACATCATTTAGTTTAACTAAATGGTCTAATGCTATTTCAGATAATCTAAACTTAATTGATTTTGGTTTAACTGGTTTTGATAACGGTAGAACAAATATAATGTGGGATGGTATTACATTAACACCAAACAATAATTTATTTTCAATGCATAGAGTTGGTTATAATATCGTTAATAATCCAACTACAGAAGAAACTAGTGGTGTTACTGTAACAACGGAATTTCTACCAATAACAGGAATAACATCTGGAACTTCTGGAAATTATTTTGAGTTAGATGGTGGTTATTTACAAGGTTTTTTTAAATTAGAAGATTATAATTATGAATTACTACCTGCTCGATATGATAATGGAATTACTATTGAAACAATATTATTTTTGAATACAGAATCGCAAGGTATTTTTTATATGATGGGTGCTCGTTCTGAAAATAAATATAATCCATATTTTAGTGGCGAAACTATTACGGGAAGTACAGTTAGTGGTGTAACAACTAGTTTAAATAATTTTCTTGATGCTTTAGAATCATATAAAGTATTAAAAGATAATTTTAGAGAACCTGAAAATATGTATCGTACAAAATATCGTGAAGTCCAACCTATTGATAACATAAAAAATAATATTATTGCATTTGAATTAACACCAGATAAAAGATTAGGATATAAATATATTAATGATGATGGTATTATAATATCAAATACATCACCATCAACAATTGATTCAAAAAGTGGTCGAACAATAATTGATATAGTTTTCGTTCCAGATAATATTATTAGTTCAGATGAACTAGAATGTGCTGAACGTAGATTAGGTAAGCTAATCTTTTATGTTAATGGTCGTAGATTTTGGATAATTAAAGAATTTTCTGAATTTTATTTTAAAGGTTTTATTAATGAAAAAGAAAAACAGATAGGTGTTCCGTATTCAATTAGCTGGGGTGGTGGTAGTTTTGGATTAGGAGAATCATGGCATTATGATTATCAAACATATATGATTTATAATAATCAAGATAGTACATATGTTAATAATAAATTTATTGTTGAACCCGACCCAATACCTACTGATTGTTATACACCACCAACTGGTGATACATATTTAGCGGGATTATCATTAAGTGCTAACAGCACAACATTTACTTATGTAAATACCTGTGAACCCGATATCGAACTTCCTCTTACTGTAATGGAAATCGAATATACTGGTGGAACAGGTAATACTTATTTTATTAAATTCAATCAACCAATATCAGTATTATCCAATAGAGATTATGTTGTTGATTTATCTGTGTTTGTTAAAAATATTTTTAATAGTGATGCAAAAAATAAAATTAGTATTTTAATGTATAGTGATGATGTTGATGTTAATATTGTTAATGATATTGAATATATATATCCTTTAAGTAATACTATTTTATTACAAGATAATGCGCTGGATTTACATCCATTTCCAGATAGATTAGAATATCAATGGTCTGTTGATAAAATTGTATATTATGGTGAAACTGGATTTCCAGTAACCAAAGAAAATATTAATTTAGTTGGTTATAGTCGTCTAGATACTGGTGAAATTGGTTATGCTGTTACTGGTCAAGAAACTTGGCTTGATTTACAAAGTACTTTCAGAACTTCGGATAATACTGGTCAAAATTCAGTTTATCTTGGATTATTAATTGAATCAACTAAAGAACTTATTAGTGGTGGTACTATCTTCGTAAATGATTTTAAATATACTGCTGCTGATATATTAGTGAAAGATGAAAGAAAAAATAATTTAACTATTGAAGAAAATTTTGATTATAGTTTTATTGGTGGAATTCAAAAATTAAGAATATATAATAATGCTTTAACATCATCAGAAATATTACATAATGCAATGATTGAATCAAATAATGACTTAACTGATAATTTAAAGATAAATAAAGGTGGTAGAATAATATATAGATAGTTATGGAGATTGATAATTATTACGAAGAATATGAAAATTTATTCAGAGAAATATTGATGGATATGGTCAATAAGTCTTCAAAAAAACATATTTTACGAAAGATAAATCCAAATATGTATCAAAAAGCACTTAATGATTTCATGAAATTTGGTAAAATAACACATTATCCTACAAAATATATTTATGATTGGAAAAATATAATTATTCAAAATTTTTTATATTTAGATGTTATTACAATGTTTTTTGGTCATACTAGTTATTTTGATGTTGATGCTTTTAATGATATGGTACTTAATACTGATGAAACAGGAAAAAGAGTAAATGATTGGGGTGAAGCAATGAAATATATTGAAAAAATGGGATATGATGAAATATTAGATAATATTTTACCTAGATTTTCAAACGGACATGATTTAATTAGTGATTATGGTTTAGAATCACTGAGAAAAATTGTTGAAGATTTAATTAATACTAACGACCCTAATGAAATATTAGTTTTAATAAATAAAGCATTAGATATATCACACCAAAGGTCTGATTTATCTGAATTATTTATTGAAGGTGGTGAAGCATCATTAAATAGGATTTCAGGAATGGATGAAACTATATTAAAAATAATAAATGAAGAAATTTTAAATTATTATAAAGATAATGAGTAAATTATCTGAAATTTATAATGGATGGAAAAATTTAACATTTCAAAATTCTCAAATAGAAGAAGAAGCAAAAAAACGTATTGAAATCTGTGTTAAATGTAATAAATTAAATAATAGGAATTTTTGTGTTCTATGTGGTTGTTATATGCCAGCTAAAGTAAGAAGTCTTAAATCACATTGTAGAATAAAAAAATGGTAATTAATAATTGGTTTTAGCATATTTATGGATATGATTAGACCAATCTAATCTATTACTTGTCGTAACAACATATGTGTTCTCTAATGCTTTTCCTTCAAGTTCATCAGAATTAATTTCTAACTTAGAATAATTATTAAGAATATATGTCATACCATCAAAATCAATTTCTAATTTCCCATTTAAACACATTAAAGAACCAACATAAAAACGTTGTTTTAATTGAAAATAAGAATTTTGTGGAATAAAGAAAAACACATTAGATTCATTAGGATTATTTTTATTAATGATTTTTTTATATTTAATATCAACATTATCTTCACAATTATCCCATTCAGTAAAAAAACGAACAATAAATCCATCAGTAATTTCGTGAATTGATGGCAATTCTTTAAGTAATTTAATTTTACTTTTACTTATAAGTGAATCAATTTTTTCTAATATTATTTTTTTTTCAGCATTCATTTTAACAATATGATGTATCTTTTATCGTATCTTTTATTTCTGGTGTTTTTATATTTAATGATTCATTTTCTATGAAATCTTGAATATATTGTCGAATAAATAATCTTTGAATTTTTTCTGGTGCATTTTCAAAAGCAGTAAATTTAATTTCATCACCGTCCATAGTAAATAAAGAAACATTAACATCACTCCAATCAAAACCATTATACCAAGCATCACCATCATCTTGCAATCCATCAACACTAATATCAATATCATCTGAATTAAAATATAAATTAAATAATAATGGTTCTTTTGATGAATCATAAACATATGCCATATCAATTGAATATTCCAATCTTAATCGGTTAGTTTCTTCAGTATTAAGCTCATTCCAATCTCCAGTAATACTTGAATCAGCAATTTTAACTATTTTCACTTTATCATCTTTATTTAAAAGTGAATCACAAATAAACTGTTTTTGTAGTTCTTCATTTTTTAATAAATCAACAACTTCTTGTTCTTTAAGAAACTCATCATTTCCAAGAAAATCAAAATCTGATATTTCTTCATTAATGATTTCAATTACATTACTTTTAATCATGACATATTTTATTAATAAATAGTTAGAAATATTATAAAATTTTTTATTTTTTTATATTGAAAAATAGATTTATGAGTATTTATTCTTGAAAGTCATTGCTTAATTATAAATTAAGTTAGGTCTGAGTAAATCAGGAATGGTTTTTTAATTTTATTGCCAGATAGTGGTTATGTAAAATTTGAGACTTGACTAATTTTCTGATTGCACCACATTTATTTCGTGGTGCAATCTTTTTTTAATAAAAAATCGATTTTTTATCAGATTTCTTTGTATTTATGATTTTAAGTGCTATATTTGCACTGAATATATTTTTAAGATGAAAAATTTAGTGAACATACAACCCCAACCGCAACAACATCCACAGGATGGTGAATGGGGAAGCTACACTTAATTTTTCGAGAAGAAGTTTTGGGTTAAACACGAACCCCATTCTGAAAAGAGTGGGGTTTTTTTATAACCTTTTTTAAATAAAATCGTATAAGACATGGCAAAGGAAAAAAGTGTTGAAAACAGAAGAAAGAGATTGGAAAGACAGCTTCTGCAATTTAAAGACAATCCAGAAAAGGCACGTAGAATGCAGGGTAGACTGGCTGCTTTAAAAGGCAAGAAGTAAGACAATCGGGATATAGTACAGTTATAAATTTTATCTGGGTGTTCCACAGACGGCTATATGGGCGTGCCTTGGAAGCACGTGTTCGCAAGTTCGAATCTTGCCACTCAGACAATAAAATATTATATGGTGTTTGAAGCATTAAGGTGATGGCGCCAAACTGTGAATTTGGAGAAGACGGGTCAGTACCGTCCTTACACCCTAAAAACTTAAGTTCTTTGAAATATTATTACGAGAATGTGGTGAAATCAGGTATCATATATCATTTGGGATGATAAGTTGCAGTTCGAATCTGACATTCTCGACATTTTTCTCAAACCCACAGTATTTATATTAAATTTGTGGGTATGAGAAAACATATTATATGGCAATTTAGTAAAGAGTTGATACAAGAAAATTTAGATACTTCATCATCATATGATGAATTTTTCAAAAAAATAAATTTAAATGTTTCGAAATCATTAATAAAAATGCTTCGATATAGAACAAAAATTGAAAATATTAGTCATGAAAAATTCAATAATAATGTGAAAAAAAGAAGACAAGAAAATATTTCACAAGGGAATAAATTTAAACCAATACCAATTGAAAATATTTTAGTTAAAAATTCAACATATACTTCTTCAGTAAATTTAAAGAAAAAATTATTGAATTTAGGATTATTAAAAAATGAATGCGCTATTTGTCAAATTAATTCTTGGTTAGATAAACCATTGGTATTACAATTAGATCACATTAATGGTAAGAATAATGATAATAGAATAACTAATTTAAGATTATTATGTCCAAATTGTCATTCGCAAACTGAAAATTATGCTGGTAAAAAAAAGAAAAACAATAAAAAAAGAAAACTTAATTATTGTATAAAATGTGGTATTTCTGTTAATAATAAAGTTTTTTGTGAAAATTGTCAAAATGAAATTAGTTTAAAACAAAGAAAAGTAAAACGACCAGATTATGAAAAATTAATGTGTGATATTAATAATTTGGGTTATTCTGCAACGGGTAGAAAATATGGTGTTAGTGATGTTACAATAAAAAAATGGCAAAAAAAATACGAACAAAATAGAAATTGACCTTTGGTGGAATTGGCTAAACACGTCTGTCTTTGAAGCAGATGCCGTAAAGGTTTGTGGGTTCGAGTCCCACGGGGTCAGCAAAATATGAGTTCTGGGACTCATAAAGTATGTTTATGAGTTCTGGAGTGCATAAAAATTGTCCTTTAGTGTAATTGGCAACACGTCACATTTTGGCTGTGAAGAGTGCAGGTTCGAGTCCTGCAAGGACAGCAATTAATTAATAATATTAATTCTCTGTGGGTCGAAAACCATTCTTATTGTAGATTTAGTATTACCAACATTATAACTATCTAAAACACCCTGTACATCAACAATATCAAAACCTAATAATTGTGCAATAATTGCCAGAGTTTCTGCTGACATTTTACCATTTCTTATATCAGTTGGAAACATATCGAAATATTTTTCAATTTCATTTTCACTAATACCTGCCTTTATTAATGCATCTCTAACAATATTTATTTTAATTCCACGAAAATTTTCTCCTTGTGCATTTACTTTAAGAACATTTCCACTATCATTAATTTCTGCTTTTAATAATGCTGGTTCAGCACTTTGATAATCAAATGCTCTTTTATCATCAGTATATGTACTAGCAACATTAGATTTATCAGTAAAATATATTGGTTTTTTATATTTCATGTGTTTTCTTAATGCGCCTGCTTGGTCTAATAATTCGAAGTACAGGTCTTCTTTTCCAGTATTTCTTGCTATTTGCATTTCATTCTGCAATTCTCGCCATCTTTTAGGGTCTGAAATATAATCAGTTGTACTAGTTCTCTGTGTAAATCCACCACTTTGTTTTAATTCTTTACTATCTGGTGTTCCATGATACCATATATTTTGTTCATTCAAATAACTACTAATCTCTTCATTTATAATATCAACTATTTTCATGATAATAAATACTATTTTATAACATTTCTTGCTAATTATTGTAAAATTATTATCTTTGTATTATGGAAGCAGAAAAATTGATAAAAAAAATAAAAGAATTCGTTGAAGAAGAATTAGGTTCTGAATACGAAGCAATAATAACACCAACTATGTATGACCCTAAAGACTTACAATATAATGTTTCATTCATTGTAATGAAAAAGGTTGAAGGTGGAATGATACCGAGATTTAATATTAATCTAAAAGATTTAGTTGGAATACAAAATTTAAGAAAAAATGATTTATGAGTAAATTGAGAGTTGGACATAAAGAAAATTCATTCTTAAATAAAGAATGGGCAGGTCATGTAAGAAAATGGGGAAAAAAATTGACAGCTAAAATACGTAGAAATGTAGATAAAAAAGTAATAAGAAAAGAAATTAATGGATTATAAATTATTTTTGGATGATGTGAGAATACCGAAAGAAACATTTAGTTATATGGGACTTCCAGTATTTAACGAACCTGATTGAGTTATTGTTAGGAATTACTATGAATTTATATCACTTATTGAAAAGAAAGGTATTCCAGAAGTAATTGCTTTTGACCATGACCTTGCTTATGAACATTATAAACAACAAAATTTCGATTATAGTAAAGAAGACAGTGAAAAAACTGGATATCATTGTGCTAAATGGCTTATTAATTATTGTATGGATAATAAATTAGAACTTCCACATGAAATCATTATACATTCAATGAATTCATATGGAAGTATAAATATTAAGTCATTGTTTGAAACCTATTTTAAAATATATGAAATTGAATATAGTCCAATTAAATTAAATCCACATTTTAAAAAATAAATTATCTTCTACCACCACTTCTACTTCCTGAAGAACTTCTACTACCAGAACTTCTTGTTCCACTTGAATTAGAACTTCTTACAGTAGTTGACTTCGACCTTGTTGGTGTGTTATAACTACGTGTTCTTGGATTTGTTCTTGTATATGAACTTCTTCTATTATTATTTGGTCTAGTATTTTCATAAGTTTTTGCTTGTCGAACATATCTTGATTCACTATTATAATGACTCCTTGGTCTATTATATCTTTCTGTTCTATTAGTAGCAGGTCTAGTATGATTTTGAGTGCTTACTCTTGTTGATTTAATATCATGCTTAACAGATTTAGCATTTCTAGTTACAACAGTTCTTTGTCTAATTGGTTTATAATATGGTTTGTGATAGTTCCAATAATATCTATAATAACATCTATAATTATTATAATACCAACTATCATAGTAAAACCAGTAAGGATTATACCAATCGTTATTATACCACCAAGTATAATCATATGACCAATAATTATTATAATAAGGATAATGTCTATTATAGAATGACCTATAACCAAATGGATATACATAATGAACTAATCTATTTACATATAAAGTATATTGAATAGTATATGTTGTATCTTTCTGAATTGTATCGACAGAAAAAAATTGTTTAATTAAACGTTCTCTGTTGTTATCATTAATGTATGCTGTTTGTGAAAATAATGGAATTGTAAATAAAAATAATAATAATGTAAGTAATAATTTTTTCATGTGAATAATTTTTAATTAAAAAACAATAAACGTGCCAGAATATTATATTTTGAATAAGTATTTATGTTAAAAGATAATTTAACGATATACGGTTTTAGGACTGTTATGGTTTCGACCATATAAAGGTGATAAGAAGTTCGCTACTATTATCACCTTTTTTATAGTTATAAAGTATTTATTATAAATTTAGAATATTATGAAAAAACAAAAAGATAGTAGCAAAGATATGCTTTTTGAAATGATGAATAAAGTAGGTGGTATGCCTTTAAATGAAAATTATCCTGCTGGAGCAGAATATGACCCAACTGCACCATATAATGAACCATATGAAGATGATGAAAATAATGAACCAGATCCTGATGAATATCGTGATGATGATTTAGATGAAAATGGTAATTATAATGAATGGAATAATCTTGCTTCTTTAGTAAATAACGAAACATTTACTAGAGAAGATTTAAAAATAATATTAGATACAATTTATAATAAGGTTTATAATGAAGATAAACAAAAGATGTTAGAACTTCAAAGATTTTTCTCATTATCTGATGAATATTAATATCTATTATTAGCCAAATCTCCTTATTATCAAGTACTTTTGGCTGTCGATAGAAAATAATTAAAAAATAAATCAAAAAAAGTTTGGTATTATTGTAACATTTTATATCTTTGCTACGTATTTATGAACTCAAGACAATAAGTTTATTTAAAAACAAATTGATGAAAAAATAGTATTAATAAAAAAATAACAAGACAAATGAAAAATTTACTCGACATATTAATGGTAGTTCTGGATGCAGTCTTATGGGCAGCAGATGAGGATAGATTATGTTCAGTCGGGTAATAATAATATTACACACTCCTTTCTTAAAAAGAAGCCCGACTAACTAAAAAGAGTCGGGTTTTTTGATTTTAGTGTGTATAGTTCTTTGACATGTTGGAAAAAGTAAAAATTATTAAATTCATAGGAATGGATTATATAGTATTGAAAAAATCATATAATCCATTCCAAATATCGACTGCGTAGTATAATGGCAAGTATTCCTCACTGTCTATGAGGGGGCGGGGTTCGAATCCCACGTGGTCGGCTGAGTTGTTTTAATTGTCATTTATTATTATATTTGTCGAACTGACAGTATTTATATTAAATGACAGTTATGGACATAAAAAAATTTAAACAAATTGTAAGTGAATCGAAATCATTTAGTGATGTATCAAAAAAAATATATGATAATAATTATTGTGGTAATAGACAAACAATAAAAAAAAGAATTAATGAATATGATATAGATATATCACATTTTGATTTTAAACCAAAAAACAATTATAATGGTAAATTATTATTAAATGAAATTTTGGTTACTGGCTCAACATATAACACTAAAAATCTGAAAAAAAGATTATATGATGAGGGATTAAAAGAACGTAAATGTGAAAAATGTGGACAAGATGAATGGTGGTATGGTGAAAAAATAAGTCTAATTCTTGACCATATCAATGGAAATCATGATGATAATAGATTAATTAATCTTAGAATATTATGTCCAAATTGTAATGCAACACTTCCTACTCATGGAGGTAAAAATATTAAGTTTAAATCTAATTCTAAGAGAAAAAAATATTATAATGAATTAAATAATAAAGAAAAAGAAATCTCATTAAAAAAACGTTCAGTTAAACAACGTAAAGTTAAACGACCTTCATATGAACAATTATTAATTGAGATTAATGAATTAGGTTATTCTGGTACTGGTCGTAAATATGGTGTTAGTGATAATGCGATTAGGAAGTGGAAAAAATATTATGAAAAACAATAAATACCCTCGTAGTTCAATTGGCAGAATAAGGCGTTGTCTGCGCCAAGGTTGCAGGTTCAAGTCCTGTCGGGGGTGCTAAGTACTTTACTGTCGGATTATATCAGGTGGATATAATTTATGAGAATACTGCAAGTTGGTGCAATAAGCATATCTGCCTTAAATAAGCAGAAGCCTGTGACATGAAAAAATCATCACTTGCCAAAAAGTATGTAAAGTATTTTCAATTTTCCATACACTGTCTGGAAAATTCAAAATGGTGCTATCTTCTAAATGGAATAGGAAATCAGTCCTTCAAACTGGCAAATGCGGGTTCGAGTCCCGTTGGCACTACTAATATTAATTAAAAACTATTTGAGATGGAATTTTACTGTGACAAAAGTAGACATGTCGTTTGTATGCCATATTCCATTGAGAATTTGCATCTTATGGCAAAAAAATTGAAAATTAGGAAATACTGGTTTTATAAAAATCATTATGATATTCCTAAAAAAAGAATTGATGAAATTACTACAAAATGTAACGTGGTCAGTAGTAAAGATATCGTAAGAATAATTAAAGGTGAATTTTAATTATTCATATGGCGCACTCGTCTAGTGGACTAGGACGCTAGGTTTTCATCCTAGAAACAGGGGTTCGATTCCCCTGTACGCTACCTTGAACTTTTTGTACCGTCTTAGTATTTATAATAAAATATTAAGATGGTACGAAAAGAAAAAAAATATCATTTTATTTATAAAACAACTTGTATTATTACAGAAAAATTTTATTATGGAATGCATAGTACTAATAATTTAAATGACGGTTATATTGGTAGTGGTAAAAGACTTTGGTATTCAATTAATAAATATGGTAAAGAAAATCATAAAATTGAAATAATTGATTTTTATGAAAATAGAAATTTACTAAAAGAACGTGAAAAAAATTTGGTAAATGAAGAAATGTTAAAAGACCCAATGTGTATGAATTTAAAAACAGGTGGTGATGGTGGTTTAGTTGGGTTATCTAAAGAAAAAATATTTAAAATTACTAGTGCTGGTGGAAAAGCAACAGCAAAAAAATTAAAAAATGACCCTGAATATTTTAAAATTCATTCAGCACAATCTTCAATAAAAATGAAAAAAAGACATCAAGAGGGTAAAATTAAATATAATAATTTTAAAAATAAACGACATTCAATTGAGACTAAACAAAAAATGAGTGAATCTAGCAAAGGAAAGGGTCTTGGTGAAAATAATTCTCAGTATGGTAGATGTTGGGTAAATAAAAACGGTGTGAATAAAAAAATAAAAAAAGATTTATTAAATGATTATGTTAATTTTGGCTGGATTAAAGGTAGAAATATGAAATAATTTTCAGTATATTTGTCAAAAAAAGACATTATGAAAGAAAAAATATTAATATTAGGTGATGGACTTTTAGGTTTTGAATTAATTAAACAAACTGGTTGGAATTATCTTTCGCCATCCAAAAACAATAATGATGTCTTTATATAAATTTAAAAATAGAAAATAATGAATATTATAAATATTATACGTGAATTTATTGATACACCACCTTCTTTTTTTAAAAAGAAAAATTATGACCTAGAAATTATTGTTAATGAAATAAGAAAGGTGAGAAAAGGTGGTAAATCAAAAATAATTAAATGCCCACATAGCTCAGTCAGGTTAAGAGCACTTCCCTTACAAGGAAGAGGCGAGTAGTATAACGGTGGTTCGAATCCATCTGTGGGTACAACTTATTGCAATAGTTCTTAACTGGTTCGATTCCTGCTCGTTTCTGGTGATTCTTAAACGGGATGGTGCAAGGTGGCGTAGCACTTCATGCTCCTTTAATTCAGATTGATAGAGTGTCTGCCTTACATGCAGAAAGTCGCTGGTTTGATTCCAGCAGGGAGTACCAAAGTTGTATATGATGAAGAGTTGTCAATGTAGGTAAAATAACAAATAAATTTATTTATGCGTAAATATATTGATAAATCATCTTTATCGTATCTACAACCGATAAATAACCCCTTTATGGTGGAATTGGTAGACACGCATGTCTTAGAAACATGTGCCGAAAGGTGTGAGAGTTCGATTCTCTCTAAAGGGACAAAAATTGTTTGATATTAATATTTAAATTTGGGGTCGTAGTGATAACTGGCTAACACGATGCGCTTGCACCGCATAAATGGGGAATCGTACTCCCTCGACTCCACAACAACATCGGGTTCAAAACCCAAACACTCCACATTTAAAACAATATTGTATTTATATTAAAAAAATTATGACATTAATAAAAATTTTATTTACATTAATGATATTAGATTTCATATCATATGTATCTTATATCTGGATAAAATACGGTATTCAAAAAAGTATTTCTAAAAGTTATTACGTATTACCAAAGAAACGAAACTTTTTATTTGTATTATTTACTTGGTTATTTGCATTTCCAGTAATATTTATTGGGAATAGTATTTTAATGTTTTTTGCTGGTGGTGGTATTGTTTGGGTTGGAGCAAATGCTGCTATGCATAAAAATCCTACAAAAACAATTCATTTAGTAGCAGCAATTGGTGGTATGATATTAGGTGGATTAGCAATGATATTTCAATACGATATGTGGTATATGACAGCAGGTGTTGCAGCATCACTACCAATACTTTATCTAGTAGATAAAAAACATTTTATGTGGTGGGCAGAATTAGCTGTTTTTATTGCAATAACAATCACATTAGGTGTTAATATATTTTAATTTTCCAGTCAGTGTCTGGAGAATGTTGCACATGTGTTATGATTCGAAATTTTATTTTCGAGTATTTATTGATATAATTCCATTATATACAGAATTAGAATTTTCTTTAGCCAGAGAAAATGATAAATTACCATGTAAATGTAAAGAATGTGGTGATACTTTCTATAAATTAAAAAGAGTAATAAAAAGAACATTTAATAATTATGATAGAAATATTGGTGATTTTTGTTCAAAAAAATGTATTCAATTATCAAAAAATAAATCGAAAATAGTTAATTGCACTAATTGTGGTAATGAATTCAGTAAAACAATATCTCAAATAAATAAGTCTAAATCAGGTAATCATTTTTGTTCTAAATCTTGTGCTGCAACATATAATAATATACATAAAAAGTATGGTACAAGAAAATCTAAATTAGAAGTATGGTTAGAATTTAAATTAACAAAATTATATCCTAATATAGATTTTCATTTTAATCGTAAAGATGCAATAAATTCTGAGTTTGATATTTATATTCCAAGTTTAAAACTTGGATTTGAATTAAACGGGATATATCATTATGAACCAATACATGGTCAAGATAAACTTTCGCAAATACAAAACAACGATAATCGTAAATTTCAAGTATGTTTAGAACAAGGAATTGAACTATGTATTATTGATACATCACAACAGAAATATTTTAAAGAAAAGTCATCATTAAAATATCTAAATATTATTGAAAATATAATTAAAATACATCGGTAGTTCAGTGGTAGAACGTTGGTCTCCAAAACCAAATGTCGGGTGTTCGAATCGCCCTCGGTGTGCTAAAATTTTATAATTTAGTTTTTACTATTATAATTCTTTTTTGTAACAATCCTTGCATTTCTTCGTATATTTATTTAATTTAGCAATCAATATTTTTATATTATGCATATAATATCGAAACATAAGGATTATTACGATGGAGTTGTTGGTACAATGGGTATTGACAAAACTATTGTATATGAAAGAAACACTATTGAAATTGATGATGTAAAAAATATGCCTAATGAATTTCAATTAGATAATAATTTAAGTTGGAATTATAGACGCACTAATCATTTTTTGAATATAGGTCAAATGGGTACTGATTCAAAGAAATATAAAAAAGTTGATTTTTTTATTGTAGGTTTTTGTGGAAAACTTTATTTAGGTTGGAAATTTAAATATGATGCAAAAGAAGTTGATATTTATGATAATATTGTTGATGTAACTAAGACAGATATTATTTATGGTTATGATAATGCTAAAAAATATCTTAAAAGTAATTGGTGGAAAAATACAATACAAGAAGATGTTGATTATGTGTTGAATTATAATCCAATTAATATTTTTAGAGAATTAAATAGTCCAATATTTATTTATGATGAACATATTTCTGGTAGACCATCTAATACAGGTACATTAATTATTAATCCTAATTTAAAAGATTATAAATTCTATAAAGTAGTTGATAGTTTTACTGCTTTTCAAGAAATTCAAATGTATATTAGTGGTGTATTAGGTGCTGGTGAAAAAGAAATAATTGAAGTCGATGATAAATATAAAATTCCACAACATGGTTTTGATAAATGGAGTTTTAGAAAAAAACCAACAAAAAAATAACTATATGGTTTAACAATTAAATATGAGTGAAAAAATAAATGAAATAATTATTATTCCAGCAATATTTCTTAAATATAGAGAAGATGGTAATGTATTGTTAAAATGTTTACAAGGTGAAGAAGTTGCTATAAGAGCATTTGAACCAATATTATTTGAAGGAATAGAAAACCCAAAATATATTTTACTTGGTATTATGACTGGTGGTAATGTTATGGGATTAAATGTTTGTGATGGAATTGATTACGAAGAATTATTTAAAGAAAAATGGAATGTTTTATTATAATATGGGGTTGTCTTGGTTTTGACGATGGTGTAGAGAGATTAATAAGCAAGTAGTAGTTGTAATATTTACTTAAAAAAAGTACAAAACAATAAACGCAGAAGACATAATGTCTATTCCGACTTCTCTTACGAGAGGAGAAAGTGTATTTGCAAAGAATGTTGAACTTGCATTTGCAGCATAGGAAGTCGTAAAAAAATCAACAAAAACTTTCTGGTGAAATGAGTTTGTATGAGAAAAGTAATGAATCCAGAATAAAAACTAAGAATTAAATCATACTATTTTTGGAAAATTAGAAAATTTTATCCTAAACTTGTAGAAAATTAATTAATCAACCATGCGGACACGGGTTCAAATCCCGTCAACTCCACTAAAGGGACGAATAAAACTTAAAGAAAGTTTGCAAACATACATAACTGGATTTCATGGGGAAAGTTATGAAAGAATTATCTTAGACCGTTTCGGAGCGTGACCGATAATGATTACTTTAAGAAAGTCCCTTTTTTAAATTATTAAATATGAAATTAGATAATATAAAAGATAAAATTGATAAATTTTTTGAGTCTGAAGCAGTTCAACAATATTTTGAAGATTTAACTAAAAAACAAAAAATAATAAATCAACGTTATAAACGTTTTGAAGAATGGTTAAAAACAAATGATTTTGATAAATTGATGTATCGTTTAATTAACGAATATAATGATGAATATATTGAGAAATGTTATCATGAAGGACGTAAACCATATCCAAATAATAAATTAATATTTATTATTAACTATGTGACAAGGAATGATGCTGCACATCCAGTTAATGTAAAAAAACTAAAATGTGATTTCCCAAATGATATTTGGAAATTTAAAGGTTATTATTTCCAATTTATTTATGGTCAAGGAACATTAATTAGAATATATAATAAAGATGATATGAGATTATTATTAGAGTTATGAAAGAATATAAAAAACATAATAAATTAGTTAGGGATAATGTTCCTGATATTTTAAAAAATAAAGGTATTGATTATGAATTTCATATTGCCGATGATAACGAATATGAAAGTGAATTATATTTGAAATTACAAGAAGAATTAGAAGAATTCATACTTAAACCTAGTATCGAAAAACTAGCTGATATATTGGAAGTTATTGATGCAATAAGAATGTTTCATAATATTAGTCTTGAAGAATTAAAGAAAATTAAAATTAATAAGAAAAAAGAACGTGGTGGATTTAAAAATAAAATAATTTTAGATACCACTGAAGAATAAACACTAAAAAATTCTTTTTCCATTGTGTTTAGTATTTATATTAAAATACTAATAAATGGGAAATAAAATAAAAGATAGAATTGATGATGAGTTCTTTATTAAAACATGTGAAGAATCATTAACAATGGCGAAAGCAGCAGCAACATTAAAACTACATTTCAATAGTTTTAAAAAAAGAGCAATTGAATTAGGTTGTTATGAACCTAATCAATCAGGTAAAGGAATCAATAAAAAATCTGGTCGTTTAATACCTTTAGAAGAAATTATTTTTGAAGGAAAACATCCTGAATATCAAACATTCAAATTAAAAAATAGATTATTTGCTGAAGGTTATAAAAAAAACGAATGTGAAAAATGTGGACAAAAAAATAAATGGAAAGGAGAATTATTAAACATGGAATTAGACCATATTGACGGTGATAGAACTAATCATTTGTTAGAAAATTTAAGAATATTATGTCCTAATTGTCATTCACAAACAAAAACATTTAGAAGTAAATGTAGAAATTAAATGGCACAATGATGAAATTGGTATACATGCAGCACTTAAAATGCTGTGAGCAATTGCTCGTGCGGGTTCGACTCCCGCTTGTGCTACAAAAATTAAATTATGAGAACAATTAATCAAATAATATCAGATGCAGCAGAAGGTAAAATTCCTTCACATGAAGAATGTTATTATACATTATTGGCATTAAGAAGTAAATTACATTTTTATCATCGTGATTTAATGGCAATTACTGAAGCACATGAAAAAGGTAAAGCTAAAGGTTTTTCAATTACATTAAGAGCAAATAATCAAGAATCAGTAATGGAAGACAGAATGAAATTTTCAAAATTAACACCATTAGAATTTTTGGGTAATTCAGGTAATCCTTTTACTGAAGAAAATAAGATGTGGAGAGATATGGCTGACAAAATATATGAAAAAGCATTAAAACGAAATAAAAATGAAAACACCTGAAATTAATCTCAAAACTAAAACTAAAAGAATTACTGAATATAGTATTTCTGAAATGCAAGAAATGTTTGGTAAAAGAATATCTAAAGCAGTTTTTGAGAGTAAAACAGATAACAATAGAATATATAATGGATTAATAGCTAAAGAAATGTCTAAAATCTGTAAATGGTGGAAATTTTGGAATAGAGATATTTGTAAGGCATATAAACTATATGTTGGGTTAATATTAGCTCCTTTTACTATTGTATATGAAGATACTCAAGTTTTTTGTGATAATAATATGATAGTAACTAAGGAATTAAAAAATAGATATAAAATAAATAATATGTCTAAAAGTTATGAAAAAAACGATTAAAGCAGTTAAACCCAAACTAAATGAGAATTGTTGTGGTAAACGTGTAAAAAGAACAGAAAAAAGAAAACTTGTTTACAAAAAAACAGTTAAGAAACGTTAACCCCAGATGATGGAACTGGTATAATTTAATAATATAATGGTGAAACTTGGTAGACGCAATAGATTCAAAATCTATCGATTAGAAATAATCTTGTGGGTTCGACTCCCACTTATATCACAAAAAATATGACGCTTTTGGTATTTTAAAGTATTTATTAATATGAGAACAGAAAAAGAATATCAAAAAGTAATTAATTTTAAAAATATTGGATTAAATAATTGTGAGATATCAAAAATATTAAATATTCCGAGAACAACCATTAATGATTGGATAAAAAATAAACCAAATTTCAATAAATTTCAAAAAACAAATTTTAATCCTAAAAAATATATTGAAGATAATAATTTAAATGAAACTTATTCATATATATTAGGATTGTATTTAGGTGATGGTTACATTAATAAGATGAAAAGAACACATAAACTACGAATTGTTAATGATGCGAAATATTCAAAATTAAATATGTTAATTAAATTGGAATTAGAAAAATTATTTCCAAGTAATGTTGTTGGTTTTGTTAATAGAAATACTTATTTGGAAATATATGTACATTCAAATAAATTAGAAAAATTATTTCCTCAGCATGGAATTGGTAGAAAATATCAAAGAAAAATTATATTAACTAAATGGCAAACTGAAATTATTTCTTATAAATATTTATTAATGGGATTATTTCATTCTGATGGTTGTTATTATATAAATAAAGTTAATGGTTATGAATATGATTCATATTCATTTTCAAATAAATCATTAGACATACATAAGATATTTCAAACTTGTTGTAATAATCTTGGATTATCATATACTAAAACAAGTAAAATGAACGAAACTCAACTACGTAAAAGAGATGTTGTTAATTATTTAAAAAATAATATTGGTACAAAATATCAAATAAATAACTATTTATTAATAGAATATGAAAAGAAAATTATTACAAAAGATGGCTGATTTTATTGTTAATAAAATAAAAAATGCTAAAACAATGAAAACAGTAATAATCTGGTTTAATATCGGGATGGAAATTAATTCCAGATTAGTTAATAAAAATATATACTTAAATTAATAACTATTTATTATTATGAAAGAAAAATTTAAAGTCTTGTAACGCAACTCTAATGGTGCGTTTATAAGAACATGAAAGTAAAAAAAATCTTAGACACCACAACAAATCGTGGTGAATTTAATCGTGTTTATAAAAGGTATTTAGAACACAAAAAAAATGGCATTCATTGTAGTTATTGTAAATATCATCGTGGTGAAAATAAAACTACTAAATGGTATGGTGGATTTATTGATGATAAAAATGAAAATATAAGACATCCTAATTGGAAACTTGTTAGTAAAAATAGAAAACAATGGATGAAAAATGGGGTTAAAGTTAGCAAAGAAAAACTAACTAGACATTCTAAAAGAATTTATATCGATATTACTTGGTAGTGTCGATATATTTTTTGAAATCTACTATTTATAAAAAAAATATAAAAACTATGGTAGATTCTAATTTAACACAATATGAACCAAAAAGAAATAATTTGTTTTTAGTGGAATTTCCAAAACAATTCAATCTAAAATCATGGACTATTCAAAAAATAAATAAACCAAATTATACTAATAATAAATGGGAAAATATTAAAATTGAATTTATTGATACAATAGCAGCACCATCAGCATCACAAAGTTTATTTAAAATAGTAGAATTTCTTAAAACCAATGAAAATGATAGTAAAATATTATTTGAAATCAAAATAAACTCTTTAGACCCAACAGGGGTGGCAATAGATGAATGGGTTGTTTATGTTAAAAATGTACCAACAATTAATTTTGGCGAATTAGATTATAGCAATGATGAACTTCAAACACCATTTTTAATAGTTGAACCATTAAATTGTGTGTTGAAATATTAAAAATAAATATTTAATGGCGAGGTAGCTTAGTTGGCTAAAGCATCAGAGTCATAACCTGAAGACCGAGGGTTCGAATCCCTCTCTCGCTACAATTTCCAACATGTTATACTTGATTATCTGAATCAAAGAATGTAACCGTACATATTTTTGTACTGAAGTCAAAATCAAGCGATTCAACATATAAACTATCTCTTAGTTTTAATTCTGCATCATAGATTTGAAATTTCCAAGGTATTTCAGCAATATTTTTATCATTTTCTTGAGTAATTTCATCACTTTGTTTATCTCTTAAGACAACTTTATATGTACCTTCAACACTGTCTGCTTGAACTAAGAAGTTCTCAACACCCATATCATTTAACCAAAAACCAATGCGCCAATTAACAACAATATTATTTTCACTAATATCTACATCGAAATCATTTGAAAAATTTTCATAATTATAAAAACCTATTTTTGTTGGTTCTACTTGTTGACGGAAATTAAAATTATCGTGTTCCATCACATATCCTTCTTTTAAAACTTCTTTTAGTTCTTCATTAATAATATCTTTAATTTTCATTGGATTACAATTTTATATAAATACTATATGTTTTCTAAAATATTTTTATATCTTTGTCTATATTAATATTTTTAATATAACATTATGGTAAAAATTGCGTATAAATTATTTAGACAACTAAAGTCAGGTGAAATAACATCATTATTTATTAATAAATGGATGGAAAGTGAAAATCACCCAACTAATGGTTTTGCTATTAGAGAAGGGTGGCATTGCACAGCTAAACCTGAAGCATCTCATTTAAAAATGAAATTAAAAAATGGTGAAATGAGAGTTTGGAAAAAAGTATTAATTGAAGATTTTAGTGAATTAAAAAGACCTGAAAATCAAGGTGGATTATGGTATTTAGCTAAACGAATTAAAATATTAAAGTATTAATAATATGATAAATAAAGAACAGGTTTTTGTAAATGAAAAGCATTGGAGAAATATGTCCGAGACTGAATTAAATTATTTTGCTAGAGACATATTCCATTATTATAGAGAACATGGATTTCCATATTATTATTTCGATGATGAAAGTAGACTGAAAGAATTTAGAAAATTAATGAATTACGATAGAAGTAATTTATTTCAAGACGGTGTTTTTAAACAAACAATGCATGGATTAGGACTTGCTTGGTCATATTTTCCATATTCTTTTGAAGTAAAATGTGGAAATAAAATAAGTCCATATGAAGCATTTATGGATGATGAAATATTTATGAAAGTCATTCAAAAAAGATTGAAAATGGGAACATATATGTCAGACTCTGGTATAAGAAAAATGTTGAAAATATATTCAGGTGTTCAAGCAGTTTCTAATTTCAGACCAACAGCAGCAGCAACAATTTATGATGTATTTGCAAAAGATGGAGTTGTTTGGGATATGTCTGGTGGTTGGGGTGGAAGATTGTTTGGTGCTATTGCAAGTGGTGTTAAAAGATATATAGCAACAGAACCATCAACAGAAACATTCGAAGGATTAATGGAAATTGTTGAAGATTATGGTGAAAATATTGATACATGGATTTATAATATGGGGAGTGAAGATTATAAACCAAATAAAAATAGTTTGAATTTATGTTTTACTTCACCACCATATTTTGATTTAGAAAAATATAGTGATGAAAAAACTCAAAGTTATATAAAATATCCAACTAAAGAAGAATGGATTGAAGGTTATCTTACAGAAACTTTTAAAAATTGTTATTATGGGTTAAAATCGGGTGCTGTGATGCTTATTAATATTGCAGACATAAAAGACAAGAATTAATTAAAACGGCTGAAAAGGTCGGTTTTAAGTATAGAACAGCATATAAATTAGCACTTTCGAATGTTAATTTAAGAAAAAAAGATAATAAATTTAAGTATGAACCAATATATTTATTTGTAAAATGAAAATGTTAAAAAAATTAAATTGGGAAAAATTAAATCATTATATTGATAATAATTTAATTATAGCAAATAAACATCTAGAATACGATATGTGGATACTTAATTATAGTCCTAAAGCACAATCAAAGAAGTTTTGGGATGAATATACTATGTCTTGTCGTGGAATGGTTGTTGATATTGATGGTAATATATTAGCTCGTCCATTCCAGAAATTCAAGAATATTGAAGAACATGATTCAACAGAAATTGATTTATCACAAGATTATGATATTTTTGAAAAAATGGATGGTTCTTTAATTATATTATTCTACTATAAACCACGTATGGTTTGGATTATTGCATCAAGAGGTTCATTTATTTCAGAACAAGCAATCGAAGCAAAAAAGATGCTTAATGTAAATACTTATGATAAATTTGACGAAAATAATACTTATTTATTTGAAATAATTTATCCTGAAAACAGGATTGTTGTTGATTATGGTGATATGTATGACTTAATTTTATTATCAGTAATTAATACGGAAACAGGTTTTGAACAATATTATGACGATATGGTTGCACAATATTCAAAATTATTTACCATTGTAAAAAGACATAAAATTAAGAATATTGAAAATTTAACTGAACTTAAAGCACTTGAAGAAGAAAATAAAGAAGGTTTTGTAATTAGATTTTTTAATGGATTTAGAGTTAAAGTTAAGTTTAATGAATATGTTAGATTGCATGGTATATTAACAAATGTTTCTAATGTAATTGTTTGGGAACATTTGAAAAATAATTATGATTTTGATGGGTTATTTGATAGAGTTCCTGATGAATTTTATGATTGGTTAAAAAGAACAATAAATAAACTACAAAATCAATATAATGAAACTGAAAGACAATCATTATTGGAATTTGTAAGAATTTATCATATTAATGACATAAGTAACCGTACTGAGTTTGCTGAACAAGCAAAACAATCAAATTATCGTGCAATTTTATTTAAATTATATGATAAAAGACCATATGCAGATATTATTTGGAAAATGATTAGACCAAAATATAGTAAACCATTTAGTAATGGTTATGATGATGTGTAATTATGAAAAAATATCTAAAGAATAGTAAGTTTATGTATTAAATAAAAAATAATTTTAAATTTTTGTAACATTTTCTTGTTTTTTACGTATTTATGTTATAGTTTTGTAAAATCAAATTTAAAATAATTAGAAATGACAACTTTTAGAAAATATTATTACTGTAAAAAATCTTATAAGAAGTATCTTATACGAATCGGGATAATTATGTCTAAAGTTATGATATAAAAGTAATGACTTTATAATAAAAAAACCCGATTCGAAAGAGTCGGGTTTTTTTATTAATATAAAATTGAAAGTGATATGAAAGAGAAGATGAAAATCTTAAAGTAAAATGTGTGAAAAGATGGTATGTAACAATCGCAATCGTGAGATAAAAAAACTTGAGCAGTGGAAGGTGCTGACAGGCAAGATAATTAGAAATATATTAGTAAATTAAATAAGTAATCAATATTAGTAATTATGTGAGTAGACACATTGGTTGCATTAGTAGCTCAGTTGGTAGAGCAAAGGAAACGCACATGCTATCCTTAATCCTTGCGCACGGGTTCGAGTCCCGTATAATGAATAACATCCAATGTGAAATTGACCTCTTAGCTCAGTTGGTAGAGCAATGCCCTTTTAAGGCATGGGTCGTGAGTTCGAGCCTCACAGGGGTCACAATTGCGTTCGTAACTCAATTGGTAGAGTACCGGTCCTTTAAATCGGGAGTTAAGGGTTCAAGTCCCTTCGGGCGCACAAACAGGGTAGAACGTTTTAGAATTTTTCGATGAACTGAGGAAAGGTATTCATGTAAAAAAATTCAATTGGGGGATGTTGGGTGCTGGAATACCCAAGACTCTGTAAAAGTCCCGCTTCGGCATGTAGGTTCGAGTCCTACCATCCCCACTAATGAGATAACTTTTCGGTTGTGGTGAAACCGTCCTATTTGTGCACATAGGGTTAGATGAAGTCTAACTAAGACAAGGTTCAAATCCTCTTTATCTCACTAATAAATATAATGGGAAGACGGCAATGATGGTGATGTTGTGACTGACCATAAATCAGTTCCCATAGGGTAAACATTGGGGGTTCGAACCCCTTGCTCCGACAACAAATTTTAAATTTAATATAAATATTTTCATAGTTCGAGTATTTATATTAAATTTAAAATTATGAAAAATCGATGGGATGAAGAAAATTTAATAAACTGCGTTAATAAATCTACAAATAAATCAGAAACATTAATATGTTTAGGACTGAAATCATTTACTGGAAATTATGACACATTAAATCGATACTTAAGAATATATAATATTGATATTTCGCATTTTAATAGAAAAAATCAAACACAAAATTTAAATCAATTAAAAATACCTATTGAAGAAATTTTAGTTTCTGGTTCAACATATAGTCGAACTTCATTAAAAAAACGTTTGTTTGATGAAGGATTAAAAGAACGTATATGTGAAAAATGTGGACAAGATGAAATGTGGTATGGTGAAAAAATGAGTTTAATTCTTGACCATATTAATGGTATAAATAATGATCATCGTTTAATAAATTTGAGAATTTTATGTCCAAATTGTAATGCAACACTTTCGACACACTGTGGTCGAAACGCAAAGAAATTCAAAAGACCATTCAAATTTAAAAAATATACACCAAAGAATTATTGTTCTATATGTGGTGTAAAAATAAAAAGAAATTCTAAATTATGTATGAAATGTCATAATATGGAACAAAGAAAAGTTCAAAGACCACCACAAGAACAATTATTAAATGAAATTAATGTATTAGGATATTCAGAAACAGGTCGTAAATATGGTGTTAGTGATAATGCTATTAGAAAATGGATTAAATAAAAATTTTATTTTTAAATATTAAACTATTTTCAGATTTTATGTCTTTATTGTATTTAAATCAAGTTAAACTTAAGATTTATACAATAAAACATAACTTTTTTATTTTCAATTAATTATAATTTTTATTTAATCTAAATAAAAATAATCTTGCATTTTAATTGAAATTGAATTATCTTTGATGAAAATAACTTTAAAATAAATGCTTATGTATAAAAATGGCTAAAAATAAAAAGAAAGTAACTACAACTGTCACTAAAACCGTAGTTGAAGAAAACATTAATACAAATGAAAAAACACAAATCATTTGTATATTAGACCGTAGTGGGTCTATGTCAAGTATAATGGACGATAGTATTGGTGGATTCAATACCTTTATAAAGCAACAAAAAGAATTACCTGACGAAGCAACATTAACTGTTGTACTTTTTGACGATAAATATGAATTACTTTATGATGATGTCGATATTAAAAAAGTAAAAGAAATTACTGAAAAAGAGTGGTATCCGAGAGGAAGTACTTCACTTTATGATGCAATTGGTAAAACAATTAATGAAGTTAAAGCAAATCATCGTAAACTCGGAGTTGAAGCATCAGCAAAAGTACTTGTATGTATTATAACTGATGGACTTAATAATACAAGTAAAGAATATGATTTAGATGATGTAAAAAAACTTATTAAAGATTGTGAAAATGATGATTGGAATTTCATCTATCTTGCTGCAAATCAAGATGCTTTTTCTGTTGGAAGTAGTTTTGGTGTAAGTATTGGTAATACATATACTTATACAGCATCAAGTGATGGTGTATTTAATATGTCAAATACATTAAATGACGCTGCTGTAAGTTATAGAAGTATGAGTTCAAGTCATGATGATTTTAAAACGATATCAAAATCATTAATTGATGATAAAAATGATGATTAATAAAAGAAATTAATAATAGTTTTTTTCTGTTTTGTATCAATTTCCGTTTTTTTTGGGAGTGCTTTTAGCACTCCTTTTTCTTTAATATACTGACAATAAAATTGTTAAATTCTCAAATAAAAAAAATATAAAAAATAACTAATAATTTTTTTTATATTTTTAAGAAACCCTTGTATTTATTCAAACTAATGTATATATTTGTCACTCAAAAATTATAAAAAATTATAACACATTATGATAGAAAAAACCAAAAAAACTTATACAAAAGAACAAGTTGAAGAAGCAACATTAACTTATTTTAATAACGACCAATTAGCTACAGATGTCTGGATAAAAAAATATTGTTTAAAAGACGATAATAATTATTATGAATTATCCCCAGATAATATGCATAGGAGATTAGCAAAAGAATTTGCGAGAATCGAAGCTAAATATCCTAATGCATTATCTGCAAAAGAAATTTATAAAACAATTAAAAATTTTAAAAGAATTGTTCCACAAGGTGGTTCGATGTCTGGTATTGGTAATAATTTTCAAATAATATCACTATCTAATTGTTTTGTAATTGGAAATAATAAAGACAGTGATAGTTATGGTGGAATTATGAAACTCGATCAAGATATGGTTCAACTTCAAAAAAGACGAGGTGGAGTAGGACAAGACCTGTCATTTATTCGTCCTAAAGGAAGTCCAGTAAAAAATAGTGCGATAACAAGTACTGGAATTGTTCCTTTTATGGAAAGATATTCAAATAGTACAAAAGAAGTAGCACAAGATGGTCGAAGAGGCGCATTAATGTTAAGTGTTTCAATTAATCATCCTGATGCTGAAGATTTTATTGATGCAAAAATGAGTGAAGGTAAAGTTACTGGTGCTAACGTTTCAGTAAGATTAACTGATGAATTTATGAAAGCTGCAAAATATGAGTATGCTTTTGAACAAAAATATCCAATTGATAGCGATAATCCTAAAATCATAAAAGAAATTGACCCAACAAAACTTTGGAAAAAAATAATACATAATGCATGGAAATCAGGCGAACCCGGTATTCTTTTCTGGGATAAAGTAATCTCTGAAAGTATTCCTGATTGTTATGCTGACTTAGGATTTAAAACAACAAGTACTAATCCTTGTGTTACAAGTGATTCTTGGGTGATGACAAATGAAGGACCGAAACAAGTTAATGAATTAATTGGTAAAGATTTTACTGCACTGGTTGATAACGAGCAATATTTATCAAAAGGCGGTTTTTTCTATACTGGAGATAAAAAGGTTTATGAAGTTGAAACTAATCGTGGTTTAAAGATAAAAGCTACTGATAATCATAAGTTTAAAAGGGTTATTAAACAAAATCGAGGAAAAAAATCATATGAATGGGTTGAGTTAGGTGATTTGATTGAAGGTGACGTACTTAATTTAAATTATAATAAAAACCAAAATTTAAAATCTTCATGGGATAGTAATTACGATGATAAAATTGGTTGGTTAATTGGTTCATTAGTTGGTGATGGTTCTCTAGTAAATGAAACTGCATATTTAAGATATTGGGGTGAAAATCGAGCAACAATGAAAAAAATTGCTGTTGATTTAATTAAAACATCATTGAATTATAACGATAGTCTTGGTAGTGGTGACGATAATAATGAAATAATTACTGTTAAATCAAATCCATTAGGTAGAATAGCAAATGATTTAGGATTGTTTGACGGTAAGAATTTAGGTTATGCAATTGAATCACAAAGTTCTGATTTTTATCGTGGTTTTATTTCAGGAATATTAGATGCTGATGGTACAGTATTAAATAATAGTAAAAAGGGTATTAATGTTAGACTATCTTCATCTAATCTTAATAATCTGGAAGTTATTCAAAGAATGTTACTAAGGTTAGGTATCGTCTCATCAATATTTAAAAATAGGAGATTAGACAGTAAAAAAATGTTACCTGATGGTAATGGTGGTAAAAAAGAATATAATGTAAAAGCACAACATGAGTTAGTAATATCTAAAGAAAATTTATTGGTTTTTAATAAACGTATTGGTTTTAAGGACGTTAATAAACAAACAAAATTAGATAATGTATTAAATAATTTAAAGCGTGGTTTATATAAAGAATATTTCACTGATTCAATTAAATCAATAAAATTAGTAGGTGTTGAAGATGTTTATGATTGTAATGTTGATATTGCACATGAATTTGATTGCAATGGAATTAGTGTGCACAATTGTGGTGAAATACCTTTATGTCCATATGATAGTTGTAGATTACTTGCACTTAATTTGTACGGATATGTTGTTAATCCATTTACTTCTGATTCTTATTTTGATTGGGATTTATTTAAAAATGATGTAATTATTGCTATGCGTTATATGGATGATATTATTGATTTAGAATTAGAAAAAATTGATAATATTCTAGCTAAAATTAAATTAGACCCTGAAGATGAATTCATTAAATTATATGAAATTAATTTATGGACTAAAATCAGAGAAAAAGCAATTGAAGGCAGAAGAACTGGTTTAGGTGTTACTGCTGAAGGTGACATGCTTGCAGCATTAAGTCTTACATATGGGACTGATAGTGTAAATGATTTTAGTGAAAAAGTACATGAAAATTTAAAATTAAATGCATATAAATCATCGGTTATATTAGCAAAAGAACGTGGAGCATTTCCAATTTATGACGCTAAAAGAGAAAAGAATAATCCATTTATTTTACGTATAAAAGAAGCAAATCCTGAACTATATGCAGACATGGTTAAATATGGTCGTAGAAATATTGCATTATTAACAATAGCACCTACAGGTACTGCAAGTTTAATGACACAGACAACATCAGGAATTGAACCTGTTTTCTTACCTGTTTATAAAAGAAGAAGAAAAATTAATCCACAAGAAAAAGATATTCAAATAGATTTTGTTGATGAAGAAGGAATTGCATGGAAAGAATATCTTGTCTTCCATAACAACTTTAAAACATGGTTAAAAGCAAATGATTATGATGTTGATATTGTTAAAACAATGACAGAAGAACAAGTTGATGAAATAGTAAAAAAATCACCTTATTATAAAGCTACTTCAAATGATGTTGATTGGGTTAAGAAAGTTGAAATGCAAGGTAGAATACAAAAACATGTTGACCATAGTATTAGTGTGACAGTTAATTTACCCGAAGAAGCAACTGAAGATTTAGTTCGTCAAGTATATGAAACTGGATGGAGTGCTGGTTGTAAAGGAATGACTGTTTATCGTGAAGGTAGTAGAAGTGGTGTTCTAATATCTAATAATGAGAAAAAAGAAGTGGCAATTGAAGAAGTTCATGCACCCAAAAGAGGAAAAAGATTAAAAGCAGAAATACATCGTTTTCAAAATAAACTTGAAAAATGGATTGCTGTTGTTGGATTAAAAGATGGTCATCCATACGAAATTTTTACTGGTCGTCTTGAAAATGGTTTAAGTTCACTACCTCCATTAATTACTGAATGTGAAGTTGTAAAAAATATTATTGAAATAGATGAACTTATTGATGGTAAAATAGTTAAAGTAAAAAGAAAACGATATGATATTGAATATATTGATTCACAAGGAGATAAACATATTTTTACTGGACTAAACCACGCATTTAATCCCGAATTCTGGAATTATGCTAAATTTATTTCTGGGGTATTAAGACATAAAATGCCATTAGTATATGTTTTTGAATTAATTGATTCATTAAATTTTAAAGAAGATTATATTAATACTTGGAAAAATGGTGTTACTCGTGTCATTAAAAGATATATTAAAGACGGTGAAAAAGGTAAAGGCACTTGTCCTGTATGTGGCAGTAATGACCTACAATACAAAGAAGGATGTCTTATTTGTATGGGATGTGGAAATAGTAAATGTGGATAATATAATTAAATGGTCTCTAAACACGAGACCATTTTTTTATTTAAAGTATTTAATAAAAAGTTCTTTGATATTAAAAATAAAATACATAGATTTGCTTTCTAATTTCATTTATTATGATAGTCTTGGAAAGTAAACTTATTAATGAAGAATATGTTGATGGATATTATTTAACCCTTAGTGATTTAGAACTGCTTATGAGAGATTTCCAAGCTGATTGTTATGATGGGTTTGTAAGTAATGACAGAACATATATTGAAAATTGGTTGAAAAACCATGAACGTATTGTAAAAAAACTGAAATAATGTAACAAATTAAAATTATATTCGTATAATTTAATTAGTAATTGAAAAATAAATAACTGTAAATAATAAATTATTGTATGAAAACAAATGTAAAATTTAGTGAAAACTATTTTCTCACTACTCAAGAAGTAAATAGCGATGTAACAGTAGAGGTTACAAAAAAAACAAATCACATCTTCGTAGTTGACGTATCTGGTTCAATGTATTATGAACTTCCTTTAATCCGAACACAATTAAAAAACAAACTTTCCAACTTAATGATGGAAGGTGATACTATTTCTATAGTATGGTTTTCTGGTAGTAGAGATGCTGGAATTCTTAAAGAAGAAGTTGAAGTTAAATCCTTAAAAACACTTAGCGATTTAAATGATGCTATTGATAAATGGCTTCGTCCTGTTGGATTAACTGCATTCTTAAAACCACTCCAATTAGTCGATGGATTAATTAAAAGAATCCAAAATAACAGACCAGACTCAGTATTTTCAATGATTTTCCTTACCGATGGTTATAATAATGACTGTCCTTGGAATGAAGTCATTACAACACTTAAAGGAATGGAGAATGACATATCATCTTCAACATTTGTTGAATATGGTTATTATGCTGACTCACGTAGATTAACTGAAATGGCAAGTATTATTGGTGGTGAAAAAATTAGTTGTAATGGTTTCGATGATTTCGAACCAATGTTCGATGCCAAAATATCAAATAGTGCTCGTGGTGGAAAGAAAAATGTTGTTGAAATTAACGATAGTTATTTATATGATTTCGCATTTAGTGTGAGTGATGGTTCAGTATTATTGTATAATATTACTGATGGTAAAATAATGGTTGGTTCTGATGTTAAAGAAATACATTTCTTTTCATTTAATGCAATTGGCATTACTATTGAATTTACTAATAGTGTTATACGTGCTCTTTATGCAGCAATCTACGTTCTTTCAGATAAATTATTAAATGAAGATGCCGAAAAAATATTTTATGCATTAGGTGATCAATATCATTACAAAATGCTTGTTAATGCTTTTGGTAAACAAAAACTAAATGCATTTAAAACAGCAATTAAAGAATGTGTTGAAGACACAGCAAAAAGATTTCCTGAAGGTCAAACAACCATTCAACCAGTGCCTGATGATGCTTATTGTCTAATGAATCTTATTGAAGATTTAGGTAATATTGAAAACTGTTTATTCTATCCAAATCATGAAGAATTTAATTACAATAGAATAGGTAGAAAAAAAGTTATTGTTGGGTCAACAATTACTGAAGCCGATAAAAAAAGACTTAGTGAAGCAAAAAATGTTGAAGAATTAAGTAAAATAACTGCCGAACTTGCTGAAAAGAAAGTCGATGTTGAATTTATTAATACCAACCCCAATAGAGGTTATCCATTAACTGATTTAGTATGGAATGAAAGTAGAGCAAATCTTAGTGTAAGAATTTATATTGAAGGTCAGGCGATTCTACCAGAAAATAAATTCGGTATTGATAATGTTGCATCTTTTAAATATAATACTTTTACAATTATAAAAGATGGTATTGTAAACATTGAAAAACTTCCAGTAAGTTATTCCGATGAATTAGTTGCACATTTATTTAATAATGGTATTAAATATGATTTATGGAGAAGTTCAGTACCAGTACCACCAAGTGAAGATACAAAAATTGTTATTGACTTGACTTCAATTCCAATTATTAATAAAAGTATGGTAAAAAGTATTTCTGCAATGCAACTTGCTAAACAACAATGGGAACTCAAGAAGTTACAAGGTACTAAGAAAGTTTATGATTACTACAAGAAATCATTATTTCCAAAAACAAGTGATTCGTTTGTTAAATTGGTTGGACAAGATGCAGCAGATTGGCTTAAAGAGATTGGAATTACCGATTACAATGGATTCTCACCTAAAGTTACAAGCGCAGAAGCAACAGATTTTTATATGTCAGTTGTTCTTGAAACAAAAATTAAAGGATTATCCAGTCTTCCAAAAGTTGAAGACGTTGTTAAGAAAATTGAGTCTGGTGCTGCATTAAAACTTAATGAATTTGTTATGGCAGATGCAATTAAGAAATATCTTTCTCAATTAGATTCTGATATGTATAAATCACTTAGCGAAGAACAACAAAAGAATGTTTTAAAAACATATCTTGAAACTAAATCAAAAATCCTTAATAAACAAAGGAGAAAAGTATTGCAAGAAATTGCTGAAATTAAATTCTCGTTGATTCTTAGTAAAAAATGGTTTACTGAATTCAAGAGTTTTGATGAAAATACTTTATCTGTAAATTTCGATGGTAAAGACTTAGACTTTACTTTTAATTTAGCCGAAAAAGAAGAAAAAATCTAAATAATAATAAAACGCATCGAAATCGATGCGTTTTATTTTACTTCAATAAAAAATCATATGATATCTAAAGCATTTAAGTTTAGAATATACCCAACACCCGAACAAATTAAATCATTTGATGATTCATTTAGAACTTCAAGATTTATTTATAATTATTGCTTAAGACAACAAATTGATATTTCAGATAAAATGACTGAAATAGGTATTGTTGATAAAAAAGAACGTAATAAATATATGAAAGATAATAACCTGTATTTTAATAGATATGAAATGAGTAAAATTTTAACTCAAATGGGAAATACAGATGAATTTTGGTTTTTAAAAAATATTGACTCAACAAGTAAAACATATAGTTTAAAAGCTATTGAAAAAGCGTTTGCTAATATAAAAAAAATGGGAAGTGGATTTCCTAAATTTAAAAATCAAAAATCAAAACATTCATTTACAGGACAAATACAATATAATGAAAATAAACCTAAAACATTTAATTTAAAATTATTGAATAATAAATTTGGATTAATTGATATACCTAAAATAAAAAAAATTAAAATATCATGTCATAATCATTTTTTTTCTGAAAATTGGGATAATAATAAATTTATTAAAATTAATTCATATACGATTTCTAGAAAAAATGATAAATATTTTATATCATTACAATGTGATGTAAATGACCCAAATAAATTAATTATTGAAACAAAAAAACCAATAGATAAAAAAACTAGTGTTGGTATTGATTTCGGTGTTCATAGACCAATTACAACATCAGATGAATTACATTTTAATATTGATATTTATAAAAATTCCATATCATTATTAAAACAATATAAATCTGAATTACACCGATTATCAAAAATATTAAATAGAAAAAGAGATTATCATAAAAAAAATAAAACCGACATTAATTTCTGGGAAACTACATCATATAAAAGAATTAAGAAAAAAATAAATAATCTTTATTTTAAAATAACTGAAAAACGTGATTATATACAGCATTGTATCTCAAAATCATTAATTGAATTAGAAGATGTAGATACTTATATTCTTGAAGATTTGAATTTAAAAGGTATGATGAAAAGAAGTGGAAAAGGTAAATCAAATAATAAAAGTAATTTAAATCGGGTTCTTAGTGATGTTGGTTTATATTCATTGAGGACTAAAATGCAATATAAAGCAGAATATGTCGGTAAAAATGTTGTAACTGTTAACCCTAAACATACATCACAAAAATGTTCAAAATGTGGTCATACTAATAAATTAAATAGACAAACACAATCAAAATTTATTTGTGTTATATGTGGTCATACAATGAACGCTGATTTAAATGCAGCAATTAATATTAAAGAAAAATATTTTGAAAATAAATGATAATTTATTTGATAATTAAAATTATTTAGTTTATATTTGAAAATATTATTTAAAATAAAAAGTTCTTTGAAAATATTTAAAATAAAATCATGTGGGTGATGTAACATCCGAGATTTAAAAAAATAAAATTCTTAGATGCTGAAGCAGACTTAATTCCAATTAGGTTTTAAAATCTGAACTGAAACATCGATAATAGGATTGAATCTTTCAAATTTTTTTAATAAAAATAAAAGGAAATACATGATTAATAGATTATTATACGATATAGGTTGTGTATGGTCTTCATTTGAAAGGTAATTACAACAAGGTCAAGTAATATATTTGGCATTAGTTTGTTGTGTATGGTCTTCATTTGAAAGGTAATTACAACTAGATGAAATAACCACTATTCACAAACCTTGTTGTGTATGGTCTTCATTTGAAAGGTAATTACAACCGATATTAATGCTAAAACCTTTCTTACTAAGTTGTGTATGGTCTTCATTTGAAAGGTAATTACAACTTGATAATTGAAATAATATCATCTCTCAACGTTGTGTATGGTTTTCATTTGAAAGGTAATTACAACAGTCCAAATGAAACTATATTCTTTATTAAAGTTGTGTATGGTCTTCATTTGAAAGGTAATTACAACTACAGGTATATCAGATAAATATGGTATGCAGTTGTGTATGGTCTTCATTTGAAAGGTAATTACAACGATGATATGAGTATAAATTTTATACAAGGAGTTGTGTATGGTCTTCATTTGAAAGGTAATTACAACCCTGCCAATATCCTCGGCATTATCATATTTGTTGTGTATGGTCTTCATTTGAAAGGTAATTACAACTTAAATAATAAACGTATCTTAAGGAAAATGTTGAATATATAATTCATTTAAATGGTAAATACAAACAACATAAAATAATAACATATATATAATATTTACATAATATACATATCATCATTTAACAGTAATTATGTAAAAAAGATTATGTTAAAAATTTTATTAGTTTATTTATTATTAATATTTATAAATCCAACAATTTCAAATAAAAATATAATTAGTGGTAAAATATTAGATAAAAACACCAGAGAAGAATTAGCTGGTGTAAGAATAATTTCCGATTGCGATACCATTTATTCTGATTTTAATGGTAATTTTGAAATAAAACATCAATCAGATACAACAAAATTAAAATTTAATTTAATATCATATACTCCTGAAAATCTAGAGATTATAAAAAAACAAGATATTTTATTAGTAAAAAAATAAAAAATAATTTGTTTATATTGTAACATTTTATATCTTTGTCTCGTATTTAGATAAAAGATATTTACAATTAAATTAATAAACATATAAAAATGAAAACACGAATTACAAATATTATTATTTCGACAACGACTATTAGTCGTAACGGGAATGGTATATTCTGTTCAAATTTTGGCAGAAATATGGATTCGGGTGAAGGTTTAATGGATATTAGAATATAAATAAAATACCACAATAAAAACACAAACCCGAAACCTAAAAAGTTTCGGGTTTTTTTATGAATAATTATTATAGTTCTTTGACATGTTGGTTTAGGTAATCAGGTAAAACTACCTGCACGTGGTGATTACTGCACAATCTATGGATTGACTAAAGTTTTACAAATATGCACGTATGGTCGAGTGGTCAAAGGCAACGCTCTGCAAAAGCGTACAATCGGGGGTTCGAATCCCTCTACGTGCTCAATTTGTCTCAAATATTTACTATTTTTGCGACAAATATTAATAATATTTTCTAACTTTCGAATATTTATTATAAATAATAAGATAATAATATGGTCGAAAGTATGAAAACAAAAGATAAAGTAATAAGATTAAGACTTTTAGGGAAAAGTTATAATGAAATAAGTAAACAATTAAGTATATCAAAACCTACTGTTTCATATCATTGCATTAGTGCTGGATTAAATGAACCAATTGATGGTAGAAAAATATTAAATGAAAAAGAGATTATTGAATTAAATGAATATTATAAGAAACATACTATTCTCGAAACAGCAGAAAAATTTAATGTGTCAAGAACAACAGTGATTGCAAATACTGAAAATAAAAGAATTGTGTTAAATGAAATTGAAAGGCGAAAAAGAAATTATGAAAGAGTAAAATCCCGACGACAAAAATTAAAAGAAATGAGTGTTGAATATTTAGGAGGTAAATGTATGAAATGTGGTTACAATAAATGTATCGCAGCATTAGATTTTCACCATCGAGACCCAAATGAAAAAGAATTTAGTGTTTCAAAATATCAAAATTTGAGTTGGTTAAAGATTATGATTGAATTAGATAAATGTGATTTATTATGTTCAAATTGTCATAGAGAATTACATTATGAAGAACATTGGGATGTATCTCCTCACGCTGATAACGTGTAGAAAGAGTAATTGGTTACATGTGGGTTCAATTCCCATCATCCCAACCACAATGCCGATAAATAATGGTTCGGGTTCATATGATATACATGTCACTACATATGAAATTGGGAGTGAAACCCTCTCCATAGTGACACTGGAGAGTAGCATCCAATGGTGGATAAGCGGACTTGAAATCCGTGCCGTCCTTCGGGGCGAGGGTTCGATTCCTTTATTCTCCGCAAAGTAAATGAATAAGTACTAGTGATTCATTTACATATCATTCTAATATATTTATACTAGTAATCTATATTAGAATGGGGTTCTGGTTTGGATAATGCACTGCCCTAATGTTCAGTTGGAATGGCATAGTAGTGACGGATAAAATCGCACTACCTCACATCTCATTCTCAGAGACATTTATGAATTTTGAAATATTTTCGGGGGTCGTAAGTAAAAGGCTTACACCAGAATCCATTTTTTTATGCACCGATAGCTCAGTTGGTAGAGCAAGTGGCTGTTAACCATTAGGTCGGGGGTTCAAATCCTTCATCTTCCGCAAACGAGTTGGACTGCAATCCAACAAGTTTCTCGCACAATGCTATAAACAGTTATTTCGTTGCAGCGATTTG